CACTGTGCCCAACACCACCATCAAACGAGATTTCAGCATGGACTTGCGTCTGGCTTTGGATGATCTCATGGCGGGTCAGTTTGCGGAGACCATGCAGATAGGTGTCATGACAGTGACCTTAAGACCCATCAACTACAAAGAATTCACTGATGGTGCAATCAAAAGTTTTGAAGAACAAAGAATAGTCAACGTGGTCAACGACGACAAACTGGATGAGCAAACCAAAGTGGGAATGTTTCAACAGAGCTTTAGAAAACTCACAGACATCACCATAGCCATGGTGGCCAACAGTGTGGTCAGCATAGCAGTGGATGGAGTGGTGGTCACAGATCCTGCACACATCACTGAATTCATTGCCAAGTCAGAAAAGAATTTTTATTCTGCTGTGATGGAGCATGTGCAAAAACAAAGAGACTCTTTCAGCATCAAACCCATCAAGGTCACCAGCACACCTGAAGACATCAAAGCAGGCGCACCTGCCACTTTTGAAGTGCCTGTGACATTTGATCAGTCAAATTTTTTCGCATAAAAATACTTCCCAGCTCTCTGCCGACTATCTTAAAAGAAGTCAAGGACATGGAGAATGAAACCAAAAATTTCAAAATGGATCTGTTCAAAATGGCCTGGTACATGAGGGGCAGCATGAGTTTGGAAGATCTGTTCATGATCAGCTATGAAGATCGTGAAATCATCGGTCGTATCATCAAAGAAAACCTAGAAACTGCCAAAAAAACCGGCATGCCATTCTTTTAATCGCCCAGCACGGCATTAGAAACCAAATAATATATTTTAATCTCTTCAGTCTGCACTTAAATATTCCTACGATGAGAGTGTACACACAGTCAAACGTGAATCACACCATACCGGACGGGGACATTTGGTTGCCCTGTATCACCACTGAGGCAGTGGCGCATGTGGCTGCTGTGACTCAACCTTTGCTGATCACACACATTGCGGCCATACAACACTACCAACATGCCATCACAGAATTATTGAATCTGCCCATACAGTGTGTGGGACGTCACACAGCAGAGCGATTGAGACACATGGGCTTCTCACACATACGCTGCAGACTGCGAGCAGAAGATGTGCAGATTGATTCAGCCACCACGTGGCTGCGCGGCAACCAATTTGCCAGAAACTTTGCTGAGAATAATCTAGTGACTCAAATACAAACCTATCACAGTGTGTTGAATCATGCCAACATAGACAGATTGCTGAACATGCAGCCCGAGAGTGTGCATGTGTACAGTCATGCTGTGCTGCAGGCTCTGCAAGTGAGATCTTGGCCGCACACTGACCTCTACAGGGTGCGATCAGCACCCGCGCAAGAAAATCTGTGGCAGTCAGTCACAGAATTCGATCCTAACCTGCCGCATGACGCTGCACAGGCACTCAAACAACTCACCAACTAATCACAAAGGAGACAATCTCATGATAACCACCATATTGAACATTGCCACACTGCTGTTGATCATAGGCATGGCCTGGCACATTTGGCACGGTGACGAACAAGATCAGATGAAAAAACAACGTAGACCTCGCGATCCCAAACACAAGTAGTGGACGAACCAGTTCGTCCAAGTGATCGCTGCGCTCTCACTGTTTGAATCAATCAAGTTGCGAAGCAACTGCTCGCTCATACAGATAGCGGATCCATACTTCTCCCAGAACAGGGAGAAGTGGTGACGTCATACGAGATGAGCACGCCATCTTGAACAGCCATCACTACACGGGGCGGTAGCCCTATACCCCCTCAGGCTGACTTCATTGCTACGGAACACGGGATCAGCGGTTCAAGCCACTGATCTGTGTGGGTGTTGTGTCTTTTTCACAGAGCACCATCCTTTTTGCCTACAGTGCAACTCAGGATTCACTTTCCCTTGCGGGTGCATTTCCTGGATCTCACGATCACCAGTGTTGCTATGGTTTTGCCTTGAGCCTTTTTAATTCTTCTCGCAGCAGATTGCTGCCGCCTATTCTCACATTGATGATGCCATTGTAGTATTCATCTGATTCCAACACTCTGCGTTCAAACTGTTCCAAAGCCTCCAAATAGCCCATCACGCCTCGGCTGCGACAGATGTACAATATTTCTCGAGTGAATTGATCCATTCCCAAACGCTGCACATCCTGCAACAACTGTTCATTGCTGCCCCAGTAGTCTTTCCAGTCACTCTCCACCCGGCTTCTGCGTCGGTTCACTCGGCCTTTGAGTGGTGGTCGTGATTTTTTGAACTGGGCCAATTTCTTGCCCACGTACTTGCGACCTGTTTGAAGATTGGTGATGAGATACACAAATCCTTCAGTGCCCATCGGCAGAGAATCTATGGGTTGACCTTGATACATCCATGACATGCCATTACTTACATCAGTGAGATTTCATCCAGCAGAGTCTTGGATCTTTGTGATATTTTGGCAGTGATTGAAAAGTTTTGGTAACCAAAAGGCACACAAAATTTTTGCGCCGCAGTTTTGTACTTCGTACAAACTATAGTGTCTACCGCAGCGGCTGCGCCGTGCTACTGGCTGCGATTCTTCTCTTTGTGCTGTTTGTATTCACGCACAATTTCTGCTCGGCGTGTGCGACCCAGTTTGCGTATTTCACTCAACCATTTTCGGGCCTGTATTTTGCTCTGTCGGCTGGGTCTTTTGGCAAACTTTTCATTGTATTTGAAGTAGTTCATGTAGGCCTTGGTCAATAAATCATGTGTGTCGTCCATGTGTGCTCCTATATCTCGTGAAATTCAGTTGAATTGCTGTAGGAAGTGAATCCATTTTCTTTGATCACTTTGAGTGTGTTGTTGACCCTACCCATTAGTTCATCTCTGTGGCTGATCAGATATATGCTCTTGCCACGCTCTCTACTCATGCGTTTCAGTATGGCAATGGATGATTCCACACCCGCTGTGTCCAATCCAGAATCAATCAATTCATCTATGAACAACAGATTGATCTCTTGATACAAACTTTCCCACACATCTCTGAATGCAAAGCTCAATCCCAATATCAATCTATTGCGCTCACCTCTGCTGAGATTGTCAAAGTCAAGTTCTTGGCCCAACATGGTAATCTGCACACTCAAATCGTTTTTGAATGTCACTGTGTGCGGCAAGCCCAATGCTGTGAGATAGTGTGTGAGCCTGTTGTTTAAGAAAGCCAAATTCTGATCTATGATCTTCTTTCTGATAAAACTGTCCTTGTTGGTCAACAGTTTTAACAAAAATTCTTGATGATCTTTGAGCGTTTGCAAACGATTCACTTCACTCCAGTCCAGTTCTTGCAATGCTTCTGTGCTGAGTTCTGTGATTTGATCCACATAAGGATTTTGTTCTGCTTGTTTGTTTTTTAGTGTGGATTTATAAGTTTCCAGATGTTGTCTGTGCTCATATGCTTCTTTGACAGTGTCATAGTATGTGTCTGGACGTGTGTCTTGTGTGCCCATGAGTTTGATGGCTTCATCTATCACTGCTATTTCAGACTGTATGCTTTGATTGTAGTTGACTGCTTCACCATATTCTTCTTCCAACTTGCGTTGTATTTCACAAAATTTATCATTGTGTAATTCCTGACCACAGGCATAACAAGTGGCTTTGTCATACAGTTTATCCAGATCATTGCCCACTTTATTAACTGTTTTGTCTGCCTGCAGCAGCGTCATTTCCAAACTGCTCTTATCTTTTTGTAATTGTTTCAGTTCATTGCTGAATTTGGTCCATTCTTCCAACTGTTGATGTGTGGCCAACTCTTGATCAATGTCCACAGACTCCAGTTCCTTGATGGATTTATTCAGTTTTTCAATGTCCAAATTCTTTTGTGTGTTCCAAATTTTTTCTTTGTTGCTCAATGAGTTGATGGTTTCTTTGATCTTTTCATTGCTCATTTTGAGACCTTCCAAACGTGCATTTTCCATGGCCATGTCTTCTTTGCTGACTCTGATGCGATCTTTCAACAGTTCTGCTTTTTCGCTCAGCAGTGTGATGCCCAACAACTGTTCTATGATGTCTTTTTGATCATTGGCACTCATGCTCAAGAACGGTTCTGTGTATGTGTTCAATGCCAATATGTGTTTGAACATGGCATGTGATAATCCCAACATGTGATTGATAGCAGCCTGAGTCATTCTGCTGTCTCCTTGGCTCTCATCAGTGATCTCTTGTTCACTGTCATTGATAAAATATCTTAGAGTGTTGGGGCGTCTGCCTCTTTCAATGCGATATTTCACACCATCCTTTTCAAAAGTCAGTGTGACCAACATGTTTTTGTTGTTGGTCTTGTTGACCAAATTCTCTCTGCGTATTTTTGTTAATGCTTCACCAAACAGTCCATAACTCAGTGCATTGATCAGTGTGGTTTTACCAGTGCCGTTTCTGCTGCCTGCATCATCTCCACCTTGATCCAAGTTTTCACCCAACACCAATGTGAGTCTTTGTTTGTCCAGCATCACTCCTTGGGTCTGATTGCCCACACTCATGAAATTTTTAACTGTTAGACTCTTAATTTTTATCATTGTAGATCTCTGTAAATTTCCAGCAGTGTGTTTTTGTTGTAGCTGTCGGATTCTATGGCATTGATTTCTTTGCTGACAATTTCATCCACAGATTCAAAACGTGTGATATCCAGTGTGCTGGTCATTTCATCATCTTTTTTGCCAGGAATCAGCACAATTTCTCTGCAGTTGTAATCTTTTATAAAAGTTTCTTTGATAAAACTGGCTTCTTCATAGCTGATGTCTATGTCCAATGTGACTTGCAAGTGCATCTTGGGCAGTATGATATTCTTTGCATCATTTAATAATTGACTCAGATTGACTTTCAAATATCTTGGACAATTGTACCAATTGATGTATCTGGGAGTGCCACCATGTTCCATGATCATCATACCACGCTGATCATCATTCACATCTGCATAGTTGTGTGGCATAGGATTGCCAATGTAATGTATGTTTCTTGCTGTTTGTCTCTTGTGAAAATGTCCTGTGAACACATATTCTGGATGCACAAAATCCACTGCTTGTATCAATCCAGTGTCTGGCATTTCTATCATGGCGTTCATTAAAAAGTGTGGCAATTCAAAATGACCAAACATGTATCTGCTTTTGATTTTTTTGATCTGTTTGTATTCATCTCCCACCAACCAAGGCACCAAAGTCACATCATCTATGGTGGTGGTTTCTGTGATCACAGTGATTCCTGGAATGAATCTTGCAAACTCCACTGAGTGAATATCACGCTTGTCCTTGTAGTACAGATCGTGATTGCCAGGAAAGAAATAAAATTTTTCAAATGCTTTGCCCAGTTTTTCCAAACATTTGATGGAAACATCCATGGTCATCAAATTTAATGAATTTCTATTGTGATGCCAGTCACCACAGAATATGCCTGTTTCGCAATTGTTTTGTTTGGCTTGTTCTATGAACCAATCCACGAATTCTTCACAATCTTGATTGTGAATCATGCTGTTGCTCTTCAAGCCAAAATGTATGTCAGTAAAGACTGCTGCTTTTTTAAACATCAAATATAAATTTCCAAGACTTCATTGTAAACAAAAAATTGAATAAAGTCAATAAGTTAAATTTTCTTTTTGAATTCCCGGTCCACAGCATTTTGATATGCTTCTGCGTTTTGACGTGTGTGACTGGGCATCATGTCATTCATTTCCAGAATGTCATCTCTGATATTTTGATTTCTTTTTTCGATATTGATGATTCTCACAAATGAATTGGTCACGGCTGCTGTGTAGTAAGCAAATGGATTGTTAGACTTTGATTCATCAAATTGCAAACCAATCTGAGTCAACTGCAGTATGGCTTGTCCTTGCATCTCATCATTATAAGTGTAACCTCTCACATTGCCTCGGGTGGCATAGCGCTCACACAGTTTCATCCACATCATGGCCAGTTTGTTTGTGGGCTTGCCGCCCTCTTTAGTAAACTTGCCATTGTGCATGCCACCTTCCCAGTGACTTTTGCCCACACATGAAAGATGGTCTTTCTCGTCATACTTCCAATGTTGGAAAGCTGGAAAGTTCACTTTGATTTTGGAGTCTGCGGAACTCTTGGGATTTTTTTTACGACCTGGTTCATTGGGTATGTGATCATAGGTCATGACTCTAAACACCAAGTCTTCTTTTTTAATTTTTTTGTAATCCACTTCGCACTCAGACAATTTAACTTTGGGATTCACTGCTTTGCGTTTTTCAAACTCTTCCTGCGCTAATCGTTTGGCTCTGGCACGTTTGGCTTCTGCTATGGTTCTCACATTGATGCGTTCCAAGGATGACACAATGGCATCGTATCTGTGATGCTCGTCTTTGGTGTAGCTGCAATAGCTGTTCTTGGATTTGTGTATCTCTTCCAACAGATCTTTGTTGTTTAGATAGTTGATTTTTTTCATTGAATTCCTTTGTAATTAGCCTTCAGTATAAACTACGCAGTTAATTTTGTCAATAAATACTTGATATATTTGACATATGGCGGAATTCATAAAAAAAACACTGGGTGCAGCCACAGCAGCGGTAATAGGCGCTGGAGCAGCCAAAGTCATCAGCAGCCAATTCAACATGAGTGATGTGAGGGGTAAATTTCTGCCCAAAGATGGCATAGGTGCTACCAAAACTTTGACACAAGCCACAGCACTGACTAAACCAGGCGAAAAAGATTGGAGAGTCAAATTAAGCATTCCTACTTCATTCAAAGACAGTAGATTGATGCTGCCTGTGATGAAAACTGGAGGATTTACATTTCCTTTCACGCCAAGCATACTCATGTCGCACACAGCACAATACACTGATAATAATCCTGCACACACCAATTATACTTTTAGTTCATTCAATTACAGCACAGTGGATAATATTCAGATCAACGGTGATTTCTACGTGCAAAATTCAGTGGAAGCAGAATATTGGGTTTCCTGTGTTCACTATCTTAGAAGTGCCACCAAAATGCGTTATGGCGAAGGCAGTTCTGATGCAGGATCACCACCACCAGTGGTACTGTTGAATGGTTATGGAGATTTTGTTTTCAAAAATGTGCCGGTGATCATACAAAGTTTTAACATAGACTTGTCAGCGGAAGTAGACTACATTCAAACTGGATTATTTGCAGAGGCACAAGGAGATTTTGATGCTGGCACGTATCAAAGTTATGCTTGGGCTCCTTCACAAAGTTTGATCACTGTGCAGGTCAAACCTCAGTACAGCAGAACTGCTGTGTCTCAGTTCAATATGAATAATTTTGTCAATGGCAAATATGTGCAAGGCGAAGGAGGATTCATCTAATGGCTCAATATCAATCATACAGTCCTTTTGCCCGCACACAAACAGTGAATGATCAATATTTAGATTTGCTCAGTATCAGACCCATTCCAGCCACTGCAGATGATGTGTTGTACACTGTGGAACCACAATACACTCATAGACCAGATTTATTAGCATATGACTTGTACAACAACACAAAACTATGGTGGGTGTTTGCACAAAGAAATATGGATGTGATCAAAGATCCTGTGTATGATTTGGTGGCAGGCATAAAAATTTATCTTCCACAAGGACCCAAATTACGACAAGCCTTAGGAATCTAACCAATGGCTCCTAACACATCTACTGACATCAGAGTGAATATTACCACAGACTCTCAAAGAGATGCTGCGGCTCGCGATCCCAATTTTTATCAAAGAGACACTTTTGAGTCAGACACAGCCACAGTGGATGTGGGAGAATTGTTTCCCAACAAAGTGCCAAACCCTTTGCATCAATACAATTCATTCAACTGTATTTTTACTTTGGCATGTCTTACTTTGGAAGAGATTAATTTTCCTGCTAGACTGCGTCAAAAGCCACCAGAAGTGATCATACTGAGGAGCGGTGGGTCTGGGCAATCAAAATTTCTCACACCCTATGATCTGGATTTTAATGGTGGCAATTCCAACACAAGAACTGCACGCGAATATTTCATGGGCAATGTGAATGTTAACACAATAATAGGACCTAACCAAAAAGGGCAAAGCAATATTACAAAATTAGAATTTACTGTGTATGAACCCTACAGCATGGGCACGTTTGTGGAAACATTAAGACAGTCTGGACTAAAAGCAGGTTTTAAAAACTGGATACAAGCTCCTTGGTGTTTGATCATTGAATTTGTGGGACACACGTTGCAAAACAAAACCGAATCAGTCAAGGATGTTTTGGGCAACACTACCAAACGAATATTTCCTATTAAAATTTCAAATATAGATTTCACTGCTGATCAGGCCGGAGCACAGTATCAGATTCAGGCTGTACCCATCAGTGATCTTGCAATGCAGACAAGTAATCAAAGCATACCCAAAGACATCAGGATTGAAGGCTACACGGTGCAAGAAATGTTGCAAATAGCTCTACAGCATGAATTGAACAAAAATAGAAAAGCAAAAAATAAAGATAATAAAACTTTGGAAGAAATAAATGACATCATAATAAACTTTCCAATTCAAGAAGAACAAGAAAAACTCAGTCAAAGAACCGGATACCAAGAAGCGGAATCGGGAACCACATTCGATCCAGATGCTCAAAGAAGCGCTGTGATTGGCACCGGAGCACAAGTTATTAGCACGCCCAGTATCACCAGTTATGTGCAATTCAAAAACACTCTTAACAGCATTGGAAGTTCAAAAATAAACCTTACCAAACAACAGAATAAAAATGTAGGCAGCGAAGACGATCAAAAATTCTATGATAAATTCACAAAACTATCAAAATTTACAATCAAAGGCCAAGTTCCAAATCTCACTTTCAAACAGGGCACAAATGTGGAATCAATCATCACAAACGTGATATTGCTGAGTGATTATGGTGACCGTCTGTTTCAGCCCAGTGACGCAAATGGCTTCAAAACGTGGTTCAAAATAGTGCCTAGATGTTTTTACATAAATGACGAGAAAATTGTGGAACAAAACGGCACATATCCATTGCTGATGGTGTTTGATGTGATAGAACACAAAGTGCATGAATCACTGTTTGCAAAAATAAACAGAAAAACTCAAACAGACAATTTTAATAAATTTGTGATTAAAGAATATGATTATCTTTTTACTGGAAAAAATTTAGATGTGTTGAAGTTTGACATCAAAATTCAAGCCAGTTACCAGCAACTGTTACCGAGTGATAAAGCCAATTCCAAACAAGATCCCAATAAAAAAACAAAAAACGAAGGAAACGATACTGCAGACGTAGACAACAGCGCAGGTGAGACTGCAGCACAGAACGTGGGTACAGGCAAAATCACTGCTAATTTTTTTGCCAGTCCTCGCAGAAAAAATTATGAAGCATTGGGCGAACTAACCACAGAACAAAGACAGACTTTGGAATTTCACGACATGATTATGACTGGTAGCATCAGTTTGACCAATACCAATTTAGAACTGTTGGGGGATCCATATTTTTTAGCCGACAGTGGATTGGGTAACTATTACGCCAGTGTGGGCAAAGATCCACGCACAGGAGAAAAAAAATTTATAAACAATGATGGCAGTGCTGAACCCACTTTTGCCGGAATATATTGTGTGGTGAATTTCAAAACTCCCATAGATTATGTGTCCAGTGGCAACATGGTGTTCAAAGGCACAGCCAACTCTCTTAATAAAAATTTTGTTCAGTTGGATGAATTCAGCGGAGTGTACCGAGTAAATCAAGTGGACAATGCTTTCCAGAATGGAACCTTTGTGCAGACATTGCAACTGGTGAGAGTGCCAAATCAAGAAGTCACAGGCAAAGCCACCAGCACCACTGCTTTGGGCCAACCAATCTATGATGATGGGACAGGAGCATAATGTTTTCAATTGATCGCAGAAGCAACCCCAATCAGCAAGGCTCAATCAAAGACTCGGGCCCTTACGAAGCCAGAATCACCAGTCACCTGGATGGCAAATACATGGGCACACTGGAGGTGGAGTTGTTGAGATCTGTGGATCCTGGCATGGACTCATTGGAAGCCAATCAACGTGTGCAGGTGGAATATCTCAATCCTTTCTATGGTGTGACCAACTATGCCGGAGTGACCAAGAACAACGACTATGTCAGCAGTCAACAGAGTTACGGCATGTGGTTTATTCCGCCAGACATCGGCAACATAGTGCTGGTGATATTTGTGGAAGGCAACATCAACAAAGGCTATTGGATTGGTTGTGTGCAGGCAGAAAATCAAAATTTTATGATTCCTGATGGCCGACCTGCAACCACTTTCACTGACACCATAGGTAATATCACAAACATTGGTAAGAAATTGCCAGTGGGCGAATACAACAAAGAATTGTTGATCAACAGTTTAAATTTATTAGATGCTACAAAAAATTTAAAACCTATTAACACTGATTTTAAAAATGTTTTGCAAAATCAAGGACTATTAACAGATGAAATCAGAGGATTAACCACCACCAGTGCCAGACGTGAAGCGCCCAGCAGTGTGTTTGGAGTCAGCACTCCAGGTCCATTGGATAAACGCGGCAATGCTAGAGGCAAAGGTGGCAGATATCATTCCAGATTGGGTGGCAGCAGTATTGTGATGGATGATGGTGATGATAAATTTTTACGCAAAACATCAGCAGCCACTGGACCTTCAGAATATGTGAATAAAACCACAGACATAGTGACTCCAGCAGATGAAACCATACCTCACAATGAATTGGTGCGCATAAGAACACGCACAGGCCATCAAATATTGATGCACAATTCAGAAGATTTAATCTACATTGGCAATGCCAAAGGCACCACATGGATAGAGATGACAGCCAACGGCAAATTGGACATATTTGCACAGGACAGTGTGAGCATACACACTCAAACAGATTTTAATTTCAAAGCGGATCGAGATGTCAACATCGAAGCAGGTCGCAGTATCAACATGAAGGCCATGAGCAGCATCACGGAAGAAACATTGGGCAGTCATAGAATCACAGTGGGCAGCAATCAAACCATCACAGTGGCAGCCAATCAAACCATATCCGTGGGCAGCACCAATCACTATGCAGATGGCAACATCAATCTAGACACAGGTGGTGTGATCAATCTCAACAACAACAAAGCAGTGAAGACAGAGCCAACTCCGCTGAGCACACACACCAATCCTGGTGAAAGCAGCGGCAACATAATGAAACGTGTGCCTCAGCATGAACCATGGCCACACCATGAAAATTTAAACCCTGACAATGTGAAAACATCACGCACTGATCGTACCACCATTGAGCAGATACCCAACTCAACCTTGTCAGGCATACCTGACACATTTAAAAAATAAATAATTTTATGCCATATTTTACTATTCCAGCATCCATCACAGACAGCATAGAGGCAGCCACCACAGCAGCCACAGATCTGTTGAATGTGGGCAGTGATGCTTGCGATATTTGTGGCGCTCTTGGTGCCACAGTGGGTGGTGATGCCATTGCATTGGCCAAAGAAGCTGAAAAAAAAATTCAAGAAACTATTCCTAAGATTGCTGGCAATGTTGCAGCACTTAAAAGTTCATTGGAGGCAGATATTACGCCACTGTTGGATCAAGCTGAAAAAATGTTCGAGGGGTATTTTGCAGGAGGTGGATTTCAAGGCGTGCCAGCGTTGCCTGGTGTGCCATCCATACCTAGTTTACAAAACCTTCCAGGAGGATTTCCTGCAGTGCCAGGTTTGCCTGGCATAGATGGGTTGATTCCGTCTTTGCCAAGCCTACCACCTGCATTGGCTAATTTCCAATCCAGTCTCACTGCTTCAATGTCTAGTTTTGGTGCCACTGCTGCAGGCATCACATCGCAGATCACAGCAAAGGTAGGAGATCTTGAAGCGTCTGTGGAGGCATTGATACCTTCATTGAGCGCAGCAGTGCAAACTGTTTCTGCAGGCAGTTGCAAAGGCATACAAAATCAGTTGCAATCTCTAGGAGACAACTTAGTACCTGCATTTGATGCAATCAAAACACAAATTGAAACTCAAACCATTCCCAGTCTTGAACCACAAGTGATGGGCCTGTTGGATGCTGCTAAAAATATGGCTGAATCTGCAGCTACCCAATTCACTGCTAATCAAGGTGCAATTGAGTCAGCAGCTACCGAAATGAAAAACAACATGCTGTCTCAATTTTCTGGATTAGGAATCAACATATAATAATCTATGGCCAGAGGCATTGCACGCATTGGAGACAGAACAGAAGGCACCTGCTCTCACCCCAGTCATTTGGCTCCACTGGACACTGGAGGCACCATCATCACAGGATCCAGCAAAGTGGTGTGTGATGGCAACAGACTGGCAGCCACATTGGGTGATGAAATAGAAACTGATTGCGGGCACACAGCCTACATAATCACTGCCACAGCCAAGGTATTCATAGGACACAAGGCACAGATGGTGGCCAGACTGGGTGATCTGATAGATGATGGTGCACCCTACTCAGCAAAAATAATCACTGCTTCTAACAAAACCTTCCCGCAAGGTTAATAAATATTAATATGAGCACATAAAAACATTATTCTTAAATTAAAAAAATTTTTTTATACAATCAAAAATTTATGCCAAAAATATTAGTGTGCGGCGCAGGTGGGTTTATAGGAACTCATTTAGTTACCAGTCTAAAAAAACAAGGACACTATGTGGTTGGTGTGGATCTAAAATATCCCGAATACAGCAATACAGATGCTGACGAATTTCACATCCTAGATCTAAGAAATCAATTCGCAGTGGAGCAATTGATATCTTCTGATTTGCAAGAGGTTTACCAACTGGCAGCTGATATGGGTGGGGCTGGTTATATTTTCACTGGTAAAAATGACGCTGACATCATGTATAACTCTGCAACAATAAATCTTAACATCATTCGTGCAATGCACAAGAAAGACGTGAAAAGAATTTTTTATAGCTCCAGTGCGTGCATCTATCCTGCACACAATCAAAAAGATGCAGACAATATTTTATTAAGTGAAGACAGTGCATATCCTGCTGATCCAGACAGTGAATACGGTTGGGAAAAACTATTCAGCGAAAGACTTTTACTTTCATTTGCTAAAAATTACAACATTCACGTGAGAATAGCAAGGTTTCATAATATTTTTGGACCATTGGGGTCTTGGAACAATGGAAAAGAAAAAGCTCCAGCTGCTTTGTGTAGAAAAATAGCACTGTGTGAAGAAGATGGCACGATTGAGGTTTGGGGATCTGGACAGCAAACACGCAGTTTTCTCTATATCGATGAATGCATACAAGGCATCCACAAAATCATGCACAGTGATTGTGAATTTCCACTCAACCTTGGCAGTGAAAGAATGATCAGCATAAACAATCTAGCGCTCCTCATTGGCAACATAGTTGGCAAGAATGTCAATGTTAAAAACGTTCCAGGACCAACAGGAGTGATGGCCAGAACCAGCCATAATAAATTTATAGCACAACACACTGGTTGGAAGCCAAATGAAGATTTAGAGACTGGGCTTAAACACACTTACGATTGGATCAAAAAACAAATTGCATCAATAAACCATGTAAGAAAACACACATAAATATCTATATGAGCGCACAGGAAAAAAAATTATACAAAGACATAGTGATTAAATCTAAAAAAGCATTCACTCAAGCATCTGGACCCAGAGCTTACAGAGGCATCAGCACAGTGGATCCCAATGCCAACAGCTTCAATCTGTATGATATTGCATTGATAAGACAGGATCTGCTCAATCATTTTCACATACGTCAGGGTGAAAAATTAGAAAATCCTGAATTTGGCACCATTATTTGGGACAGTTTGTTTGAACCACTCACAGAAAGCATGAAACAACAGATCATTGACAATGTCACAGCAATTGTGAATTATGACCCTAGAGTGCAGGTGGAAGGAGTCACTGTGGACACCTATGAAAGCGGCATACAAATACAATGCGATCTCACCTATCTTACCTATAATATTTCCGAAAGTTTGCGTCTAAAATTTGATGAAAAGCTGGGGTTAATCAGTTAGAATTAACAGAGCATTTAATCAAACCTAATAAATAACTTCATACAACGGAGATATATGTCATCCACAGATAGATTGAATAGATTATTGCTGGCAGAAGACTGGAGAAAGGTCTATCAGAGCTTTAGAAACGCTGACTTTACCAGCTATGATTTTGATAATCTACGCAGATCCATGATCAACTATCTGCGTCAGAACTATCCAGAAGATTTCAACGATTATTTGGAAAGCAGTGAGTATCTGGCCTTGATTGATTTGATTGCTTTCTTGGGACAAAACATTGCTTTTAGAATTGATTTGAATGCCAGAGAGAATTTTATTGAGCTGGCCGAGCGCAGAGAATCTGTGCTGAGACTGGCTAGATTGTTGAGCTACAATGCCAAACGCAATCAATGCGCCAACGGTCTTTTAAAAATACAATCAATTTCTACCACAGAAGGAATCATTGACAGCAACAATGTGAATCTCAGCAATCAAACCATCATATGGAACGACTCCAGCAATGCAGATTGGTACGAACAATTTGTTAAAGTAATGAATGCTGCACTGCCAGTCAACACCAAAATAGGTCGTCCCAATAAAAAAGACACAGTGGATGGAATTCCAGTGGAGCAGTATCAACTCAATTCTAATTTGCAAGAAATACCAGTGTTTACTTTTTCCAAAAACATCGACGGTAGAAACACACAATTTGAAGTGGTATCCATAGATGTCAATACAGGCTCTGTTGAAGAATTAGCACCATTGCCCACAAACAGATTATCATGCCTATACAAAGATGATGGCAAAGGATATGCCAGCAGCAACACAGGTTTCTTTTTTCATTTTAGACAGGGTGTATTACAACAAGGCGATTTTACAGTGCCATTGGCCACACCCAATCAAATAGTGTCCATTGACACTGACAACATTAATCAAACTGATGTGTGGTTATATTCTCTCAACAATAATCAAGTGGAGCAAGAATTATGGACCAAAGTGAGTGCCACTGAAGGCAACAATGTTATCTACAACAGCACTGCCAAGTCTATCAGAAATATCTACAGTGTGATCACCAGAACCGAAGACAGAATAAATCTACAGTTTGCTGATGGCACATTCGGCAATTTACCCAAAGGTGCATTTAGAATATATTACAGAGTGAGCGATAATAGACAGTTCAAAATTGTACCAGCTGACATGACCAACATAGAAATTCAAGTGCCTTATGTGAGTGCTTCAGGCAAAAATGAAATACTCACAATTACCATGTCATTGCAGTACACTATTGATAACGCAAGCAATTCAGAAACATCAGCGTCCATAAGATCCAATGCACCAGCCACATATTACACACAGAATAGAATGATCACAGGCGAAGATTATAATGTTGCTCCATTGTCTGCCAATCAAGAAATAATCAAGGTGAAATCAATCAACAGAACCAGCAGTGGAATTTCAAGATATTTTGATTTGTTGGATGCTACCAGCAAATACAGCAGCACTAATATATACGGCAATGATGGAATACTCTACAAAGAACGAGCGGACAACGGTATCACTTTCAATTATGTCAGTAGAACAGACGTAGAAGGGGTGATCAATAATGTGATTGAACCTCTCATATCTGAAAAAAAACTTTTTAATTTTTATCAAGATAATTTTCCTTTGATACTAACCACAGATGTGGCCTACTATTGGTATCAAAGCAGTGCCAGCAGCAACATTTCCACAGGATGTTTGCAGGATGTGGACAATAATAAAATAGAAGTGGGCAGTTTTACACAAAGTGTATTAAAATATTTGGAAACACAGTCACAGTGTAAATTTGTAGCACCTTCTGGATTTTGCTTCAACAGCAAAGGTGAGTTGAAATTAGGCACACCTAATGCATTGGGCGACAGCACAACAAGATGGGCCACAGTGATCAGAGTGATCGATAATGGCACAGTGGTTCAACCAGACACCACAGGACCTATCATATTGAGTGAGATTATCCCCACAGGCGCTATTCTCACACAGATTATAGCAAAATTTTCAAAAGTTTTATCCAACGACATCAAATTGCAAATGTTGGACAAAATATTCTCCAACAGTGTGTTTGGTTTGAGATACAACACTGCTGTGAGAGATTGGGCAGTGATTGATGAAACAAATTTAAATATATTTGGAAATTTCAGCACAGGTAAAACTGGTGACAACTCTAATCAACAGCAAGACGCCAGTTGGTTAATATTGTTCACCACAGACACAGAACTGTACACAGTAACTTACAGAGGTTTAAGATATGTGTTTGAAAGCGATCAAGAAATTCGGTTTTTCTATGACAAAAACAATAAAGACTATGTGGCCAACAGCGGTAAGGTAGTGAAAGATAAAATTTCTGTGCTATCTATTAACACAGCTCCAGGCATTCTTACCCCCATGCAAAACAATGTTGATTGGCAAATTTTACAAGAATATAGAGATACGCAAGGTTATGTGGACAGTAAAAAAATTGAAGTTGCTCAATTTGATTCCAACGATGACGGATTAATGGATAATCCCGATGCTTTCAAAGATTTAGTGTTGTCCAATAATTATATATTTCAGAAAAAAATAACCACATCAGGAGTTGACGACTTTAATTATGTGTCAGCTGATTTGGAAAACATCACAGTAATAACCAATGACAATCAAATAGGTGCTTTCAGTGCATATGATGTTGACACAGTGTTTTATAATTCAGTGACTGGAGTATTTAAAAAGTTATTCATTAGCAACCAAACTCTTGAAGTCACAGGAGATTACAAAGCTCATTTGGGCAGAGCAAGCCTTAAATTTCAATATCTACACAGTGCAGACAGTTCCAGCAGGATAGATCCCAGTGTAACCAATATCATTGATGTTTTTTTACTAACAAGATCATATGATGCTAATTTTAGATCATGGTTGGACGGCACTGTGGAAAATCAACCCTTGCCTTTGAGTTCAGATTCTATGTACAAAAACTTTGGTCAACAAATTAATCTTATTAAATCCATCAGTGATGAGGTGATATATCATCCAGTGAGATATAAAGTTTTATTTGGTGACAAATCTGAATCTAAATTCCAAGCCACATTCAAAGTGGTTAAAAATATTAATGAAGTCACAAATAATGACGACATCAAGGTGCGTGTGATTCAAGCCATCAATCAATATTTCAATTTAGAAAATTGGGATTTTGGTGATACTTTTTATTTTTCAGAACTGAGCACCTATGTGATGACTCAACTGGCTCCGGACATTGTGACTTTTGTAATAGTGCCAGATCAAACAGTGCAAACATTTGGCAGCTTGTATGAAATTAAATCTGAAAGTGATGAAATTTTTATCAGTGGAGCAACTGTACAGGACGTTGAAATAATTGATGCTTTGACCGCTTCCAAATTGAGAGCTAGTGGTTCGGTGGTCACTGCTACCAACACAATCAACACAGGTATCACCAGTGGCATTAGCAGTTCTTCCGGTGGCAGTTCTTCCAGCGGGAGTTATTAATGGCTTACGATAACAATCAAGAAGAATCTACTCTACCAACAGCATCTGAAAATTCCAGCAAACGAAAATCCAGCAATTTGTTGCCAAGATTTTTTAGAACTCCTACCAACAATAAATTTCTATACAGCACACTGGATCAACTGTTGAATCCAGGCACAGTGGAAAAAATCAGTGCTTTCTATGGCAGAAAAACAGCCAAAGCATTTGTGCCCAATGACAGTTATGTGCAAGAAGTCAATGATGATCGACAAAATTATCAATTAGAACCAGTAGTGGTTCGCAGAGACAATCTCAACAACGTGACATTCTACAAAGACTATGTGGACTACATCAATCAAATCAAAAGTTTGGGTGGTGTTGTGGACAACCACAGCGTGTTAAATGCACAGGAGTACTACAGTTGGAATCCCAACATTGACTGGGACAAATTTGTAAATTTTAGAGAGTACTATTGGCTGACCTATGGTCCCGATCCCATCACCATCACAGGATTGCAGCAGCAGGTACAGAGCACCTACACAGTCACGCTGAGTGATAATCAGGACAATGTGGCCTATCTTTTAACACCAGATGGTCAAACAGTTAATGCCACCATCACATTGTACAGAGGCATAACTTATCGTTTTGATATCAACACTCCAGGCTTGCCATTCACTATTAAAACTGCAAGAACTTTGGATGAAGATTTTTTATTTGCTGAATCTCCCAACGGTGTAAGTGATCAAAACATAGAGCAGGGAGTGATAACTTTTGTGGTGGATCAAAACACACCCGACACTTTATATTATGTGGCTGCTAATGATATCAATGCACATGGATTGATAAAAGTGGCCAACATTGAAGAAAACAGTGAAATAGATGTGGAAAAAGAGATCATAGGCAAGAAAAATTTCACTCTAAACAATGGTATTGCACTTTCCAACGGTATGAAAGTAAATTTCAAAGGCAATGTTACTCCTGTAAAATATGCACAGCATGATTGGTATGTGGAAGGAGTTGGTACGGCTATTGAGTTGGTCAATGAGCAAGATCTAGCAGTGCCCAACGACATTGCAGATGAAAATTTAGAAACATTTGATGATGCAGAAGGATTTGACAGAGCCACTTATGATATTGACGACACTGCTGCTGATGTGAAAGATTACATTGTTATTAAAAAAAATTCTTTGGATAAAAATCCATGGAGTAGAGCCAACAAATGGACACACAAATCAGTGCTGCAAGCGGTGGCCAACTACAATGGAGTATCATTGGATGTGGATGAAACATTGAGAGCCAAACGACCCATCATAGAGTTTGATGCTGGTTTAAAATTGTATCAGTTTGGTACATTTGCCAAACAGAGTGTGGATGTGGTGGATACATTCACCACTGATGTGTTTTCCGACATAGAAGGAGCCACAGGCTACAATGTGGATGGCGTGGACCTAGTGGACGGCATGAGAATACTGGTGACTGCAGACACAGATGTACTGGTCAAAAACAAAATATTTCAAGTTAACATTATAAACTTTGGCGGAGACGGTGATCCCACCAATAAACAAATTGCATTGACTGAACCCACTGATTGTCAACCTTTGGAAAATGAAGTGGTATTAATCCTTAATGGTGAAGTCAATCAAAGTAAAATGTTTTATTTTGATGGACAATCTTGGAAAACAGCACAATCAAAAATTTCAAATAATCAAGCACCATTGTTTGATCTATGTGATAGTACAGGATCGAGTTTTAGTGACACACAAAAATATTTCAGTACAAATTTTTTAGGCAATAAAGTTTTTAGCTATAGAATTGGCACAGGTGTTAATGACTCAGAACTAGGTTTTCCGCTATCATATAGAAATGTCAATAATGTGGGTGACATAGTGTATGATTTTAATCTTTTAACGGATTCTTTCACCTATCAACAAGGTGACACATTGATACAAAAAAACACAGATGTGGGATATTTAAAAAAATACAGCTCAAGAACATCAAAAAAATACACACATGGTTGGATCAAAGCTGCAAGTAACAGCAGGCAGATGGTGATAAGACAATACTTTGGTCAAGAACAAAGCAACGATTTTGCCATTGATCAGTATGCACACAGTGGGTTGATTCAAAATTTAATTCTTAAAGTCTATGTGGATGGTCAATTATTACAATCCAGTCAATTTACCACTTTTACAAACAATAATGTGCTGTATGTTCGATTGGTAAAAAAATTGCAAGAAAATCAATCAATAGTTTTCAAAACACACTGCAATGAACCAAAAACTTCTTTGGGTCATTATGAGATACCAATCAATTTACAAAACAATCCTCTCAATTCTAATATTACCAGTTTCACTTTTGGTGAAGTAAACAACCACACAAACAGCATAGTTGAAAATCTAGATACTTTTGTAGGAATTAATCCAGGATCTAACAATCTAAGAGATCTGGGAGATGTGACAATGTATGGCACTCAATTTGTGCAACACAGTGCACCAATCAATTTGGCTCTGTATCATGTTGCAGAAAAACAAGCCAATGTGGTCAAAGCAGTTGCCTACGCTGCTAAAGAATATGACAAATTTAAAAAATTATTTTTGCAAACTGCTGAAAATTCTGGCTTTGGCGGCACAGTGCGTGAACATGTGGATCTCATAATGCAAAACATTAATGCTGATAAAAACGCTAATATGCCTTTTTATTTCAGTGATATGATTCCTTATGGAGCTGCAAAAAAATTATCTTACAAAGTGTACGATGACAGCAATATATATTTTGCTTTGAGTCAAATATTCAGCATGAACACACTGAGCACCAAAGCAGTGCAGGTGTATTTGAATGGTGCACAATTGTTGCATGGCATAGATTACAGTTTCAATAATGAAAATTTTTGTGTAATTTCAAAAGCATTAGTAGTTGATGATTTAGTTGAAATATTTGAATACGAAAGCACTATAGGTAATCATGTGCCACCTACACCAACCAAATTAGGTTTATATCCTAGATATCAACCAAAGATATATCAAGATGACACACTGATTGATCCAGTAGCTATGATCCAAGGACATGATGGCAGTTTAATGGTAGCTTTTGGCGACTATCGAGATAACTTGTTACTGGAATTAGAAAAAAGAATTTACAATACTATTAAAGTTGAATACAACAAAGATATTAGAAACATACATGATTTTATTCCAGGAGCATACAGAGATAAGGGATATAAAATTGAAAATATTAATCAATCAATTATAGATGATTTTATCCGATGGAATAGTTTAGCAGGCGCATCAGATTACACAATTAATTTTTTCTATGATAGTTTGAATGATTTTACCTATAATCACTCCCACATGCTGTCTCCCGAAGGAAAACCATTGCCAGGATTTTGGAGAGCCGTTTACAAACAAGCCTATGACACAGATAGACCACACAGTCATCCTTGGGAGATGTTGGGCTTCAGCGAGCAGCCCACTTGGTGGAACCAAGTGTATGGTCCAGCACCCTACACCAGTGACAACTTGATTCTTTGGGAAGACCTTCAGGCTGGTGTGATCAGACAACCAGGCAAAAAATTAGTGTATGACAGTAGATACAAACGCACTGATCTATTAACACATCTACCTGTGGACGAAGATGGTAATTTACTCAGTCCCATGGAAAGTAATTACGCAAAAAATTTTATTTTAACTTTGTCCACTGAAAATTTTAAATTTGGAGATCATGCACCAGTAGAGACTGCTTGGAGACGCAGTTCCAACTATCCTTTTGCTGTGTTAAAAGCAATGATATTGAATAGACCTGCCTTCACTATGGGCGTAAATTTTGACGTATCAAGAATTTCTAAAAATATCACTGATGAAATAATAAACAATGTGACTGAAAAAAGAATTACTTTAAAAGATTTAATTTTTCCTAACAGTCAAAAAGATGAAAATTTAGTTTTAACGTCAGGCATAATCAACTACGTTGCAGATTACATTAAAACAGATGTGTTAACAAATTATCAAAATTATAAGCAATCATTGACAAGTCTCACACAACAATTGGGATTTAGAGTGAAAGGATTCACGGAAAAAGAAAAATTTAAATTATTGTTGGACAGTAGATCTCCATTGAACAAAAGCAATGTGTTTGTGCCAGACGAAAACTATGACATACATTTGAATGTCAGCTCGCCGATTGAAGTGCTGTCATACAGTGGTGTAGTTATTGAAAAACTTCCTAAAGGATTTGTGATCAAAGGATATGATTCCAACTATCCTAAATTTAATTATTTAGAACCAGTGAAAAAAACAGATGATCCAATTAAAAAAGTTGGTGCTGTCAGCAGTCAGTATGTTGTATGGACTGTGGGCAAACGTTATTCAGCCACGCAAATAGTGCAGTTTCAAGATCAATATTATGCAGTGAAGATAGATCATTTCAGTGGCAATGCATTTGATAATGCAAAGTATCAGAGATTGCCAGCCTTGCCAACTGAAGGTGGAGTTGTTGCTACGTTTAGTAAAAATTTTTCCAAAACTATTTCTACAATTGATTACGGCACAGTATTGTCTAAAGAACAAGATGTGGTTGATTTTTTATTAGGATATTCTGCATATCTTGAATCCAAAGGTTTTATTTTTGATAGTTTTAATAAAGAAATTAACACTGTAGAAAATTGGAGTTTAAGCGCACAAGAGTTTTTATTCTGGACCACACAAAACTGGAGATCCGGAGCAGTGTTAGCCTTAAGTCCTGCAGCCAATGCGTTGAAATTAAAAACGCAATACACCGTGGCAGATAATGTGTTTGATAATTTTTATGATTATGCAGTATTAAGAGCAGATGGTGTAAAAATATTAAAACAAAGACTACAAGTGGTTCGTCAAGGCAATGACTTTACATTGAACACAAAAAATACCAATGAAGGAATTTATTTTGTAAAAATTCCGTTGATACAAAAGGAGCACGTGGTATTAATAGACAATATCACTGTGTTCAACGATGTAATTTATGATTTAGCTCCAGGATACAGACAAGAACGTATCAAAGTCATAGGGTATGTGGTCAGTGATTGGAATGGATCTTTAGACGTGCCAGGATTTGTGTATGATGAAGTAATTGTGAAAGAATGGCAGACTTACACAGATTATGCCATGAGCGATGTGGTCAAACACAAAGAATTTTTTTACAGCGCTAATGTGAATGTGAAAGGTAATGATATTTTTGAAGATGAATTTTGGACTAGGTTAGATCAACGACCTGTGAGCATTCTTAGACCAAATTTTGAATACAAAACCAATCAATTTGGTGACTTCTATGATTTGGACACAGATAATTTTGATGTGGGACAGCAAAAATTAGCACAACATTTGATAGGTTATCAAAAGAGAGAATATTTACAGAACATTATCAATGATGATGTGGCGCAATATAAATTTTATCAAGGATTCATACAGGACAAAGGCACCAAGAACGCACTGAGCAAATTGTTTGACTCATTGGCAAGTGCTGACAAAGACAGTATTGAATTCTATGAAGAATGGGCAATTAGAACTGGACAGTATGGTGCAGCACAAGCATTTGATGAAGTGGAATATCTATTAGACGAAAAAAAATTTAGACTAAATCCGCAACCTGTGTTGTTGACTGATGATCCTACACCATCAGATCCTGATTTTGTGGTGCGAGTTAAATCTGATGAAACTTATTTACAATCATTGAATTACAATCACAGACCATTTCCTGTGAAAACTAGCACAGAAGAATATATTAAAACAGCTGGCTTTGTGGATCCAGAAGATGTGGATTTTACATTTAAATCTTATGATGACATACTTGCCATAGACACAACACAATTAAAATTTGGACAATATGTGTGGATAGGATTTTTTCAACAAAGTTGGAACATTTATAAACATGTCAAAACAGAATTTAAAGTGCTCGTAGTAGAAGAACAAAATAATTTGGTTATTGTGACCACCGATTTGCCTGCAGCGTTGAATGTGAATGACATAATTTCTGTGACCATACCACAACTCGACTCCACACAGTTGTTTAAAGTGAAAAGTGTTGCGTTGGACAAAATCACTTGTGAAAAAAATGGCGTCACACAGAAGACAACCAACGATGGATCTTCATTTGGATTTCTAGGTAAATTTATCAGCAACAAGTTGAGCAATCTTCAAAGTATTAACAGCAAAGCCAGTGAACTTGCTGGATTCAAAGACAATGATTTATTTTGGATAGAAAACAACAATCTTAATGATTGGGTAGTGTTAAAAAATAAAAAAACTTTTCAAAAACATCAACATATTACAAATTGGAACACTGTCAGCAGCGGCTCTTATGGACAAAGCATAGCAGTGGATCACAGCAACAACGTGATGGTGGTGGCAGATAAAAATATTGGACTGTACGTGTATCAGCGTGGCAGCAATGGAGGTCAATTCACTCTGAGACAAGTGATAGACGTGCCACAGAACATATGGACAGGCACAGCAGACTTTGGAGCGGCAGTAGATATCAGCCCAGATGGCAAATACATAGTGGTAGGTGCTCCCAAAGCCTCCCAAGTTCGATCCTATTACAAAGGTGTGTACAATGTGAGCGCATCGTATGCTGTGGGTGACATAGTGCTGCACAAACAACAATTATGGAGTGTGGTGAATCCGGTATTGGGCCAAGACCCTTCAGTGGACTTTACCACATTCAGTGCCACCAGTTTTTGGAGTGAAGCTGAATATGATGCAGGCACAAACAGTTATCCTGAAATCAAACAAATGATCACAGGCAATTACACATTCGCAGGCGTGGGTGCTGACCACATTTTGATCAGAGCCACCACAGATCAATACAGAGGCAGTGCAGTGGGCGACACTTTGGTATTGTACTGGAACAATTTGACCACAGAATATCCCGCAGGCAACACACCATTCAATGGCACAGCAGTGGGCATAAACAAAGCGTTTATTATGGACCGCATTTGATTGATGAAAAAATTGATGAAATTATCAACATAGATTTGATCATTACTGCTCCCACAGTGGGTGATGTGTTGAACACTGATAGCGCCAACGGCACAGTGGCATATATTTTTACTCAAGGCACTCAATCTATCATATATTTAAAAGATGTCACAGGTAATTTAACAGATGCTGCTCAAATAAAATTAGGGCCAACTCCAGTGGGTGATTATACTCGCGTGTTATTGGAAGATTACGACAGTGTGGCTGGATGGTGGAAAATAGATGTGCCGTCACCAGGAACCACATCAGGACAGTCTGACAACAAAAAATCACTGGTGGTGAGAGACATTATCAAAGCAGGTGATCCACGCACAGCTTTCTTGTATTTCAACAGTTTGGATACACAACAAGCACAATCAATATTGCCAACTGTGATCACACCTGCCAGTCAGTTGAGCATCTTGAGTTATTACAAGACAGAATCTATCCCTGGTTACAGCATCTACACAGGAGATATATTTGACAATAGATTCTTAGTGAGGGCGCCTAAATCTATGAGTGATGTGCTGCCCACTGCTACCTATGATGAAGTGGGAATTTGGTTCAATACCATACAGACAGGAATACCTCCTGTGGTGACTGAGCCCACTGCTTTGGATTTACCTTTTGAGGATCTCAATGGTGTGAAAGAAATAATTGATGTATGGAATGGATTTTTGAGAGTGCTGGCACAACCAGATGGTTTGGGAACATTCTATGTGCCCACAGTGGGTGACACAGTGCAGGATGATGCCACAGGCAGTCAAGCAGAAGTCACTTATGTTAAAGTGATTGGTTTTAATCTATTACAAATATACATCAAAAACAAAACTGGATCCTTCAGTGTGGGCACTGACTTTGGTCCGCCAGTCAATTTGACATTGATCGGCACGCCCAATAGAACTGTGGGAGTGATTCAACGCAGTGAATTGGAAGATGCAGTGGTGGGCTCATTGTTTGTGTTTAATAATCCATCTGTGCTAACTCCAATCAGCAACAGCGCATATCATTTTATAAATGGTTTGGAATATTATCTGTATCAAGATATCACACAGGATGGAGTGAGCAGACAGGCCAGTGTGCCAGCACGCACCAACAGAGACTATAAACAAACTTTCAATATACCAGCTGGATTGGGCTACAATTCAGGATTGACTGAGCAAGGAATATTCATGGTGTACCAGCGTCAGCGCAACAATAGCTACACATTGTATCAATCTTTCATAGTGCCGCAAGCACAGCCTGCAGCATTATCAGCAGAAGGAAATTTTCTTGGATTGGGCACATCTGTCAAAATGAGACAGAACAATAATGTGATAACTCTTTATGTGGGCACAGCTTCCACCAATGGTGGAGCCAGTGCTGGTAGATTGTACTTTGTTAAAAAGGCTGCAAGTATTCCAGACTGGCATTTGAATGTGAATCCATTATACACAGGATTGTTTGATGTCACAGAAACTTACTACACCAATGATTTGGCAGCATACAACGATGTCATATACAAAAGTTTGACCATACAAGGTCCTGGAAGTTTCAATGCAATATTTTGGGAAGAACAACCCGAAGGCATTGACTATTTGGGATTCGTGCCACCAGGACCAATACCAGGATCACCCTCATTTCCCACAATTGAAGGAGACAGCACACAGAACATACAATCAGTGACGTCTTTTGGTTCTGCTTTTGATGTGAACGATTCAGGATCAGTGCTTGCAGTGGCCATTGACGATCTAGTGGACTCTTCTGTGCAAAAAAAACTAGTGGTGTATAGATTGAACAACAATAGATATCAATTTGCACAAACTCTTACATCACCAGACAGTGGAGAAGACAATTCGGAATTTGCAAGCAAAATAGCTGTGAGCAACAATGGCATGTTCATAGCTGTGTCTAGTCCTAAAGCTGATCAAGTTGTCACAGATGGTGGAGTGGTATACTTGTACAAACAGATCAATGGTGTGTTTCAAACAGTGCAAACGCTAACAAGTCCACAGCCCAAAGCCACAGAAAGATTTGGAAACAATTTAGATTTTGATGGTAACACATTGGTTGTGTCCAGTCTCAACGGTGACACAGAATTAAATTTCAGTCTGGATCAAGGACTAACGTATTTTGACAAAGGTGCCACCACATTTAACACCAAAATTTACAACACAGGGTCAATCTATGTGTATGAAAATTACAATGACGTGCTGATATATGCTAATGAATTCAGTGTGAATAATACCAATCTATCTGAATTTGGAAAAAATTTAAAAATTATTGACAACCATGTGTATGCATCTTTGCCTTATTATATGAATGATCTGTCATCTCCTAATACAGAAGGATTAATAATTGATTTTAGAAAATCTACAGATTCAAACACATGGGTCAATCATAAATCTCCAATGTACACAGTGGATCTACACAAAGTTAAATCCATCTTTTTATACAATGTTAAGACTAAAAAATTAATTTCAAAATTGGATTATTTAGATCCTATACAAGGAAAAATTGCTGGCACTGCCGAACAAGAATTATATTACAAAACCAATTATGATCCAGCAATCTACACCAATGGACAGGCAGGAGTCACAGTGGATGTACAAACCAGTTGGAGCAAAGAACAAGTGGGTAGATTGTGGTGGGATTTGAGCACTGTAAAATTTTATAATGCATATCAAAATAATATTATTTTTGCTAATAATTATTGGAACAAGATATTTCCAGGATCATCCATAGATGTGTGTGAATGGGTTGAATCCACTTATACTCCACAAGAATGGAATGCATTGGCCAGCAGTAATTCTGCAGCATCTGTGCTGGCTGGCATAAGCGGCACTGCTCGTTACAACACAGCAACTTATGCTGAAAGACGTGTGTATGACTATATTTCAAAAAGTTTTAGCGTTAGATATTATTTTTGGGTAAAAGATAAAAAAACTTTACCTAATATAGAAGGCAGAAAAATTACTGCATTTGATGTAGCACAATTAATAGAAGATCCAAGAAAACAATTTTATAGACATGTGACATTATTGAGCGATAATAAATTTTCATTATATCATGTTTCCAACTTATTAGAAAATCAAGATATTGCTATTAATTTTAATTTTTGGAATATTGAAGATAAAAATATTAATATTCACAATCAATATCAATTAATAAGTGATGGCGTCAGTTACAGTAGACCCAACAAAGAAATAGAGTCTGTGTGGTTTAATAGTTTAATTGGATATGATGAAAATTTCCGCACAGTGCCAGACGAAAAACTCAGTATCAAATACAAATATGGCACATTGAGAAAACCAAGACAAAGCTGGTTTATAAATCGTATTGAAGCATTAAAGCAATTGATTGAAAGAATCAATGCAGTTTGCAGTAAAAATTTAATAGTTTATAACAATGATATCAGTAGGTTATCAGAATCTCAAATAAAACCCAGCAGTGTGAAAAGATTATATGACCTTAGCAAAGATTCATTTGCTGATTTAGCTTTTGTGGGCACAGCCAATGTAACTCCAGCAGTGCTGACGCCTGTGATTGTAGATGGAAAAATAATTACAGTGAACATTGCTACTCCTGGCAGTGGGTACAAAGTGGTACCAACTTACAAAATAGTAGATCCCAGCAACACTGGATCAGGAGCCGAATTAACACTGACAATTAACGTGTCTGGACAAATTACCAGTGTCACTGTCAATCGCAGTGGCAGCAATTACAGCAGCAACACACGCATAGAAGTAAGAAAATTCAGTGTGCTGATTGAATCTGACGAAAACGTGAACGGCAAATGGGCCATTTACAATTGGGATGAAGAAGAAAACATTTGGAACAGAAGCATATTGCAAGCCTATAATGTAAATTCATTCTGGAATTATGTGGACTGGTACGCTGAAAATTATGGAAAATTTACAGAAATAGATTACAGTATTTCAGACAGTTACAAATTACAACTAATAAATGATGAAATTGGTGACATAGTAAAAATTGAAAATATAGGCACTGGTGGATGGATATTGTTGGAGAAAATAGACAATAAACCAGATGTAGATTACACTATCAATTACAAAACTGTGGGTAGACAGAATGGCACCATACAGTTTTCTAATCAATTGTTTGATTTTACATCTTCTGTCACAGTAGGGTTCAACAATACCAGTTATGATTTAAACACATATGATTATCAACCCATTACAGAAACCAGAATCATATTGGAGACCATAAGAGATTATATTTTTATTAATGAGTTAGAGATTGAATACAATCAACTATTTTTTGCTAGTCTTAGATATGTGTTTTCTGAGCAGTCGTCAGTGGACTGGGCATTCAAAACCAGTTTTGTAAAAGGCAAACATAATGTGGGAGAATTATCTCAAAAAGTAGTGTATAAAAATGATAATTTAGAAAATTATCAAGATTATATTGATGAAGTAAAACCTTACAAAACTAAAGTTAGAGAATACATCAGTGCTTATGAATTACTCGACAATGATCCTACTGGTGTAACTGATTTTGATTTGCCTGCCACTTATAATTCTCAAACAAATAAAATAGAAGTAAGTGTTGCAAAAATTGCCAATAATCAAATAAATGGATACAATCTCACAAACACATATCCCAACAAGCATTGGTTGGATAATTTAGGTTTTAAAATAAAAGAAATTAAAATTTCTAATTCAGGCAGTGGATATTTGGGCGTGCCTGTGTTGCATATTTTAGGCGGTGGAGGCACAGGTGCTGCTGCTAAAGCATACGTGACCAATGGAAGAGTTATACGTATCGAAATCATCAGTCAAGGATCAGGATACACATCAGCTCCTACAATTAGCATCCAAGGCACACTGAGTGCAGGAGGCATTACTGCCACTGCTGTGGCCATATTGGGTGACTCTTTGATCAAATCCACACACATCAGAGTAAAATTTGATAGAACCACTGGCACATTATTAATCAATGATCTTGTGAGAACCGAAAATTTTGTAGGCACAGGTAATCAACCAAAATTTTTATTAAAATGGCCTATCAATTTAAAATCTAACAAGATCACAGTAACAGTGAATCAAAGAAGAGCTTTGTTTAGTGAATACATTTATAACAATGCAGAAGATACCAGCAAATCCTATCTGCGTTCTAAAGGTTTTGTTGCGTTTAATCAGCCTCCAGCATTGGGTAGTTCAATCCAAATACAATATGAAATTGATGCCAATGTGTTGCAAACTCAAGATAGAGTGAATTTGCTGTATAATCCTACCACAGGTCAGCTAGGCAAAGATCTAGCTCAATTGATTGATGGTATAGACTATGGCGGAGTAGAGGTACGCAGTTTTTCATTTGGTGGAGGCACAGGTTGGGACGCTGACCCTTATTTTAGTTCCACTTGGGATACCTATGATACCACATTTGAAGATGAAGTGTTTAGATTGGATGGCAGCACCAACACTTTTGTGCTGAGTCAGCCATTGGCAGCAGGAGTCAATTATAACATTTACAAAAACGGCGTAAGAATAGACGATCCTAACTATGGCACACTTCAACCAGTGAGTAATCCTAATGCACTGATGAAAACTATTGTGGGTGATGGCAGCACCACTGTGGTACAAATTGACGAGCAAATTATCCCCACAGTGAACAATGATTTAATTGTTATTCGTAAATCCACCAGCGATGGAAGTTTCTTACCAGATCCTGATGCATACGATACATTATTACAAGGAGGTGATTTAACCTACAACACTGCCACAGGAATACTGGCACAAGACATCATTGTGGATGGTGATGGATTTGTAACACCTACCACCAGCAAAGGTCCAGAAGAACTAGTTCCAGGACAAGTGTTGGACACTGTGGACATACAAGTGTATGACAGATCAGGAGAAACCGGCAGCAGAATCAACAGTTACAACTACAGAGGCAATGGCACCACCACTACATTTGTCATAGACTCACTGCCACAGAGTCAAGAAGGTGTATTTGTGAAGGTCAATAATGTGATTGTGAACAATTCTTTGTACACCACTGATTTTCCAACCAAGACTGTGATTTTTAACAGTGCTCCGACCAACAATGCACAGATCAATATAATCACCATGAGTATCAATGGTGAAAATATTATAGATACTGATACTTTCTTAGGAGATGGCAGCACATTTATATTTGTGACCAGAGGCAAATACACCGTTAATCAATCATCTTATATCAAAGTTAATGGTCAAACAGTTTCGTATATTTTGGGAGAAACTGACAGTGGATATCAATACACTGGCATGACATTGATAAGATTTGCAGTGCCTCCAGCAGCAGGCAGTGTGATCACCTATGTGTTATACAACAGTGTCAGCAAAACTTTCAGCGAAGTCACTTATGATGATTTTTTAGGAGATGGCAGCACTGCTGTTTATACTCTAAGTCCTACACCTTTCAACCAAGAACCACTCACACACAATGTGATAGTGAAAGTGGGCAACAGCGTACTCAATGCAGGATACAACGAAAGATTCGATGTCACGTCAAATAGACAGTATGCACTCAACAATTGGCAACAAACTGTTGGATCTGTTTTGAATACTGATGTGAGAGTTTTTCTAAATGGTATAGAGTTGATTGCCACTCAATACAGATGGGAAAGTGCCACCAGCAGTGTATTTTTAGAATTAGGTGTGGGCACAGTGGGTGATAAATTAAAAGTTTATGTGATTTCAGATGGTGATTACACAGTGGTTGGCAATACTCTCACTTTAGATTCTGCACCCACAATAGCTCAGTCAATCAAAGTATGGCAGTTCACTAATCATGACGTGGAACAAATAGAACGTATTAATTATGATGTGGTAGCTAGAAGTACTTTGATTGTTGCCAGCGAAGATTATTTTGAATATCAAAATTTAACCAACGGTATTGTGCGTTTGCGCGACCCTGCTTTGGATGCACAATATGTATGGGTGTCGGTGAATGGCACAACTCTATCTCCAAGTGTGGATTATAAAATTTCAAATGATCAACAGTTGTTGAAAATTCGAACTCCTCTACAGCCAAACGACGTGTTGGATATTGTACACTTTACTGCGCCCAAATACAATGTAAAATTTGGATTTAGACAGTTCAAAGACATGCTGAATAGAACACACTACAAACGTCTTGGTAATGATTACAAATATTATTTGACTCAAAATTTATATTGGTACAGTCAAGAAATATTTTTGACTGATACCACAGGATTATCTGTGCCAAATCCTATCACTGGAAGACCAGGAGTGTTGTTCATTGATGGCGAAAGAATTGAATATTTCTTAAAATACGACAACAAAGTGGGTCAATTGAGACGAGGCACATTGGGCACTGGCATAAAATCAGTGTACACTGTGGGAGTTGAAGCATTTGATCAGTCTGCTTTCCAAAATGTTCCTTATGCTGATGAAACAGTTACAGAAGTATTCACCAGTGATGGATCTACCGAAAATATTACTTTGAGCTGGATACCACAGTCGGCCAATGAGTTTGAAGTATTTGTGGCAGGCAAAAGATTGAGAAAAAACAGTATTCGTCAATACAATGTCACACTGGGCATGGACAGTCCTGAAGCAGATGTGATTTTACCAGCAGAATTCAGTGTGACTGGCACTTCCACTACCTTGACCTTGACTGTGGCACCCCCCATAAATACTCGCATTACAGTGGTGCGTAGACTGGGTAAACTATGGAATCCAGACACAGCATTGAGTCAAACAGAGAATGACATAGCAAGATTCTTGCGTGCAAAAGAAGTGAGTTTGCCGCAATAAATACATGATAAAAGGATGATCTAATGAATAATTTTAACGAACACAACGGCACGCTGATACAAGGACACATCAAAATACTGGATCCAAACACTGGTGAAATATTAGTGAACAAACGCAATGCCATACACTATGAAAACATGAGCATTGGATTGGCAGAAAGTTTGGCCAATGAAGGTCAAGGATTTATTAATTCCATGGTGTTCGGCACAGGTGGTACCTACATTGATCCCACAGGTATTGTGACCTATCTTACTCCCAACAGCACTGGTACCAACGCCACTTTATACAATCAAACTTTCAGCAAAGTGGTGGATGACAGATCAGTCAGCAACACAGATCCAGTGAGAAATAAAATTGAAACTAGACACGTGAGTGGTACCAATTATACAGACATACTGGTAACTTGTTTGTTGGACTATGGTGAGCCCAGTGGTCAAGACGCTGTGGATGCTGCTACAGGCACAGAAAGTTTATACGTATTTGATGAATTAGGATTACAAAGTTACTCCAGTGCAGGCACAGGTAGATTATTGACGCATGTAATATTTCACCCTGTACAAAAAAGTTTAAACAGATTGATACAGATAGATTACACAGTAAGAATACAAAGTTTATCAGGATTATAATTGACATAAAATATGGCATACACAGTAAATTTTACAGATGTGGTCAACAAAGGCAGTCTTACTGTGGACGACGGCACAGTGAATCAGCAGACCAGTTTGTCATTGCCAGGACGTAATACCACTTCATACGGTACCATCATAGCAGAAAATTTTTTACATTTGTTAGAAAATTTTGCCAAGAACACTGCTCCAGTAAATGCAGTGGAAGGCCAGTTGTGGTATGATACCACAGTGGGTGTGGATCAATTAAAAATTTATGACGGCACACAATGGGTGGCTGCAGGTGGTTTAAAAAAAGCACTTACTCAACCTTTAGCTGGTGAGAGTGTGGTAGGTGACCTTTGGGTAGACACAGACAATCAACAATTATATCTATTCACAGGATCAGGTTGGGTATTGGTGGGTCCAGAGTTCAGTCAAGGACTCAGCACAGGCAGTAAACCATTTGAAATAATTGGCACAGATAATCTCACATACACTGTGGTTTTATTAGAAGTACAAACAAAACCAGTGGCCATTATCAGTACCAAGGCCTTTACACCTAAAGCTGCAATCACAGGATTCAGCACTATTCAACCAGGAATTAATCTCAGTGCTGCCAACATTGAAGGCGCAGGAGTGGGTAAACTTTATGGCACAGCACAAAAAGCAGATGCATTAATTGCTGCCAATAACGAAGTGGTTTCAGGATCTTTATTTTTAAGAAAAGACAAATCAAATATCGCTGACTTTTCATTAAAAATTAACAATAATGATGGTTTGGATGTGGGCAACAGTGCCACTCTTAACATTGGCATTGAAGGACAAGCAGCTATTATCAGTCATAAAACTGCAGGAGCCAATATAGATTTTAGAGTGAATGATCAAGGTGTCACTCGCACAGTGATGAGAATAGATTCCAATACCAACGTGGGAATCAATAATTTAGCACCTGCTGAAGCACTGGATGTCACGGGCAATATTAAAACTAGCGGAGAACTATATGTGGATGCAGTGACCAACGCTAACAACGTGAACACTGGTGCACTAATAGTTAAAGGTGGAGTTGGCATAGCTAAAAAATTATATGTGGGAGAAACAACAACTTTTCAAGACAGTATTACAAGCAGAGACATTGCACCCAATGCCAACAACACATACAATATTGGTTCAGTCAGCAACAGATATTTGAACATATATGCCAACAACTTTGTGGGCAATCTCACAGGTAATATCACAGGCACAGTGAGCGGTGCTTCAGGAACCAGTAATAAATTGACCAGTTTGACCACATTTGCTATGAGCGGTGATGTGAGTGCACCAAGTTTTGCATTTGATGGACAAACAGGAGGCACAACAAAAACATTTGTGACTTCGGTCAGCAACAGTTTTATTGCCAACAAAACTGGACAAGCATCTTCATTGTCCAGCGATGAATTTATATTTAATAGGGTGTCAGGCACCACAGGAGTTTTCAAAATCAATAGAGACAATCTGTTCAATGCTATTGCTAAAATACCCACAGGCAGTGTTTTCCCTTATGCTGGATCCTCAACACCAGCATATTGGTTATTGTGTGATGGATCAGAAGTGTTAAGAAGCACTTATCCTGAACTATTTGCTGTGGTAGGACACAGTTTTGGCACACCACCCAGTGGTACTGGATCATATTTTTTATTGCCTGATTTTCGAGGCAGATTGCCTTTGGGTCGTGACAACATGGGCGGTACATCAGCCAACAGAGTCACAAGTGTGTCTGCAGACTCCTTGGGAGGATTTGGTGGCACAGAAAACAAAACTATAGGCATCCAGAATTTACCTGAACACGAACATGATTTACAAGGTGCAGCAGGTGCACAATACTACGCCATTAGAGACGTGCCAGGCATAGGCGCAGGTGAAGTCACAGCAATCACTTATGATGCTCCCACAGGCGCAGGACAAGGTTCAGCTATTGCCAGCAGCGGTGGCGTGGCCAATCCCACAGTGGGTCAACCACAGGATGTGATGAATCCATTCTTGACCATTAATTACATAATTTACACAGGACAAACACCATAATGAGTTATAAAATTAACAAAACTGATGGCACACTGTTGATAGATCTGCTGGATGGCAGCATAGATACATCAGTATCTGACATCACACTGATCGGAAGAAATTACAAAGGGTTTGGTGAGTTGATCAACGAAAACTTTGTGAAGATGCTGGAAAATTTTGCCAGTTCATCTGCTCCGGCCAATCCTTTGCGTGGTCAATTGTGGTATGACACCGCAGAAAACAGATTAAAAGTTTACAACGGTACTGCATTTGCCACCAACGGAATTATTGTGGCCAGCACACAGCCCAATCTTGCCACTGGAGATATTTGGCTCAACAGTCTCACCAATCAGATGAGTTTTTTCGATGGCACTGATTTGGTGTTGGTGGGTCCAACACACACAGCAGCACAAGGAGTGTCAGGCTTTGTGGCTCAAAGCATATTAAACACACAAAATCAAACCAAGACTGTGCTGAAATTTTTTGTACAAAACACATTGATAGGTGTATGGAGTTCGGCTCAATTTACTCCCATAGCATCTCAAGTGATTTCAGAATTAATTACTGGATCCAATCCATTGGGAACCATTTATCCAGGTTTTAATCTTGTCAATAATTCATACAAATACAGAGGCATTGCCACACTGGCAGAAGGATTGATTGATGGATTAGGAACCACCATACTGGCTGATTCATTTTTGCGCAGTGATGCCAACGACATCACCACAGGCAGTTTAAAAATACAAAATAATTCAGGATTGACTTTGGGATTGAATGACAGTCTTCAATTAAAATTTGGCAGTGTGACTCTGCCCAACACTAATATTATTGTGAGCAATGTGAGCAATGCTGATATTGCTATCAACGCTAAAAATCCTGCAGAATACACAGCCATATTTGTGGATGGCAGTGCTGCCAGAGTGGGCATATTCAACACCACTCCTGCATATTCATTGGACATCACAGGAGATGTGAGAATACAAGGCAATCTAATCACCAGCGGCAACAGCACAGCAGTCACAGCAGAAGATTTAAGAGTGGAAGACAAAACTATTCAGTTGGCCACCATCACTGGATCAGCTTTGGGCGATGATGCCTACATAGATGGAGGTGGAATAATAATCAAGTCCACAGTGTCAGACAAATCATTGTTGTGGGAAGATTCCACAGATTCTTGGAAAAGTTCAGAACATTTTAATCTAGCCACTGGTAAAGGATACAAGATCAATGGTACCACAGTATTGAGTGCCACAGCATTGGGTGCCACAGTGATCAGTGCACCTGGCTTGACCAGCATAGGCACTTTGACCAGTTTGAATGTGGGCAATTTATCACTGTCAGGTATCACACTGAGTGCCACAGGAAATTTACAACTGCAAGCCAGCACAAACATTATCAGCGTGCAAGGCTCTGCTCGGATCACAGGAATTGGTTTGCCCAGCGCAGCTTCAGATGCTGTAAGAAAAGATTATGTGGATGGATACTTGCCCATCAGTCTAGTGGCAGACATCACAGGATTTTCTGCATTGGCAGGCGGAGTAAATGGCAGCATCATAAGATTATTAAATGATTTGTATCCAGTGGCAGGATATTCAGCAGCAGGATTGGGAATACCCTCAAGTGCCACAGGTAGAATAGCCAGAGTACACACGGTGGAGTCAGGCTCATTGAATGTGAATATTCCTGGAGCAAATTTAGAATCAGCTCTGGATGAATCAACCACAGCCGTGGATCAAACTTTGAATGCTGCTCCCAACACAGTGCAAACCATTCAGACCTATCTCAGCGGTGCAGCACTGTTGGATTCAGGACATATTAGAATTACCACTCCAACAGCACATTTTTATGAAGTGGGCAACACAGTGACTATTTCAGGTTGTAATGGATCAGGAGTGTTTGCTCCCACAGGATTTGATGGCACATACACAGTGGCCAAAGTGATAGAAAATGTTATTCCCAGCACTCAGTTTGACATCAATATTTCAGCCACCATACCAGGCATAAATTCAGTGTCAGGTGCACTGTACAACAACAGTAGTGCTGCAGTGACCAGAACACCTCAACTGGGTAATTCCAACAAAACTGTGCTGCAGGATGTAGCTTTCAGCACTGTGACAGGCACTGTGACTGCTGTGGTCAACAGAGGTCTAAAACAATTCATAGTTTCAGGGGGTGCTTGGACATTCCACAGTGATTTAACATCCACTGTGTAAGATAAATAAACTTGTAAGAGGAAAAAAATATGCCATATCAAATAGATCTAACTAACGGAACGCTGCTTACTACCATACAAGATGGTACCATAGACCAAACCACCAACCTAAAACTGGTGGGCAGAAACTATGCAGGCTACGGAGAAATTCAAAACGAAAACTTTGTGCATCTATTGGAAAATTTTGCCAGCAACAATGCACCCAGCAGACCTTTGGATGGTCAGATATGGTTTGACACAGCAGCCAACAAATTAAAATTTTATGACGGTGTAAAATTTAGAACCACAGGTGGTGCTGAAGTGGGCACTACTCAACCAGCTGGATTGACCACTGGAGATTTTTGGTGGGACACTGGCAATGACCAGCTGTATGCTTACAATGGCACATCATTTGTGTTGGTGGGACCACAAGGAGTTGGAGCCACAACCACCCAGTTGAAGAGTCGCACAGTCAAAGACACACTGAATGTGAATCAACCCATCATAGAAGGCATCATAGATGATGTCACAGTATTTTTAATCAGCAACAGTCAATTCACCATCAACACAGTGGATCCCACTCAATTTATCACAGGATTTGACAGTGTGAAAAAAGGTATCACCATGGTGAACACGCAGAACGCCACAGGTGGAGTCACCAGCACAGATCATAGATTTTGGGGCACAGCAGCCAACGCATTGAAACTGGGTGGAGTGGATGCTGCAAACTTTTTACAGGTGGGTGGCAACACCAATTTTGATGATACTGGATTCACAGTGGGCAGCGGCAATGATCTTAGAGTGAGTATTATCAATGGCAACGAAGGTAGAATTATCAACGAAGTAGGCTCAATAATTAAAATGGGAGCCAGCAACACACACTCAGTGAGTGTGACTGCCACAGGTATTAATCCACAACTGACTAACACATTCACTTTGGGCACAGCAGGCAACGTGTTCAGCAATGTGTATGCTACCAACTTCACAGGACTGGCTTCAGAAGCCACAGCAATCAAAGTAAGTTCCACATTGTACAGTGGGTCAACTGCTGCAGGAGTAAACACAGTGGCATTGCGAGATGCTTCAGGCAATTTAACAGCCAACATTTTCAATGGAGTGGCCACTCAAGCAAGATATGCGGATTTGGCAGAAAAATATTTGGCAGACGGCAATTGGCCCATTGGCACAGTGATGAGCATAGGCGGTGCAAAAGAAATTCAAAAGGCCACTGAAGGCAGCATAGTGGTGGGCGTGGTGAGCGGTGCTCCAGCATATTTGATGAACGCTGAACTGCAAGGTGGCACTGCAGTGGCCATCAAAGGCAGAGTGCCAGTTTTGGTAACAGGTGCAGTGACCAAAGGTGACAAAATCGGGGTGAGCAGCACAGCAGGAATTGGTATCAAAGTCACAGAAGGTGATTATTTTGCAGTGGCTTTGGAAGCTGACAGCAGATCAGGCGTCAAACTGGTTGAGTGCTATATCAAATAATAATCAATATGATGTCTAAAATATTCATGGGACAGTTCAACCCAACTAAATACTCGTATAGGAAATAATTTATGGCAGTAGGTGATCCAATAACAGCAGCAAGGTACAATATTATTCAGTCCACAGTGGCCAACGTGCTGAGCACAGGATCAGGAGATTCTGGATATGGACAAGCACTGCAAAGCAATCAAGTTGCACAGAATCAGTTGATCGAAGACGATCACATGAACACTTTGAGATTGGACATACGCAAAGCCTATCTGCATCAAAACAATTCATATCCCACATTGACTGTGGTCAGCACTGCAGACACAGTGACTGATAACACACTAAACAATTCATATGCAACTTTTGAAACATTGGCCACCAACATCAATACCAACCGCAACACCATCAGCGCCAGCAGATTGACCACAGGCAGCACAGCATCCAGTTATGTGAGAACCACCACTTGGAATGCCACACGTGTGGGCAACTTCACAGTGACTTTTGCCAGCACCAATGCTGCTAGACATTTTTTCAACTCAGGCGGAGCAGTACAGATTGATATGAGTGTCACAGCCGGCACGGTCAAGAACAATGATTGGAACACAATGTTCATCACCAATATGGGAACCTTAACTTTTGCTAACCTTGCTTCCAGCAGATCAGGTGCAGGTGGCACATTGACTTCATCTGTGGCTTATACCACACTGACTACCAGTTATCAAACAGTGTATTCCAGCGTTGGCAGTGGTGTGTACGCAGCCAGCAATTTCAACATTCAAGTGCGATTCACAAACATTTCCAGCTTAGTGATAGAGTTTCAGATCACCTTGAATGATGCTGCCGCAGGCACTATAGATGAAGACGTGGCAGCTAATCTCAACATCAACGTGAACAGACGCATAGCCAACGGTGCCTTGAGTGATCCCATCACCATCGCAGAACCTACTTTTGGTGTCATGAGCGGCACAGTCACAGCCTAAACCATTTAACACATAGCCAAAATTCTACACATCTAAATAACATTGCAGTTGACTTTGCAAACAAAAAGTGATATACTTTTAATAGGAGAATTATGAATAAAAAAAACATAACACAAGACAGCATAGCCATATCTATTGAAATGATAAACTTTAATAATCAGTTAAAATTACTGAAAGATCAATTTATTGACAGCAACATATTTTTTTGTCAAGGATCGCAGTTTACTGTGAATCATTATCTATTGCAGTTATGTCAAAATTATATTGAACGCAAAAGGGATAAAGATGTGGTTTTATTGGATGATTTTCAAAATCCAGTTTTAGTGACTGATCTTATTTCATTCCATGATACTGCGTGGAATCTATATCAAACAAATCTTAATCAATACTATACAGAGTATCAACATCTTTTATCAAATAAAGGAAAAGTGTAAAATGACCTCGCAAGGAGTTCTAATGTTTGCACACAATAATCAGACAGTGGACTATATCAAACAGAGTATATTTGCAGCAATGCAGGTAAAAAAATATTTACAAATGCCTGTAACTCTAATTACGTCTAATCAGGCACACTTGTACATGCATTATAAAAAACATATTAAAATATTTGACAAAGTTATTCCTGTGAAAGAATTCGACACAATTCAAACCAGAGACTTTTACAATGGAGCTGAAAATAAAATAAATGATCTATGGAAAAATCATCTTCGATCCACAGCATATGAATTGTCTCCATATGATGAAACCATAGTAATGGACACTGACTATATTGTGGGTAATGCCAATTTACTAAGATGTTTTCAAAGCAAAGAAGATTTTTTAATACACCAAAAATCCATTTATATTAATTATTTCAATCAATCTGAATGGAAAATCAAATACATCAGCGACACAGGCATGGAGATGTATTGGGCCACAGTATTTTACTTTAAAAAAACTCAAAGAGTGTGTAAACTATTTGAAATTATCAATCATATTAAAAATAATTGGAACTACTATAGATTTGTGTGGCAAATATCAGAAACAAATTTTAGGAATGACTTTGCATTTAGTATGGCCATACATATATTAAATGGACACGTTAAAAGTGTTTGGCCTTGTAAAATTCCAGATTCATTGTATTACATCACAGACAGAGACAAAACAGAACATTTTGAAAATAATAGATGGCAATTGTCACTGTTTACAGGATCAACTTATGTGAAAACAGCTGCCAAAAATATTAATCTTCATGTAATGAATAAATTTAGTTTGGATAATGTTATTAACAAGGAATTACAAGCATGACAACACAAGGATTTTGTATATTTGCACAGCATAATAAGAATACAGACTATGCTAAACAAGCCTATGCACTGGCAATGAGTATAAAAATACAAATGCCCAACAGTAAAGTTTGCCTTATTACCAATGCAAACATCAATAAAAGTATTAGCAAAGTGTTTGACCATGTGTTGGATATTCCAGGCAATGATGAAGCTGTAGATCAAGATTGGAAAATTCAAAATAGATATAAGATATATCAATGCACACCATTTGAACGCAGCATAATATTAGACGCTGATATGTTAGTTTTATCAGATATAAGTCACTGGTGGAAATTTTTACAGAATTACAACATGTACTTTACTAGCACTGTAAAAAATTATAGAGATGAATATGTAAATAATGATTTTTATCGCAAGACTTTTACGGACAATGATTTACCTAATCTATATTGCGGAGTGCATTACTATAATCGATGTAGAGAAAATTTTAAATTTTTAGACCTTTTGGCAAATATTGTGCGCAACCATAATATTTTTTATTCAAAATTTACTTCAAAAAATCAACAAACATGGTGCAGCATGGATGTTAGTGTGTCTTTGGCTAGTAAAATTTTGAACCTTACGTCAAAAATTACCAGCACAGACTCATTTATCACTTTTACTCACATGAAACCTCATTTACAAAATTGGAGTACTGTGCCCAATCATTGGATGGAAAAAGTAAATGTTTATTTTGACTCTAACATGAACATAAAAATTGATAATTTTCGTCAACAGGGAATATTGCACTATGTGGAAAATCAATTTTTAACTGATGATTTATTAAAAATTATTGAAAAAAAATATTTTGAAAGGATTGAATAACATGTTTGTAACCTTTGATACAGAATCAGGAAAGATTTTGAGCTGCTCTGTGAATGAATCTCTCAACAGTTTAGCCATAGATAATCAATTAGGAGAAAAATTCATAATGGGAATTGAATCAATGTTTAGCTATAAGATAGAATATGTAGATGGCACTTATAAGTTATGCAAGAGAAATGTGGTACAGAAAGAAAATCTTATTGTGCAAAACAAAAAAAATACTATTATTAATCAAGGTGTATATAAAATTCCAAATAAAACAAATGATCACCAAGGTATTCTTATCAGAATATTAGAACAACAAAAAAAAATAGAATTTTTAATAGATGAGAATTTTAAAAATACACTTAAAATTACGGTCACAGATACAAATCAAAGAATACATAATTTTTATAGTTGCAAAAAACATGATGCTACTCAGTTGGATCGTATATTTGAAATTAATTTGTATGAATTAGCTATGAAAAAAATATTAAGTTTTGATTATACACCAAAAGATGAAGTGGATATTTACTGCAAAAAAGTTTTCGACTACTCTTTGGAAAGAATATATGAATAAAATTGCTATTAAAGATTGCGATATCGTATTTTTGAGCTATGATGAGCCCAATTGTGAAAAAAATTATGCAGCACTCAAACAAATAGTACCTTGGGCCAAACGAGTGCATGGTATACATGGATCAGATGCTGCACACAAAGCCTGTGCTGCTGTGTCTGACACAGAATATTTTTTAACTGTGGACGGTGACACTCAAATTAATCCAAAAATATTAGATGTAATACTGGATTTGGATGCTATGGGCATGGACTCAAACTGGATATTCAGCTGGTGTGGACACATTAATGTGAACGGACTCAAATATGGCAATGGCAGTCTCAAATTATGGACTAGAAAATTTGTGAATGAAATGAAAACACATGAAAATTACTCTGGTGCAGACAACAATGAAATAGAATTTTGTTATTTTAACAATTTATATCAGTTCAACGAAAATTACAGCACCAGTTACATTAACAACACACCCAAACAGGCATGGCGAGCTGGTTTTAGAGAAGGGGTAAAAATGAGTTTGAGTAAAAATTATAGAATCAAACACATAAATGAACTGTGGTGGCAGAACTATCATAGATTGTTGATCTGGATGACTGTGGGTCAGGATCTGCAGAATGGTATTTGGGCTATTGCAGGAGCTAGAGAAGGCTGTTATAGAGTACTTTGCACCATGTGGGACTATACACAGGTTAGAGATTTTAAAACATTAGAGCAATTATGGTTAAGTTTTAGTAATAATAATACTTGCAATGAAAAAGATGCCAAACAAAAAAGCATAATTTTAGGTAAAGAAATCAAAGATATTCATGCATTAGACTTTCCTATAGAACCTTTCGACATTGATAACAGTAAATTTTTTAAAAAATTGTACCATAACCCACCCCGTACGATTAGAAAGACCATATAATGTACGATATATTTTTTATCAGTTATAATGAAAGCCATGCTGACACAAATTATCTGCACTTAAAGAAAAGATTTCCACTAGCTCAGCGTGTGCATGGAATTAAAGGCATACATCAAGCACATATAAAAGCAGCCACATTGAGTTTGACCAAAATGTTTTGGGTAGTAGATGCAGATGCAGTGATCAAAGATGATTTTCAGTTTGATTTTGTTGTGCCGGACAAGTATCTTAATGCTGTGCATGTGTGGAGGAGTTCAAATCCCATCAATGAATTAGAATATGGCTATGGAGGTGTAAAATTATTGCCTAAAAGATTAACCATGCAAATGGATACTAATAGAATAGACATGACCACCAGCATATCAGATGTTTTTTTTGCTAATGGACAAGTTTCTAATGTGACCATGTTTAACACAGATCCATTCAACACATGGAAAAGTGCTTTTAGAGAGTGTGTCAAACTCAGCAGCAAAGTGATTGATCGTCAAGTGGACAAAGAAACTGAAAAAAGATTGTTGATTTGGTGCACAGTGGGTGCAGATCAGCCATACGGAGAGTATGCCATTGCTGGAGCCTTGGCAGGCAGAGTGTATGGCACAGACCACAGAAGTAATTCTGATGCTTTGAGAATGATCAACAATTTTGAATGGTTAAAATTAACATTTGTGGGACAGTTTCCACACATAGAAAAAGAAATATTATGATAGACAGCAATATTCCATTTGATAAAATCATAAACTTTGGTCAACGCACCATGCTGGACAGCAAATTATTTTCTGTGAGCTGGATCTTGGCTCGTTTTTGCAACTATGATTGTTCTTACTGCTGGCCTTATGCCAAAAGCAAACAGAAAGATCACAGACCATTGTCAGTTTACACAGCAGTGGTGGATGAAATCAAACGTCAGGCCAGGTTGAATGGATTCACTGACTATCATTTCAGTTTTTCAGGTGGAGAACCCACTGCCTACAAAGATTTTTTACAATTGGTACAGCACTACAGTGCTGATACTGCTCCTGAATATCAGAGTATTCACATGACCACCAACCTTAGTCCTTCGGAAAAATGGTGGGAGCGATGGTTGGAAGCCACAAAAACATTGAACCGTCGCAGCATCACTGCCAGTTTTCATGCAGAATTTTCAGATGAACAAAAATTTGGAGATAAAATATTGTTATTGATGAAACACAATGTGTTTGTCACCATCAATCAAGTGATGGTGCCTGATAGATTCACAGAATACTATGACAGATGCGCAAGATTTAATTCCAGAGGCATCAATGTCACACTCAAACCACAGAGTGATCCCACTGCCAGTCATGTGGTGGAGGGGTATACTTCGGATCAATTGAACACTTTGCAAACAGGTTTCCCTCAACGCATACAGGAAGGTGAAAATTACAAAGACTTGTTTCAAATTGAAATGCAGGATGCTCAAGGCAACAAGTATTACATGGATCAAGCAGAGCGATTTAATGCTTTTGGCTTCAACAAGTTTAAAGGATGGCACTGTAATGCCGGATATCAAAGTTGTATCATCAGAGAACCAGGCGGAGAAGTCAAACGCAGTTACAGTTGTCATGATGAACCACTGGGCAGCATAGAACAAGGGTTCAAACTGTTTGACAAACCAAGAATTTGCATCACTCCCACTTGTGTGAGTTCAGCAGACTCAAAAATACCCAAGGCTAGACATGTATAGATACGAAGATATTAGAGATATTCATTTGGAAATCACCAGTAAGTGTCAAGCCAAGTGTCCCATGTGTCCTAGAAGAATCAGTGGAGGTCCTTTGAATCCGTTTATCAAGCTGGAAGAAATAACTGTGGCACAATTCAAACAATGGTTTCCAGAAAAATTTGTTCAACAATTACACAGTTTGTTCATGTGTGGTAATTTGGGGGATCCAATCATATCCAAAGACACATTGGAAATATATCAGTATCTGCGTGAAGTGAATACTAATATTAGACTGGCCATGCACACCAACGGCAGTGCTAGAGATCCAGAATGGTGGAAGAGACTGGCACAGTTGAAGGTCAAAGTAACATTTGGTCTGGATGGTTTGAAAGATACCAATCATTTGTACAGGATCAGCACAGATTTTGACAAGATCATGCAGAACGCACAGGCATTCATCACAGCAGGTGGAGTGGCCAAATGGCACATGCTGGTGTTTGCTCACAATGAACATCAAATTGAACAAGCAAGAGCTATGAGCAAACAAATGGGCTTCGTGGATTTCTCAATCAAACACACTAGTAGATTCAAACAAGATTATTTACAAGTGATTGATGATGCGGGCAGACCCACACACAGAATAAAGCCCACTCAAAACAGTTTGGACATGATACCACTAATTGAACAATCACAGAAAGAAGAAAAACCACATATTGTGTGCAAAGCACAAAAAGGTAAACAAATCTATGTGAGTGCGTGTGGCAATGTATCACCTTGTTGCTGGTTGGATATGGAATGGATTCCTCCCATGCAAGAATCTAGAATTGATTACATGGAAAAAATTTCAGAATTTCCCAATCTGCATCGTCAAACGCTGGAGGAAATATTTGATAGCGGTTACTTTACCAAGATAGAAGCACAATGGGGTACAGTGGGATTGAAAGAATGCACCAAACAATGTGGTTCATTTGATAAACTAGGAGCACAATTTGTTGAAAATTAATATACAAGACGTTTTATTTTGGATGGATGCTATCAGACAATCTGATGATAGATATCGCACACTGGAAAGTTTCTGGAAAGGTCAAATCAACAGCAAAGTATGGTTGATTGAACAATTAAAAAAATTACCTAGAGCACACAGTATGGATATTTTGATCTGTGGCGGATGGTATGGAGTGATGGCCACACTTTTATTCAACAGTGATCTGTATGTGAACCGAATAACCAGTATAGACATAGACAGCAAGTGTGAACTCACAGCAAATACCATGAACAAACAGTATGAAATTGCTGGAAGATTCCGTGCTGTCACTCAAGACATGATGACTTATAAAGATTATGATCGTTATGATATGATTATTAACACAGTGTGTGAGCATTTAACAACAGAACAATACAATGAATGGTTGAATTTAATACCCAAAGACAAAATTATTGTGTTGCAAAGCAATGACTACGTGATTCCTGAACATGTGAATCCCATGAAAGATTTAAATCAGTTTGTTTCACAAAGTAAACTGTATCCTATTGTAGAACCCAGTGAATTACAAACAGAGAAATACAAAAGATTTATGATTGTAGGAAAAAAACAATGAACAATGAACAAATAACCAAACAAATATTAGAAAAATTTAAAAAAAAACAAATAGGTTGGTTACAACTGGATACTTCATTTGAAAATTACATTGATCATCAAGAATTATCTGCTGTGAATGCCTTTTACGTGGATCACAGAGAAGGAGAAAATCATAAAGGATGGCAAAGTTGTTGTGTGCATGGTTTGGGCATTACTAAAACTCAAGTGTCACAACAATATGGACATGTGGATGAGTTAAATGCTCCTTATTATTGGACTGCTCTAACAAAATTAGCTCCAAAAGCTACTGAATTTTGGAAAAATTTTCCTGCAGAAAAATTTACTAGAGTTAGATTTATGAAATTAGCACCTAATGGATATGTAGGATTACACAATGATTCTCCAACCAACATGTTAGATAACATAGATTTGTTAAACTATCTATTACCTATTAATTTAAGCATTACTCATCCCAAAGATTGCATTATGGAAATAGAAAATCATGGAATAGTACCTTGGAAACCAGGCAGTGTATTTTTAATCAACATACTGAATAATCACACTGTAAAAAACAATAGTGCAGAAGATAGAATACACATGATTGCTCAAGCACACGTGGGTAATCAGCGTGAAAAATTTTGTGAATTAATTGCTAGGAGTGTAATAAAAAATGGTATACTTTGATTCAGTTAACAAAAAATCAGATATAATTTTTATATGTGTGGACAACACACAGTTGATCCAAAATGATGAACATAGAACAATTATAAAAAATATTGCTGATTACAGTATCAGCAACATCTGCAGCAAAGGTTATGATCTTATTAATACATTGGATGTGAACCAAGTCTTGCCAACAATTACAAAAAAATATAGTCATGCCGTGGTGTTTGATGCAGATACAGAATTTTTAGGCTCTATTTTTTTTAATCAATTGACAGAATTGTGCTCAAAAGATTTTTTTTTAGCAGGTCATGTGTTGGATAGACATGAAGGGTATTTTGAATTACATTCACAATGTTATGTGATCAATTTAAAAAAATATGCCCAATACAATATGCCAAACATAACGCAAATTCAGATGAATGCCACACATGAACACTTGGAACCTATAAGAAGTGTGGAAAATTATCATGATGAGTATACTCCTTTATGGATTAAATCAGGCACTGTAAAAAAACAATATCAGCACAAATGGCATGGCAATGAGATATTGAGTATGGCATTGGAAAATCAAGAGAATGTGTTGATATTTGATCCGATCATACGCAATAGTAAACGTTGTTATTACGCTCAATATGAAGAAGATTTTATAAAAAACAGTGAATTTATACATGACCGATATAAATTTGCAAAAAATAAATTGTTCTATCCTATCAATACTGAAGAACCACAACAATTACAGATTGCAGGACCTATCATGCAGTTAATCACACCTGCCAGTGGATTGAACTGGCTGTTTTATTTGCACAAATATGGTTACACTGACAATACTTTGATATCTTTTTATGATCATAATGAAAATGCTTTGCGTTATATAAAAAATATTGTAGAAAAATTCAAAGGCAAAGATTATTATTCTTTTCTTAAATCAGTGATGCCCACAAATACAAACGATTGGATAAATTCTAAAGAAGAAATTGATTTACATTTTGATAAAATCAAACATTTATGGCATATAGTAGAGCACTTACATTTCAGTTTTCATCACTGCGATATACTAAAAAATTTTAGTGTTCCTGTAATAAATGATCATAATACAATAGTTAATCTAAGCAATGTCTTTTGCTATGAACCCAATGCGGCATTTGTCAGTCTTACACAAAGAATAAATGCAGAAAACAATTTAATAAATTATCTTAAAAAACACAAAGAAAAAATTAGTTTAATTTTATCAGACCATGCATGGTCTGGATTAGTGCATTACAACAAACTTACGGGGCGTGTGACTGATTTTATGGAACAAAAAGTAAATTCTTGTCTTAAAGCCACATGGTACATAAAAGATTTTGCACAAAATACACAACACTTAAATACAACAGGATTATATAAATGACTCAAACTGCTTACTATTCTGAAAAAAATTTAGAAACACATCGCCCAAGTCCATTAAGTGATCAAAAAATTAAGAATGAAATCACCAATGTACTCACTGGGGGAATAGACAAAAATATAGACAAAGAGTTATGTGTTCAATTTATTCAAAAGTTTGAACAATATATTTTTTCTTCAACCATTAACAGATTCAAAGGCCATCTCAGTTTCCAAAGAAAAGACGTAATTTTAGGTTGCACGCAGTATATTGATAATCTCTACATGCAAGGCAATGTACAAGTGTTTGAAAATGATTACAGATATCATGAAAGATTGGGTCGAGCACACATAATAAAAAAAATAGAAAATTTAAAAGAAACTGTACCATTGATAATCGCAATGCCATTTCCCAGCACAGGAGACATGAGAAAAGACATGCAATCTATTTTAAATCAAGCACTTATAAAAAATATTCCTGTACACATCGACGGAGCATGGATGTCATGTTGCAAAGATATTGAATTTGATTTTGATCATCCAGCCATAGTGAGTTTTGCCAGCAGTTTAAGCAAAGGATTAGGACTAGGATGGAATAGAATTGGCGTAAGATGGCACAAAGATCAACAAGTTAATGATTCAATCAGTCTTATGAATGACTACAACATGGTGATCAAAGCTGCTGTTAAAATAGGCATGCATTTTATGCAAAAATTTCCAATGGATTATCTTTGGACAGAACATCAAGATCACTATAAAAAAATATGTAAAGATTTTAATCTATTAGAAACCAAATGTATACACCTAGCCATGAGTGGTAAAGGACCTTTGGGAGTATCTAAACTTATAAATTATTTGGAGACGCATGTCTAATCTCAGTTTTTACAATATAGATAAGGTAGATATTCCATTTTCATATGATTGGAAAAAAATTTGTATCAGTATATCTGGAGGAGCTGACAGCGCACTGCTGGGGTATCTACTGGCAGATATTTTTCAAAAAAACAAATTAGATATTGAAATGCATGTGATAAGTCACATAAGATGTTGGAAAACCAAACCTTGGCAGCGTGACAACAGCATGGCAGTGTACAAATGGCTGTGTGATAGATTTCCTAATATTACATTTAAAAGATATGAAAATTTCATTGCACCAGATCTAGAATATGCTCACACTGGTCCTAATCTCACTGATGAATACGGCAAGAAAGTTAGTGGTGATAACATAGAGATAAGAGCTTTTGCCGAATATGTGTGTGATCAAAATCAATGTGAAGCATATTACAATGGAGTTACTCGTAATCCTAGAAACATATCATTGGGCGGCATGCGTGAACGAGATATAGAGATTAATGAAGATAATAAACATTTACAGATTATGAGACACATGAACAAATGGGCATTGCATCCTTTAAGATTTGTAGAAAAAGATTGGGTAGTACAACAGTATATGACACAAAACATACAGGATTTATTTGATATCACTAGAAGTTGTGAAGGAGAAATTCAAGGTATAAATCATACCAATTACGTGAGTAATCAATATGTGCCAGAATGTGGTGAATGTTTTTGGTGTAAAGAAAGGAAGTGGGCCATTGAAAAAATTAAGTAAAACATTTTGTATGCACCCATTCACAGGACTAGCTACCAGAGAAGATGGTGCAGTAACGGCTTGTTGTCGCAGTCAACCGGTAGGTTATGTGGGCGAACAGACTTTAGAAGAAATATGGAATAATGACGCAATGAAACGTATACGAAAACAGGTACTAAATGGTGAACGCCCCAAAGAATGTGATGCATGTTTTAGACTGGAAGATCAAGGTGTAGAAAGTCTCAGACAAAGACATATCAGAGGCAATATACCTGAAGCACGTGTGAATCTTTATCCAGATGCGATGGAAAAACTAAAAGATGATTTTTCTATGCCTTTTGAAATTCCTACTATAGAATTAAAATTAAACAACCTTTGTAATCTTAAATGTCGCATGTGTCATCCTATGGATAGTACCAGCTGGAATGATTGGAGTGTGGTAAAAGAATTTTATAAAAAAGAAGGTAACATTATGTATGATATTGTGGAAAAACACAATTTAGAAACTAAACCTTTCTTAGACAAGTTTCAAGATGATCCAAAATGGTGGGCTAGTTTAGAAAAATTATTGCCTTACTTTCGCAGGGTAGAGTTTGCTGGAGGAGAACCACTAATGGATCCACAACACTATAGAATACTGGACATGTTGGCACCATATGGCCATCAAATAGAAATCAAATATGCCACCAATCTTAGCATGTTAGGCAAAGGTGATAGAACTATTTGGCAATACTGGCCTAAATTTAAAAGTGTGGCGGTGAATGTCAGCATAGACGGCATTGATTCTAACTACGAATATATTAGAGGCAATGCATCTTGGTCGGAATTAATAAACAATATAAAACAAATACAAACTATACCAAACATCAGTAGGATAGTGGGTGCAGTGACAGTACAAGTCAGTAATGTGCTGGTTTTGGATAAAATTATAGAATATTTTCTCGATGATATAGGCATTGTGTTTCACAGTCATAGAGTTGAATATCCTAAAGTCTTGTCAGTACAAGTGTTGCCTCGCAAATTAAAAGATACAGTAATAGATAGATTAAAAACAGTGAGCCATAAAATAAAAGATTTTAAAATGATCAAACAAAATCCTAAATTATTAGCATACACATTGGGTCAAATTCAAGACAATATAAATTATATCAATGCTGTGGATCAAAGTAAACTTTGGCCAGATTGCGTAGAGTTCAATCGTAGATTAGACCAGACACGTAATCAATCTTTTGAAACAGTGACTCCAGAATTTAAAGATTATGTATAAAATAACCAGCAGTTGGCCTCATCAGGATCAAATCAAAGTGGAATGGAATCTTGGCAAGCGTTGCAATCTTGATTGTACCTATTGTCCTGCAGAGATTCATGACAATCACAGCAAACATACTGATATAGCAATGCTCAAATCCACTGTGGATGTATTGTCGCAATTGGGTAAAATACGCATCAGTCTCACAGGAGGGGAGCCTTGTGTGCATCCTCACATTGAAGAATTACTAGTTCATATGAAACAAATGAAAATAGGTTGGATCAATGTCACCACCAATGGTACCAGAACTGTGGAATTCTATCAAAATATTTTGGAAAATTATATCAATCACATTGTGTTCAGTGTGCATTTCGAATCTGATTGGTGGAAGGTCATAAACACGATTATAAAGGTTTATAAGCAGTCCACCAACAAAAATGTTCTAGTACACATGATGATGCTGCCAGGACGTTTAAAAGACGTTAAAGACGCTTGCAAGGCTCTTTTAGAACACAACATATCCTATGCATTAAGACCCATACGTTGGACCAAAACACATGATGATTTTGAAGACATGATACATTACAGTGAAGAAGAAAAAGAATTTTTGGCAGTAAGCAATCATACTCCACCAAAAAATATTTTGGTAGACGACACAGTGAGTTGCAACGTGAATGATTTGCTGATCAATAAAACCAATCAATTTAAAGGATGGAGTTGCATGGCTGGAGTGGAAAGTCTCATGATCAATTGGGATGGTGCCGTGCATCGAGCCACCTGTAGAGTGGGTGGCAATTTGGGCAACATCTATCATGGTAAGTTTGAAATGCCCAAAGATCCCATTATCTGCACTAGAAATTGGTGTACCTGCGCAGCAGATATAGCAATAACTAAAAATAAAAATTATTAACTTAAAAGTTTTTTATTGCAATTAATTTCAGGCTGACAAGTACAATTTTTTCTTTCACATATTGTAGGTACAATATCTGGATAAAATTTATCTGTAAAATCTTGATCTAATAGATTAAAATAATAATTTTTCATAAAAAGTCTATTGCCACAAGCTCCTTTAATACGTCCATCTTTGTCTATTTGAATGGTATCTACACCCACGTGACACAACCATCCTTGAAAGTGATTTTGACCGTTTAAAGAAATATAGTTTTCTGAAACTTTTTTTTTGCTGTGATTACTGAATAACACTGTGGGTGATCGATTAAATTTTTCAAATCTTCTTCTTTTTTTACTAAAAAAATACTGCATTAAAGAAGGTTCTCTTTTGTTACAGTGACTGATATATTTTTTTTGTTCAGAATTGTATTCAACCGTGGCGTGATATATTTCTAACACGTTAATAGCCCATTTGTGATGACTATTTTTAAGTTGTTCTACTATGTTCACACATTTATCCCAAACATGTGGATCCATCAGCACATTGGCATCCACAACTACTTTTTTACTGTGCAAAAGATCTGCCACAGCAATGATATGTGGCACATCCACTCTTTCGTGATGACAGCTCAGCATCACAATGTCATTGTAATGACCATATTCTTCCCACCATCTCAGTGTGCGTGATCCATTGGTGCTGATGCTGATCAAACAGTTGAATTTTTCTTTAAAGTATTTGGTGAATTCTCCAAAATCTTTCCATATAGTGGGTTCTCCTCCTATGATATGCAGATAGAAATCATTTTTGCCAATATTTTTTCTGTAATGTTCAATGAGATGAGAAAGATTTTTTTTAATCAATTCAAGATCGGGCCAACCATGTGTGCCTTCGTTGGATCCGGGAAAACAATACCAGCACTTGTAGTTGCATCTGTTGCTGAGAAATAATTCAATCCTCAAACTATCTTTGTGCTGATTACTGTGTATGGCTACTATATTTTCCATTTTGTGATCTGTGTTTCAGGCATGCAAAAACAAGCAGCAAAAGGACAAGTTACTGGTTTAATTTCTGGATCAAATGTGTCGATAAAATTTGTTTTTAAAATATTATGATAATAATTCAAACCATATAATTTTGCATTGCAGGCACCTTTAAGATCACCGTTCCAATCCACATATATGCTTTCTAACCCTATATTGCATTTCCAATCTTTAAATTCATTCCATCCTTCATTGATATAGGTACCAGGTCTAGCATATTTTGTAGAGCCTTCTGACATGGTGTATTTGCTTTCATACAGTCTTATTTCGTCTTTGAGCAATTTTCGATTTTTCCAAAACCACCATAGACTAGGCCATCTCTTCAAATCTTTTTTTAAATATTGTAATTGTTTGTTGTCATATCGTTTGACTCCAGGAGCAATTTTGTTACTGATGTGATGTGGTTCAATTACCTCTGCCACCATGATAAACCAAGGATACTTACTGTGTTTTTTCATTTTAGCAATGGCCTCTATACCTTGTGACCAGCGATCAGGATCCATAAGCACTTTGACTGTGACTTTGGATCCAGCTGCATACAATATATCTGACACTTCAATCATGTGATCAACATCACCTTGTGCTAAATGCAAGGTAAGATGTGCATTATCTATCTCATTGGCATGTTCTTTCCACCATCTCACTGTGCGTGACCCGTTGGATATAAGGCTAATATAGGCATTATGTTTTTTTTTTATTTCGGCCATAAAAGTTCCTAAATCTTTCCACAATGTTGGTTCTCCACCTGCAATAAAAAATTGAAATTTACTTTTGTTAAGTTTAACTTTATAAAAATTTAATAAATGATCCCAGTTCTTTATGACCAAATCTAAATCTTCAGGAGATCTATGCGTGCCTGTGTTGGCATCAGGAAAACAATAACGACACTGAAAATTGCAGACATTATTAGGATTCCAACGCACATTTAAAATATGTTTCTTTTGAGTGGAATCTATTCTTACAGGTTTCATTTGATCAAGTGAGAAATTTCAGGAAAGGTCAATTGAAAATCAGTTTTTCTATGTTGATCCATCTTTTCTATATATTGTTTAAAATCCGGCAGTAAATTGGTGTGATCTGTAGCATCCATCCAGTCCAGTATGCCTTCCCAACGTTTCCAACCATATGGATTTTTTTCCCAAAACTCCGAGTCCTGAGTATAATGATTCCATAACCATTCTTTTAATTCAGCAAACAGTTGTCGTACATGAGCTTTGTCTTCTTTAGGTAACACACGTATGGATAACCATGTGGGTATCCACAAAAGATGCACCCCTACTAGACCACCTCCAGTAATTTGTCCTGCAGCGTTCGTGTCAAAATTTAATTTTTTAAATCCACAGCTGATTTTCCATTTGATAAAATCTGGCACATGTTTAATGTTTAATATCTGCACAGCCAATGCAATGTTAGTCTGTATTTTTTCACTGGTGCGTTCAAGACGCCATAGATTTTTTTCTACCTGAGATGAATCGGTAGGAAAGCGTATGTAATGCAAACGATCACCTATGGCATCCATGCTTATGCCCACCTTAACTTTTTTAAATTGCTCCCAAATTTCTATTATTTCTTCATTGATCAATGTGCCATTGGTGTTGTAACGTAAACCTATCTTGTGAGCATGTCCTCTTTTAATAATTTCTTGTAGGAAAGCCTTGTGTTCTTTTATTAATAATGGTTCACCGCCTGCAAAATATAATTGTTTTATGTGGGGTATTTGTTCATAGATCTGCTCCCAAAAAGCAGGATTTTCATGCCAGCGGTTATCAAAATCATCCTGCTGCCAACTCATTTGTTTTTTTATTAATTCGCTAGTGAACAGAGGATATACTGTTTTGTGATCATTTACCCATTGACTGGAATCATGAGGCGAACACATGATGCATTTTAAGTTGCAGGTGTGACCTAATCTCAAATCAAGATATTGTAATTTATGCGGCACTGTTCCATCTTCTTGGGTTTCTCTTATGAGTTCTTTGATGTCTGTTTGCTCCTGCAGATACCAAGTGCCTGTTTCCCAAACTCGTTTACTAACTATACCTTTGTCTTCTTCATCAAAACATTTTGTGCAGCTGGCAGGTATTTGTCCAGACAACATTAATTTTCTTACAGATTTCATGTAGTCGTTGTTGAATGCTGCCGTGGGCAAATCTTTGCCAAAGTTTGCAGGCTCACCATCTTCTTTTTTGACCAGTCCTACTTTGTAGTCTCCACTGTCTGCTCCGCTAGCGTTAGCCACACAACATATTCTCATGTCACCATTGGGTCTAGTGGCTAGGTGTATCCATGGCAAAATACAAAAACTAGCACTGCCAGATATCTGTTTAATTTTTTCTTTCCACTCTAAAAGTTGTGAATTTTTTTGGTCTTTATGGGTCGGCAGCAATTTTTCCGCAGCAACTTCATCGACAGATTCTGATTGTTCTATATAAGACATGTTATCAAAGTATATTTACCTTAATTAAATGCCCACATAATATTTTGCGATAAATATCAATATGCTCCAAAAATTAGATGTAATACTATCAGCTCAAGATATTTTGAAAAATTTACCAAAATTCAACACTGAACACAAAGACGAAGAAGTATTCATGTGTAAGACTTGGATGAATGATCCAACAGGAGATTTCTTCTATGACCCTTGGAAGTTAAAATCAGAGTGGCAAACCAAAGAACTAGTGCAACTTTTTAATACTTTAGGACCAGTGGGTGAAGCAAGAATAATTGTAATGAAACCAGGATTCACTTATCTTGCACATTCCGATATTGATGACAGATATCATGTGACATTGCAGGGAGAACACAGCTATTTGATTGATTTGGTGAACACAAAAATGTATCCTACTTTGACCGATAATTGTTGTTATCTTATGGATACTGCACACATACACACTGCTGTGAATTTTGGATATCTAGATAGAATTCAATTGGTAATAAGAAAATTACTTGAACGTGGTCAAATTAGAAATCGTGCTCATGTAAAAATTAAAGCAGAAAATCCTCCATACAACAGTAGATATCTTTTTGATAATTCTTTTTCAGTATGGCTCAACAAAGCAAATAAGAAAAAAATACTTGATAACTTTGTGACAATTTCACAAGAAGAAGTTTCATTGGATTTAGAAAGAGAATACTTGGAAGAATTAAAAAATATTTCAAATCATTGCGGATTTGCAGTGCAAATTACACATGATTAACAATTAAACTGATCAAGTACATTCAAATACACATTTAGATGAATATTTCAAAAAAAATATTACCAAACATAGGAGTAATAGGTGTTGGTCGCATTGGTCTTTGTTATGCATTACTTTTAGACCAAACTGGATATCAAGTGTATGCTTACGATATCAACACAGCTCATATAGAAAATTTAAAACAAGGTGTGGTGGATATTAACGAGCCAGATGTTTATAATTTGCTTGAAAATAATCACATAGTTTTTACCAACAATGCTCAAAAAATATTTCAAAATTGTGAAATAATTTATATTATGGTGCCTACTCCAAGTAACGCTGATGGAAGTTATGATATTTCTAAAGTTCAAAGTATTATCAAACAAATATGTGAATGTAATTTAGATATAAAAGAAAAAATAATAGTTGTGGGCAGCACAGTAAATCCTGGAGATTGTAAAATATTAGAAAAACAATTGCAAGCATATCATGCGGGTTTGTTGTACAATCCAGTATTCACAGCTCAAGGTTCTATAATAAAAGACCTACAACAAGCAGAGATGGTATTAATAGGTGGAGAATCTAATAAGGTTATAAAAAAATATCAACAGATTTATTTTGACATACAAACCATAAAACCAAACATACATGTATTGAGTTTGACCGCAGCAGAGATAGCAAAAATAGCTGTAAATTGTTACTTAACTACTAAAATATCTTTTGCAAATATTTTAGGAGAAATTTTAATCATGTCTAAACTGGATAATGAAGTTGATCTCACATTAGATATGATAGGTTCAGATACAAGAATAGGAAAAAAATTTTTTAAATATGGACTAGGATATGGGGGACCATGTCTACCTAGAGATAATAGAGCACTGTCTCATTATGCGTCTAAAGTTGGAATAAAATTTGCTTTGGGTGATACTGTTGATCAATTTAACCAACAACATACCTTATTCTTAGCAGATTTTTTTGCAAAAAAAAATGTAGAAAATTTGCCATTTTATTTTAAAACCGTATCTTACAAATCAAACGTTACGGATATTGAACAAAGCCAATTATATTTGCTGTGTTGTAAATTGTTAGAAAAAGGATTTATGGTATATATTGAGCCTATTCCTGCTTTACCCAACGAAATTCAAACATCATTGCAACAAAAATTTCAAGATTTAATTGCATTTGTTACTATTACTGACCTACACAGCAGTAATAAAAAAATATTTGAAATTTTTATTTGATTATCATAAACCTGTGGTAATCTATAATAGCCTACATGGACCAATGGTACAAATAAGTATTGAATAAACATTAATTATGATAGAATACTGGAATAACTTTTACAAGCACGAACTAGGCACATTAGCCATTGCTAATTTGGTATACGAGCCTTTGATCAGTCCTAACAAAAACATATTCAAAATGAATTTTAATAAAAATGAATATTTTGTCAATTCCAATATGACTGATGATCTTAGACAAAATTGGTTTTCAAGGGAAATTAATTATATGGAAAAATTAAAAAATAAACCATATGCTCCTGAAATTTTAAACATTGATCACAGAAATAGAACCATTGAATTTAAATGGTATGATCGCAGTGTGAGTAAACTTATACACACTGGTGAAATATCCACAGTGCCCAACTGGCAACAACAGATCAAAGACATCGTTGCTGATTTAATGTCAGAAAACATACGCAAATCTAATCTTTATCCTCACACTTTTTATTTGGATCATCATAATCATATTCGCATTATGGATTTGTATGGTTGCAGCAGCACTGAAGATAGATATGTGTCCAAAGAATTGTTGACTTCAATACTTTTTGATTCTACTCATCCTAGATTTGCTCAAAGTCTTACAGGAGCAATGTATGATACTTTTAAACTGTATGAATTAACTATAAAAATGAATTATGGTGAATGGCCGGGAGATTTTTTAAATGCTTGAATACATGGGTAATAGTATGCACGTGATTGATTGGGATTCTGTAATTAAAGAAGTTCAAGACCAAGAAGGAAAATGTGCCTGCAAGTATCTTCCTGTAAAAGAAGTTGCAGAACTTAAAGAGATCGACGATGCACTGGGTAATTATTGTAGAGATTCCATTGAGTGGATCAATTATTATCCAGGCAAAGAATTTTCTATGGACATAGCTCATAAGTTTGGAGACTTTGTAAAAATGCCCAGAATGATTAAATGTTGGATATCCAAAGTGTTGCCTGGTAAAACTGCACCGTGGCATTGGGACTGGGACGTAGATTGGAAAAAATATTTAGAAAATGGTCAACCAATAAGATTCACAGCAATGATTAATCCTCCTGCTGTGGGTCATGTGTTTATTGTAGGAGACCAAGCATTATACAATGAAAAACAAGGTGATGTTCACAAATGGTCTGATTTTAGATCTTATCACGCAGGCACCAATTGTGGATTGGTTCCTAAATTTAATTTTAATTATTTGGCATACGCAGAATGAAAAATTATATTGGTAATTGTTCTCAAATAATAGATTGGCCCAGTGTGTTGTACTCTGTGCAAAATTCTAAACCTGCTTATCAAGGACCTAGACATAAAAAAGGACAAGATTTGCCTGGCATAGCTGAAATAAGTTCTTCTTGGGAAAAGGCTGGATACAAATTATTATCAGAAGGTGGAACCATTGGATGGGATATGTGTGTGCCTGAAGATAACTTTGATCGAAAAATTGTTGATCAATTTGCAGATTACGTGAATGTTGACCCTTTAAGCTGTTGGGTAAGTGTGATTCACCAAGGCTGTCATGCGCCGTGGCATTGGGACACTCAAGACAATGAGCAAGAGCTAAGAAAAATGGGAAATATAGAAAGATTTCATTGTCATATGGAAGATACTTTTCCAGGTCATGTGTTGATAGTAGAAAATGATTTATTTTATAATGCAAAGCAAGGAGATGTGTATAAATGGCCTGACAGAAATGCCTGGCACGCAGGTTCCAACTGTGGTCAAAGACCTAAATATATTTTTAATTTTTTTGGAAAAAGTCGTACATGAAAATTTTAATGACTGGCCATACTTCCCCTATAGGAAGTGTTTTGTTTGAACATCTATCTTTCACACACCAAGTCACTGGCATATCTAGGCAAAGTGGGTATGATTTAAATAAATTTGAAGATATTCAAAAAATTATAAACGACAGCACAAATTATGATCATTTTATAAATTTAGCACACGTGGGAGATGCACAATGTCAATTGTTATCTTTAATTTATAAAAAATGGAGTGAAGTAAATCATTTGGGAAAGATAATTTCTTTTGGTACACTGGGTACTGAATTGCCAGAAGACATTTTAAAAAAAACTGGCACAGATTTAGATTATTTTAAAAAAAAAATACATTTAGAAAATATACACAAATGTTTGTCTATTCAAAAAATATTTGGCATTCAACCACAAAGTGTGTTGATTAGAATTTTAAATTTTGGAAAAAAAACTGGTTCAAGGCAGGGTGAACCTAGCTGCAATAAAGAAGAAATAATTAGAACTGTTGATTACGTATTAAATGAAACTTTATATATAAGCAAGATTGATTTAAGAAAAATTTAATAATTACTTAGATGATCTATGCCTAATTTTTTTCTAAATTCATCAGTGAACACACAATCAATACGTAATCCATACTCTTGTTCTTTATTAATTTCTCCTCCATGCCAATCTTGATCGTTCCAAAAAGCAGCATTAGAATTAATATACACTTTGTTCTTTGATTCAGGATTCCAGATATAGAATCCTCGTTTAGTATTATGTCTTATGTGTATGAATTCATTTCGGTGATCACTGTAACCTTGCTGATTGCCATGTTTTCCGTCTAGATCTCTGTGTTCAAAAGGCTGACCGTCATGTTCACAATGAAAAAATATCACTCTACCTATACGACTAATAATTTGTTGTGTAAGTAAATTTTTTATCCAAATGACCAATCCTGGAAAATATTTACTTTCTTCAGTAATCTGTCTTTCTGAATTTCTATGGTCCCAATCTCCTTCGTTCCATAGAAAGTAATATATGTAAGGATCTTTGGCACCCAGCACTGCTTTGAGATAGCGTGTGAACTGATTTCTTGTGCGATAATCTTTGATATTGGCATAAAGATCATCACCATTTTTTCTAATAGGATGATCTGCGGAAAGAGCAAGATATTCTTTTACAGCCATATAAATTGGTTTCCAATTCAATTGATAACTCATGTCCTGCAGATTGAATCCTGGCGACATCCAAGTGCCTTCTTTGGCATATTCTCTAGCCAGAGCAAAACCTCTACATATTTCCGGATGTAATTTTCTAAAACCTTCTATGTCAAGATGTTGATCTAGAGCAATGTATGGTTTTCCACCAATTCCTCTTATCATACAGATATTTATTTGTAAATACATCAGCAATTAATTATTATGGCTTTCAAACTTATACCATATTCCGACAATTTAGATCTCAGTGAATTTTACAGCATAGCCAAAAACAAAGGCTTTGTGAATAATTCAACCAAAAAGATGTTGGTGGATTCTTTATCTAACGAAGAAAAATTTCAAGTTTGGATGCTGATGTGGGATGACAGAGTAATTGGATCCAGTGCAGCACACACTTTTCCTGAAATGGGTGCTGATAGTTTCCGCATAGCTTGTCGTATTTGTACCTTTACAGACTGTTTGCCTAAAGAATACCAAATGGTGCGAACAAGAGACACCATTAGATATCATCAAACCACAACTCAACAATTTTTTCAACCAGCAGGTATTAATTGGGCTGGCATAGGAAAAAATTATTATGTTACCACTAATAAAAATACTGACGGCACACAGAGACTGGTGCATTCTATTGTGGCTCCTACTTTGGAAAGTGTTGGTGTTTACACAAGAATCACCGACATGATGTACCGAGGAACCATACAGACTGTGTGGCGTGTGAATGCAGATGTGTATTTTGATCAATTAAAAAAAGTTAAATCATGGCCCACATATGAATAGATACAATTACTACTACAATAATGTACCAGGTCAAGGATTGTGCAGGAACAATCTTGTGTACACCAGTCTTATAAATCAAAACAAAACAGAATTTGTGCAATGGTTTCACAATGACACAGAATATCATCGTGGACAAAATGAAGTGATGGATCCCATTCTGATGGAACAAAAATGGCAGAGAGAAGTGGACATGCTGCTGATGATGCATCACAATTTTCCAAAACACATTCCTGACATATTAGAACTGGACTATGACAATAAAAAAATTATCTATGGCATTGATGGTGTGGATTTTTGGGAACAGAGTCACACAGTGGGCATGGATGCAGTGCTGCCCAACTGGCGTGAACAGATGCTGGAAATTATGCAAGCACACAAAACACTGGGATTATACAAGTATAGTCTACACCCCAGCAGTTACTTTGTGGTGGAAGGCAAATTAAAAAGTGTGAATTATTTCTTCTGCTATCATAAAAGTGAACCATTTATCACAGTGCAGGATCATCTCAGTCATATATCACATGAAAGAAGACAATATTTACTGCCCAAAATGAAAGAAATGCACATTGACATGAACATTCCCACAGATTTTGCCAGCTTGCAGGTATTGTGTTTGGAAAGTTTTAGAAACAATTACCCCAAGGACTTTATAGATGCTGCCATAGCACTGTACAAATAATCATGGAAGATACAAAAACTATAAGTTTGTGCGATCATTGTTATCGTCATTGTGCAGCAGAACGTGTCACACGTGCGGATGGAGTATATCTTGTAAAAACCTGTGAAGAGCATGGAGAAATGCAGCATATGGTAGAAAGAAATATCGAATTTTATCAGCAACTGCATTATGATGTTTCTGGTTACAGTATACCTCACGGCACCATGGTTGAAGTCACTGACAGATGCAACTTGAATTGCCCCCATTGTTATCATAAACCTGATAATAAATTACAGGACCGATCTATAGAAAGTATATGTAAACAAATTGCAGAAAAATTTGATGCTGAATCAGGTGCTGTGATATTGGCAGGTGCTGAACCCACAGTGCGTAAAGATTTACCAAAATTAATTATTCAAATTAAATCATTATTAAAAAAATTAAACAGGCCTGAAGATGTGTGCATATTAACCAATGGAGTAAAGTTGTCTGACAGAGCATGGGTGAAAGAAATCGCTGCTGCTGGAGCCACCATGGTGATGATTGGCATGAACCATCACACATATCAAGGTCACACGGTGCATCAAAAACAATTGCAAGGCATAGACAACTGTATTGCTGAAGGAATTTTTGTGTACTATGTGGGCTATACATTGGAAAGTTTGGATCATATGGAAGAAGTGTTGGAAGAAATTCAATCTTTGGGTAATAAGAGTTGGCAGTATAGGATCAGAGCAGGTTCCGACATAGGTAGATCACCCAATGAACCTAGATTCTTTCTCAGTGATCATGTGGCATTAATAAAATCTATCTGTGATCGCAAAGGATGGACTTGGGAAAAACACACAGCCGATGACAATCTTTATCACTACATGGTGAACATCAACGGTATCACTCATAGGATAATACAGTGGAGTGATCATAAGACCATTGACTTGGAACAATTGCAGTGTGGACCTTGGTGTGACTTTGTGCCGGGAAAACCTGTAACAAATTTTTTACATCAAATTATGTTGCGAGATGCTGTGGTGAATAAAAAAATGTTATTGCACGACACTGTGCCTGATCGTTATGTGATTCAATCAAAAAATATAGATTATAAAGAGTCTCAATGGACTTATCTCAGTTGGGCTGATTATAAAAAATTACAACAAAAAAGTATTAGTATGCTACGAAGTTAGAGAAGTGTACTTCGTATTTGAAAATCGTACCAGATAAAAATGTGTTAGGTGTCTGCACTCTTAATCTCACGTTTGCTCCACTGATATCAGCTGTGACTGCATTCACTGGGTTAGAGCCGGTGAATGTGGATGCAATAGATTGTATGCTGGCTAATCCAGTACCGTTTGCAATCAAAAATTCTCCGATATAACTGTCATTGGCACTATAATGCACGTGAATGGTCACTTTGGCTGCTCTGTAAATTGCGTGAGCATAAGTCAATGCTGTGTAGGTTTCCAGAGTGCTGCTGGTCACTTGTGTGTATGTGCCTGAATTCATTCCGGTTAAAACTTTTTCCACACCAGCTGTGGTGTTGAAAGATGCATTGCCTGCCACTGATAATGTGGCAGTGGGATTGATCATGTTCACTCCCAGTTCACCAAAAGAATTGAAAACTAAAAATTTTAAAGATGCTCCACCATCATCTGAAGTGGCAAAACCTATTGCGCCTGGTACTGCACCTGGTGCTACTGGATTGTTTGAGTCTGTTTCTACACTGGCAAATAAAGCACTGGAAAATCTATAAGCAGTGCCGTCATGTCCACTAACATTCAGTGTGAACAATGGATCGCCTTGTTGCAAAATTGTAGGCACACTGAGAGTGCCTCTAGACACATTTATTTCAAAACTGTCATTGCTGGTGCCATCAGTTAACGAATTAATTCTTAAACTTTTATTAGAGATTACAGGAGCTTTAATATTTAAAGCTGTGCCCAAAGCTGAATTGTTTGCGCCTATTTGTAAGGTGTCCAAACCGTTCAATAGAGTCACTATATTGTCAGTGATCACCACATCGCCGTTGCTGACTATATTGGTGGCAGGATTAGTGCTCAATAATAATGTGCCTGCTGTGCTGTACACATCTGCTTTGATTCTTTTTTGTATGCCATCCACCATTGCTGTGGAGTCATCTGCAAACACTGAACCGTTGAGATCTCCTGTGACATCACCGCTCACGTTGCCTGTAAGGTTACCAGTGACGTTGCCAGTCACGTTGCCGCTCACGTTGCCTGTGACGTTGCCTGTTAAATTTCCTGTGACGTTGCCTGTGAGTGCTCCGTATATGTTTACAAAACGCCCTTCAGCCCAGCGATTGCCCGCTGCACCTATGTCACGTAAATTGTCTGCATCTGGAGTTACGTCGGTAGTAATGCCTGAAAATGCCACAGAGCCAGTGTCTACGGCTGTGCCGCCCACTGTTGAACCATCACCCACAAATAATTGTTTGGTATCTGTGGTGTAAATCAGTTCTCCCTGCAATGGAGTGATCAACAGTCTTTGTGCGTTTGTGCCACGTCTTAATCTCAATGCCATATGCTGTGTTGCTCCTTGTGTGTATTACTGTGTATTTATATCTACAATTGGGTTTATGGCCTTGAACATTTTACTTTTTAAAGAACTTTTTGGTGTGTTTTTCAATGTCTTTTTTGACCTTTTCTGTGTCCAGTCTAAAATCCACATTTTTGATGCTGTCTGTGTAGGTCTTAAACAGCTCATTTAATGTCTGTTCTAGATTGCTGTTGGTGAGTTTTTTGGTGTTGTTTTTGACCTTGATGTCCCACTTTTTACCATCTTTGAAAGTGACCTTGATGGCCAGCAGGTACTGTATGGGTATGGCCCGCACAGTGACATCACTGAACACTTCGGGCCAATGATCCACCACATTTTTGGGCAAATTTTTCTTGCCAAATATCACCATATTGTGCATCTATTCGGTGGATTTGTTTTTGAGTTCGTCTGCTTGTTTTCTCAATCGTGCTGCTTCTTTGTAGAGTCTATCTGCATCACTTCTCAATTTGGCAGCCAATTGCTCGTCAGTCATCACAGTTTCTTTTTTCAAAGATTCCATCACTGGATTCACTATCTGTCGGGCCTGTGTGCTCACTGGTTGTTCATCACTGGGTGTGATGGCCAATTCTGCAATCTTCAAACCTTTTTGTTGTGCTATGGCAGCATTCAAAGCATCCAAACTGATTGTGGTGTTGACATTGGGAGTCATTTCTATTTGATCAGCTTTGACTTTTTTCATCAATCCTTTCACATGGAATCTAGCCAGCATGATGGAACCATCACCCAATTGAGTGCGGGCCATGGCTTCGGCCAACTCATATGAAGTTTGACTGGCAGCACTGTGGATCAAATCCATCAGTCTTATGTGCTCATCTGATTCTAAATTGCTGGTGGGTACCACCAATGCATGTTCAGGATCGCTGGGCAATACTCTATACACCACTCCCACTACTTCTTTGGTGTCTTTGAATCTGCCCAAATGTTTCACTTCGCTCATTACTTTTTATCTCCAGTCACGGGTGCTGCTGGTTTGGCAGCTGGTGCGGCTGTGGCTTGAGCGGCTTGTTGTTGAGCTTGAATGGCATTTAAAAATGCTTCCAGTTTGTTGTATGTGGTGCCCACTGCTTGCATTTCGCCTGCTTTGAATGCACCTCTTTGTGATGCCACTTCAATGATGGCTTTGATTGTGTTTAAATCCTGCACAGTGAGATCACCTGATTTATTGTCAGGAGCTCCAGCAGGAGTGGCAGCTTTGGCCTGTTCAGGCGTGGCTGCAGTTTTTGTTTGTTCGTTCATTATGGTTTCTCCTTTGTATATACAGCAGTTATTTAACTGTTGATGATATAAGGGCAACCTAAAGTGAATAGAGTGAGTTCTTTGGCGTCTTCAAAACCAATTTTGATGGCATACTCCACTTTTTTATCCTGGGAGTTCTGTACCATTTTTGCTGTGTAAAATCTGCCTTTGAGATTGATGCGAATCCAATCATCCAATTTGTCCTGCACACCATAATCAAATCGTATCTGCATGTAGGTGAAATGTGGCAAAGGCTTGACCACTTTTCTAATACCAAAAAAATTTAGAGCATTGGGCTCACCATTTTTTTGCAACATCAGTCCTCGTATTTGGTAGTGATACCGAATGGTGCTTCGATTCTATCGTTGTGGTTGTCATGTATCACAAACACTGTGTCACAATAGTTGGGATCACCCCAACTGTCGTAGGTATATCCATCTGTGAACATGATTAATCTTTTGGGCACAATGTCATTTGCCTTCATGTATTCCCAATTGCACATAAAGTCTGTGCCACCACCACCTGTGATGCTGTACTGACTGATGTCACCATCATTAGGACCATAATCTTGTTCATTGTACACTTCTGTGTCAAAAGTCCACACTTTTATCTTGTAATCTTTGTATTGATCCATGATGGATTTGATTTCGCTCAAAAACACAGTCAATTGTTTTTCACTGATGGATCCACTGGCATCAATGGCCACAGCAATGTCTATGGTTTGTTCAAACTGCGAACCTGGCAGCACCACACCTGAATGCCATCCTTTGCGGCTGGGTCTCATAAAACTGTAATCACTTTTGATGGTGCTTTGAATTTGTGTTTGCAATATTTCTCTCCAATTCATTTTGGGATTGGTCATGCTCTGCACAATTCTTTCCACTTCTTTGGGTAAGTTTCCTGCACCTGCTGCCTGAGCTGATTGCAGTATGGAATCTTTGATTTCGTCTCTTATTTTTCTCAATTCTTCTTTGCTGAATGCGGGCTTTTTTTGTTTGCCTTTGTCTTTGTCATCTTTGCTGGGTCCTTGGCCATTGTCATCACCCCAATCCAAATGTTCATCCAACAGTTGACCTAATTTTTGCAATTGTTTTTCGTCATATTTTTTATAAATTTCATCATACACTTTTTCTGAACTCCAACCTTCATATTTGAAGTCTTGGAATATGGGTATGTCTTTGGGTTTTTCACCAATGTTGTCTCTCACCAATGTGTTGTTCACAATGTAGTCACAGGCCACATTGTAGATCTGTCTATCTCTTTGTTCAGTTCTGCCAATGTGGTCAAACACACAGTGCAGTATTTCATGTGCTATCACAAATTCAATTTCTCTTGAAGAAAGTTTACTGAAAAACTTGGTGTTGTAATAAAGATTTCTGCCATCAGTGGCTGCTGTGGGACACCATTCATCACACTCTTGAATGCCCAATCTAGTGGCCATGTTGCCAAAGAAAGGATGTCTCAACAACAATCCTACTCTGGCCACAATAATTTTATCCAACACTTCTTGTTGTATTTTGTTTAATTTTTCTTGTTGTTTTGTGTTCATAATCATTTAATGAAATTAGGGCACCCTAAGGGTGCCCCAATATGGTTACTCTTTTGGAGTAACCTTTTGTGCGGCAATCACATACTTGCCGTACTTCTCATGGAACTCATCGAAACATTTGATACTGTCTGGATCAATTGGCAACTGATACTGTGTGAGTGCAAGTTTAATGCCCATCACCACTATTTCAGTGTCGAAGTTATCCATAGAAAATCTAAGAAACTTATTGACCTTGTCATTAAACTTCTTATCTTTCTTATCACATGCGTCTTTCAGTTCGTAGCAAAGGGAGACCGTCAAGGAATACATGGCACTGATTTCTTTGGTCTTCATTTTTTCTACCTTCCCTGACAAGATGTCAGATGGATTTGGTAGGTCCTTAGCTACTTTCCTATGAGCCATGAATTTTACTGCGAGTCCTTCACCCACAGCACCGCTTACTAGGTCGGCTGTGGTACTCTCGTCTATTTCGTCACCAAGTAATTCGCTGACGAATGTCCAAGATCTAGGAGTTGCAAATGATCTGCCTGAACTCTTGGGCTCAAAATCGTATAAATCTTTTTTGCTGAATGTCAAAAATCCCACCACATCTTTGTGTATGTTGTGTTGCACAGCCCATTGAAACCAATCCTCAAAATCCACTTTCATTTCAATGTGTATAAATCTATTGGCCAGCGGTGCAGGCATTCTGTATGTGATACCTCTGTCCGCTTCTCTATTACCAGCGGCAATAATCACCACATTGTCAGGCAGTTTGTATGTGCCCACTCTTCTATTGAGAATCAATTGATATGCTGCCGCTTGTACTGATGGAGCGGCTGAATTCATTTCATCCAAAAATAGTATAATTTTTTTATGATTTTTAGACATTGCTTCTGTAGGCAGTTCACTGGGAGAGGCCCAAATCATATTGTTTTCTTTGGCATTGTAATAGGGAATTCCTTTGATATCTGTGGGTTCCCATAAACTTAATCTGATATCAATCACTTTGGCATCTATGCTGTCTGCAATCTGATGCACTATATCGGATTTACCAATACCAGGTGCTCCCCATAAAAATATAGGACGTTGTTTGTTGATTGCGTGTGTGATGCTTCTCTTTGCGTTGTTGGGACTAATCTGCCTTACTGCTAGACTGTCTTTGTCTGACTTTGCCATAATGTACTCCTTTTTTTAGTTTGTTTCAGTGCCTTATTGTTATTACATAATAGCATCTGAAGAATAATAAGTCAAACTTTTTTGAAAGAAAAAAGTGTTCAGATTCAGTGGCTTAAAAACACTTGTAAATTGTGGATAATTTAAGATTCTAATGGTCTAGCCATGGCTTTGATCAAACCATATTTGCGTATGTCGCCTGAAAATAAGTGAAGTTCCATGGCCTTTTTCTCATTGGTCACAATGATGCCATCAGCGGCCAAATAGTATGGACAGTCTATAAACTTGTCTAAAAATATCAACACCTGTGTGGTGATGGTGAATTCCTGTGGAAAAGGCACATCATAGGTGTGCAGTTGCAGGCGATCCTGCACAAACTTCAAACCTTCTTCAGTGAGACGCAATCCTCCTTCATCTTTCACACGACTGTTGCGCCACCAAACGGGTAGGTATTCCTTTATGGTAGTTTCCGTGATGCTTATGTTGGCCTGCTGGAGGAATATTTTAGTGTAGGTGGTTTTCCAGTCCATTATTTTTCGGTGACTGTTTCACCTTGTGTGAGTTTGACCACTGTGAAATCCTGCACATTGAAAAGAGTGTTGAGTTTCTTGGCAAGATTGAATGCATGTCCTGGATTGGAAAAAGAAACCTTCTTGTATTTGGGACCAGGATAATTGGTGGTCATGTTGGATGATTTGAGATTGAATGGTTTATTCTTGTAAAACACGGCCCAGATGGCTTCTGCATCCAAAACTTGTTCGGATTTGTAGTCTTTTTTATTAACGTTCTCCAAAAGAACTGTGGGCTTGGGTCTACTCATGTTTTCCTTGTGATATGAGTTAAGCACGTATATTTATGTCTTTTGGTAAGATATTTTTTTGGTACAGTGGTATCAACACCATACAATCTGTGTTAAAACAGGGTGTAAAACAGCACACACACCAATGCAATTGTAGACATCAAACTGATGGCAAGCAAGGGAAAAAACGCCTTTAATTTGAATCTAATCCACATGTTTTTGCCCTCTTCTTGGAAGTATTCAGGCGCAGTCATGTAGGGATTAAAATGGTTGTTGGGCAGTGTGGTGTTGGCTATTTGTTCTATTTCTTTGTCAGTGATGCTCACAGTTTGCCTCCATCCATCTGTATCTGTATGGTTTCTTCTTTGTCTTTTTTGGTGAGTAAATCTTCATAATTGCCTGCCAATCTACTCATCACAATGCCCAATGTGTAGGCTACATTTTTGGCAGTGGTGATATCGATTCGCACTTCTTTTTGGTTGCTTTGATCAGCCACTTTGATCTGTTGTATCAATTGCTGTATGGGTGCTGTGTTGATGGGTGCATTACTCATTTGAGGTGTGTCCTTCCTGTTTGTTGGCACTGCTGAGTTCTTGTTTCATTTCCAGCAATGTTTTGAATGGTCCTTTGTTGGGATATCTGTCTATGGTGAGCAGTTTGGGACAGAAACTTTTGACCCATCCTTTTTCAAATTTAATAATATAATATCCAGCACAGTACAGTGATTTGGATTTTTTACTTTTGGTGAACAATGGCAATTTCTTCTGCACGTCAAACACTGGATTACAAGGTTCAAACTTGGTGGGATATCCATACACTGTGTTGATGTCCACAGTGGATTCCTGTGACACAGTCACAGTGGTGTTGCCCCACAACCAATCACCTTGGAATTCTTGTCGCAATTGCTGTTCAGTGTCAAACATTTTTGTACCAGTGGCACAACTGAACATGTATCTGTGATCTTCTTGACGACACAGTGTGCCCAACTTGATACCTTCTGATTCCAGTATCCAGAATTTGCCGTCCAATATGGGTTTAGCAATCACTGTCATGCTGTGACCTCCTCTTTAATTTTATATTTGGCATTCAATGGTTCAGCATAACTCTGTGCTTGGTCCACAATTCTTTGCATGTCCCATTTGGCACAAAATTTGATCAATTTGATTCCCACTTGTTCCACTGCTTTGGGTTGGGCTGCTTGTGCCACAGTTTCAGCCATAATTTGTTTGATTTCATCTGGTTGTGCTCGTAAATCACACAGTATCACGTTCCTATTGTAATCATCCAATACTCTGTGTTCCACACCTTCGTGATCCATCCATCTCTGCAACATCATGTTGTTCCAATTGAATCCTTTGTTCTTTCTGTCTTCATATGCTTCTCTCAATCCCACTTTGGTCTTGGTACCTTTGGTTCTCACTCCTGGAAACGCAGAAAATATATTGTCAGTGCTGTCTCCACGCACACATTTTTCAAACAATTGCCATTCTGGCTCAGGCGCTGTTTTGTTTTCACCTGTTTTGTTGTCTTTGACCGGATTGCCTTTTTGGTCAAAATAACCTTTGTCAGTGATGGTCACTTCTGAAACGCCATTGTATTGCTTCACATTGGCAGCAATCAGTTGAGCAAAATCACTGTCTGTGCTGATGATTACATGCTGATCTCTAGGATGTGCTTGTATCCAAGCAGATATCAAATCATCTGCTTCCAATCTTGGATTTTGCAACACTGTGCAATTGGTTTTGTTCTGTATGAATTCTTTAAAATTATCGAAAGTTTCCCAAAATACTGTCTCTTCTTCTTTTTCTTTGTCAGTGAGTGCTGCACGTGCATCCGATCTGTTGCGTTTGTAGGGTGCGTAAAAATCTTTGCGCCAACTGCGTCCTTCCAAACAAAATACCACATGATCTCCTTTGAAATCTTTCCATACTTTTCTTACACCGTTCAAAGTGATGTGCAAAGCCATGCCTATTTTTTCCGCCACATCTCCATTGGTCACATGGCGTGATCTAAAAAACACATTGGCTAAATCCACAAGCAAGTAAGTCATTAACTGATTTCGGATCTATCCTTTCCTAATTTGTTCACATTGATGTATCCAGCACCACGTGTGGCATCTTGTCCTTGCTCCTGCAGCACATTTCTAGTGACTTCTCTAAACCAACCTTCCACTATTTCTTCATTGGTTTCACCTTTGTATCCTGCTGTGATCAGTTCTTCTATGAAAGCATTGTTCCAATCCAATTCAAAGAATCCATTTCTAATGTTTTCTTTGTTGATGTGAGTTTCCAGCACTGCCACCCAAGGTTTGCCTGCTTTGGTTGCTGCTTCTTTTTCACGCAACATTGCTTTGTGTGATTCGCTTTTGTTTTCAGTTGTGTCTTCTTTTTTAAATATTTTTTTAACTTTATCAAATATTCCCATATCTTTTTCCTCCATTATGTACCCCATGCATTTTTAAACAGAGGCACCTGTAATCTATCACTGTATCTATATCCCATCTTCATTGCCAGTTCCGCCACTGTTTTGTTGTTCATATGATAGACACTTTCCACTCCACCCACAGGCATCAGATACACTGATCCTGAGAATCCTGCTTTACGATAATCCTTCACTGCTTCTATGGCTTCCAGCACATCTGCTTGATTTGCCACCACAAATTTCAAATACACATGACCCACTTCACCATATTCTGCCACCACTTCAGGCAGTATGGCTTCTTCACGTTTTTCTCCGCTCACACTCAATTTTGCACTCACAGAGAATGTCACACTGTCTTTGTTTCTGTTGTTGCGTTGCGTCCATTCTTTCAAATATTTTTTAAAATCCACATGCAACTTTTGAGTGCCATTGGTTTCAAAAGTGATTTCTTTTAGATCCTGCATCTTCACATGTTCCAACACATCTGGATATGATCTCTGCCAACCCAGCAATGGTTCTCCGCCTGTGAATATAAAATGTTCATCCACCCATCGTTTATGAGGTAATATCTCCATGGTTCTTTCCACAATGGCATCTGATGTCAGCATGGGAGATAAATCTTTGAATCGCGGATCCCAAGATGCATATGAATCGCAACCTGTGTTCACCAATGGCAGCTCTTTGTAATCTTTGAATGGATGCAGTTTGTGCTGTTCAAACACTCGGTCATTCTCATCACTGCGCATGCCTCTGGGCAATCCAAAGCCAGCACAAGTGAAGTTGCAGCCAAATGTTCTCAAGAACACCGAAGGCACACCCATGTATCTGCCTTCTCCTTGTATGCTGTAGAATAATTCTGCTATCTTAATCTTGCTCATACTAATTCTTCTGCAACTCCCAATAGTTCAGCTATTATCAATAATGATCCTGCTGTGATAAAATGTCCGTATATCAATGCCACTCCTGCAATGATTCTAAATCCACTTTTGATCAGTGATATGTAAAAATGTCCTCGGCTGGTGTCTTTAGGCTGTATGTTCATGTTTAATTTCTCCCAATGGCGTTGCTGTGGATGAATCAGTGTAATCTAAACCTGATTTGTTGTATTCTCTCTGCACAGTTTCTTTAATCATAATGCCATCTCTAATTTTGTATGTGATCAACTCTTGTCTAATCACGTTTGCAGTATCTCCTTGAAATGCTGCGTAGAATGGTCCATCTTTAGTTTTCATTTGTTCTCCTATCTTGGTGCAAATTGTTGTTGCAAGTTAATATTATCCATAAATTCTTTTTTAGTGCCAGCATCATCTTTGAAAGCACCTTTCAGCACAGTAGTCTGTGTGAGTGAACTGTGAGCCATTATGCCTCGGTTTTCACAACAACCATGTATGGCTTGTATGTAAACTCCAAGATCTCTGGCTCCTGTGGCTTTTTGAATTTCATTGGCAATATCATTACACAATGCCTCTTGCAGAGTGCCTCTTCTAGCACACCATTGTGCTATTCTTGTGTATTTGCTCAAACCTATCACTTTGCCATTGGGAATGATTCCAATGTATGCCACGCCGCTCACTGGTTGATGATGATGACTGCACACTGATTTTAATTCAGAACGCACCACCAACATGCCTGTGTAAGCATTTTCTCCCACATTGGGAAATGCTGTGGCATCGGGTCTAGATTCATATCTTCCACTCATTAATTCTTTCAAATACATCTTGGCCAATCTATGTGCTGTATTTTTGCTATTAGGATCGTTGTTGGTATCAATCACTAGACTGTTCAGCACAGATGAAAACGATTCAGATAGTTCCTGTTCCAACAGTTCTAATTCACCTGGTTGAATGTGATCTGAAATGTTGTCATCAGCATGATAATTCACGCCAGCCGCAATCAGTCTTTGTTTAATCTTTTCTGATACTTTCATTATACTCCTTATATTGTATTATTTTAACAGATTTGTTCCAGTTTGTCAATGATTTGTGCCAAAACAATTTGATTACCTTCATCATTGTAATGATTGATCTCCCCTCTGTAGTTAGGCCAGATCATGCTGAAGTCCAACAGATTCCGTTCCTCCACAAAATGATTACTGATACCAAAATTGTCTATGTGCAGACTGGTGATTTGCTCCAATCTTCTGTGTATGTCTCTGCGTATCAATCTGTAGATATCTTTTTGGTATTGATCATCATAGTGATATCTAAACCAATTTTTAGCAGTATCTAAACTTTTATTAAACCAACTGTTGCGAGATTCAATGTCATTTAGAATGAGATCACAATCTTTGTGCAATCCTTCTTTGTGTATGGGATGGTTTGGTGTGTGTACTCTACTGGGACTGGTATGACTCACAATCACACAGTTATAATCATGCTGCCACCAAGGATTGACCATACTGAAATCCATCAGCTGTCGTAGTATTTTGTATTCACTCACCCCTGCCTGTGCAAGATTAGTCACTTGATATTTTGTGGCCAATTGACTGGGCCATCCTGTGACACCATTGGGCCATTCACAGGCAAAGCTGTCACCAATAATTAAGATTTTTTTTGATTTTTCATCCATGGTATATATTTCTCCACAATCAATTTGTGATAATCAAAATTGTAATGTTCTTTGTCATGCAATAGATAATCAGTGGGATTCACATTTATATCCAACATGTATTGTTCAATGGTTTTTTCTGCCACAGTGGTATTTTGCAATGCACCATAGTATTCCAAACTCTTGGGCCATTTCAATCTATTCATGAAGTTAAACACATAAAGTTTGGCGTTGTGATCTCCACATATCCTATCCCATGCAAACACGTTCAATAGAAAATCACGACGTTCCAAATGTGTGTTCAATTCAAAAAACAATTTGATCTCCATAAAAGTGTTTTTTCTAATATCTGGCTTCTGTAGTCCTTCTGTTTCACTGATCTGCAAGCCTGGAAATCGATTGTAGTCTTCTGCTGTGGGTTTATTGTATAATTGAACTCTGCCCTCTTTTACTAATAAATCTAAATATTTTTTCACTGCATCTGTGCTCTGTTCACATTCATGCACAAAATAATCCAATGGCAATGCTTCATCTGTGAGTTTCTCATCAAAAGCCAACACAAATCTATTCAATGGCGCTAAACAAAGAAACACTTCATCTGTGTCTGGAAATTTATTAAACATGTGTTTCATCCAATCAGTGTACATTCTGTTGGTTGTGCCTGCATGTGCATAGATGCACACAGGTTTATTGTTCACTGTGTTGTAAATTTCAGCATAGTTGTTATCATTCCAATAGGTATAACTGCCTGGCCCTGTTTTGTCAGGCACAGTGACATATCCACAAGTGTGACTGTCTCCTATGAAAAGTGCTCTGTTCATTTTTTATAATTTCCTTTGTGAGGTATCACATGACGCACACCACCTGTGGGATCCATCATATCTCCTTTGCGTCTTGGAATCAGATGCACGTGTGGATACATGCAAGTCTGCCCTGCTGCTGCTCCCATGTTGATGCCAATGTTGTAACCATCTATCAATCCTTTTTGAATGTTTTCGTTGCCAATCTTCAGTGCCAATTCAAAACACTTGGTGATATTCTGTTGACTGGCTTCTCGAGGCACTATGAGTGCGTGTCCTTCTGTGACAGGATATGCATCTTCATACCACACACAATCTTTCAAATCATACACTATTTTTGACCAAGGAGCTCGGCCTTCTTTTTGTGCTTGTTCCAGAGTGTCTGTGGTGTGCATGTTACCATTGCTCCCAAGGAAACACAATCCATCTAGGATCTTCCAGTTTGTTGATCACATAACCTTTGTAATCTATTTCTTGATAGGTGCTGGCAGTGTTGTGCAGTATGGCAGCAAACTTCAGTCTTTCAGGCTTGCCAAAATTGTTCATAATGTAATTCCAAGTGGCTCCTGTGTCATTGATATCATCCAAGATCAACACCCGTTTCTGCCAAGCATACACCTTTTCCAGTGTGCGGAGATCTGGAATATCTGCGTGATCTCGCAAGCTCACATTCAATGTTTGATGCGGTATATCCAATTTGTGCGACAGATATATGGCTGGTATGCAGCCTCCTCTGTTCACACCCAATATCACTTCAGGCAACCATTGCTGATCCGTCAGTTGTTGATGTATGTTCAACAGTGCTGCACGCATCTGGATCATGGTAAAGTAATTTTTATTGACAGTTTCCATTTAAAAAGGCATTCTCAGTTGCATCTTGTTGTCATAATCATCCACCACAATGTTGTAGATGTTCTTAAATTTTTGAAACGCAATGTCCAATGTGGGATATTGTTCGCACATCTCTTTCACTCTGTGCATTTCAGGCATGATGTCTTCCCATAAGATAGGCAGTTTGTAATCTTCAAAATTAACACCTTTCATAGCATCTGCTTCAAAATCAATACCTGTGGTAGTGACCGATGCGGCTCCAAATCCATAGGGCACTGATATGGTGGTGGCTGATACTGTGTTGGTGCCTGTGTTGGCAGTGTAATTGAAATCTGTTTGATAGACATTTTGTTTGATATTTTTATCTTCCATTTGCGATCCTTTGGTAAAGTTGTTTGCCACTAAAAAAGTTTTCTGCCAATGATATTTTTTGTTTGTGTACCAATGGAGCATATTTCTTGTAGTTGGTCATATAATCTTCTATTTTTCCTTTCAGCAGATGTTTGTGTTTTTGATAGTGCTCCAAAGATTCTGTCCACGCACTGGGATATTTGAACTCTTCATGAGCCATTTCTTTATAACTTAAACGATCAGGAATCATAGGAATCACTCCCAATACTGCACCTTCATACCAACTGATGCCCAATGTTTCTTGTAAATTAGCACTGAAAATCAGTTTGGCTTCTGCTAAAAGATTGTGATAGTCATTTTTATTTTTGCACACTTCCAAACAAGTCACAAATTCATACTGTGGCATTTCTTTGGCCAAGTCTTGAAATATGTTGTGTTGTTTTTCTGGAGCTAATCTGTGTGGAAAAAGAATAATGTTCTTTTTTGTGATATTTTTATAACCTGTGAGATCAGCATCCAAATATTCCATGGGCCATCCACATCTCACAATCTTGCCTGTGTGAAACATATGGTCCACTGTTTCTTTGTCTGCCATTCTACCCAGATCCATCAAATTGTGTAAAAACATATCGATATGAAAATCTGTGGCAAAGTAATTGTGATCAAATGATTCAAACAAGCTCTTCTCTGCCCAACGCACCCAAGGTTTATCACCTATCAGTCTGCCCAAAAAGTCTTGTGGATCATAGGATCCTGCGTGCCACATGCCACCTATTTTAATTTTTACATTCAATAGTTCTGCCATGTACTTGAGTTGCAACACAGTGGGATTCCAAGCATCTGTGTACAGGAAATAATCACCATCTTTGATGTCTCCTGCACTGAACATTTTAGCAATCTGTTCCAATTGTCTACTTTTGTATATGTTGGTGAATGCAAAATTTAAAAAAGCACCCGGAGTGGTATTTTTCACAGCATCTCCGCCGCTGATCACTTGAACTTCAGTGTTGGTGTGTCTTTTTAATTGAATGGGTAGATATTTTTTCCATTGCTTGGTGTATCTAGTTTCTACTTCTTCTAGATCCACAATATAAATCTTCATGCACTACCCTAATTAATTGTTACAGATTGATCAGCAGGCCAAGTTATCACTGCCCCGTTCTCACCATCTTCACTCACATCTATCGTGACTTCTCTTTTGGGATATTTTGCACTAATCTGTTGATACAGATCAGTGGCCATCATTTCACAACTTTTGTAATCTAATTCTAATACACCTTTGCCATATAAGTTTTCCAGCCATCTTTTAAACTGTATAAATTCAATTTCTCTATCATCATGAAACACTTCTATGGCTATTTTGAAGTGAAACATGTGTCTGTGAGGATAACCCAAAAAACTCACATCATATTCATCACCTGTTTTGAATTTTGGATCTGTCAAAGCAGCAGGAAATTTGTGCGTGCCTTCTCTGCGAAATGTTACCCAAATTTTAGATTTCATATTGTTCATGTGTTTCAGTATTTAGGTTTATAGTATAACAACCTTTTCAATGTTTGTCAATGTCCACAGGATAGTCGCCTTTGTATTCACTCCAATCTGTGTAGGTTTTTTTGGTCATTAACTTGTCCAAATCATGTGTCCAAACTCCTGAATTGGTTGCTCCCCAAGTGACATCGTCCAGTTTGATCACTGTGTTGGCATTGAAGTTTTTAATATTAGGTATTTTTACTGATATCATGTTGATAAAATGATTGTTCTTATGCCAATTCATTCTTGATACCATTTCTGCATACTGCACATCATAATCCAATGTGACCCAATGTCCCAAATCTAATAAATTTTTAATAATGTTATTCCAATCTGTCCAATTTTCTTCTGTCACAGGAGTAAAACTTTGACTGGTGCCAAGATATACATGTCTTACATTAGTTTTTTGAGTGTGTCGCACAATGTCTGCCAGTGCTGGCGTGCCTACAACAAACAGAGTCTTTTCACCTTTCATAGCAGTGTTCTCCACTTCTTTGCCTATGAAAAATTTTACTTTTTTTCTTGATTGTGTGTTCAACATTATTTTCTCCAATCTATATACCCTCTTGCATAGCCATTGGTTCTATTTGTAGCATCTGCAAAAGCATCACGCCATTCAGTGCTTCTGCTGTAACCTTTGGTCCAAAAGTTAGAAACATCCAGTTTGCCTGTGCTAATAAAATCCACTGCTTCACGCATGCATTCTATAAATTTTTTATTTCTAGGACTGGGAAATCCCACAGTCACAGCATTCCATAACAGATGAGCAAAATTAGTGCGAACTGAATCTGTTTTTTCAGCAGCCAGTATTAATAATGCTTCAGCATTGAACATATTTCTATCAAACACTTCTGATTTAGTATTCAAATCTATTATAACATCAAACAGTCCTTCAGCATTGTGGGTAAGTTTTTCACCCCAAAATGCTTTGTTGTGATGGCCCAACACAGTGACATCAAACTGATAATTTTTTATTTGCAAATAGGTATACACCACATAAGACAGAAATCCACTGCCTATGATCAATAATCTATTATTATTGCCTGCTTTGTTTTTGATTGCTGTTTCAAACTGTTTGATCACATTGATGCCACAAGCCACAGGCTCCACAATGTATTTGGGATCTGCTGTGGGCACTTTAACATAGGTTTCTGCATCACAATTGTACTGATCAGCATAAGCAGGTTCTCCTCTGGTGGCCACAAAATCTCCCACTTGAACATCATTTACTTCACTGCCCACATGAGTCACTTGACCCAATCCTTCATGTCCTTGCATACTCAATGGCAATGTTTTGAATTTACCCAGCATCATGTCCACATCACTGCGACACACTCCAGTCATAATATTTTTTACTCTAATTTGTTCAGGATTTAATTCAGGAATATCTATACTGCCTTCATGGAACATGCCATCTCCTTTGGTATATAACAGTTTAGTTTCAGTCATTGATTGTATTATGAATCCAAACATCATGTTCTTTGTGTTGGTTCCAAAACTCCTCATTGTTAATATTATTGAAAACATCTTGAATCATAGTGGCATAAACTGGTTCAGGACACAGTCCCAGTTCAAAACTTTTAACTAATTTTTCTCTCTGATAGCAATGGATTGCTCTGTCATCTTTGTCCATGCTGCGCCAATCAGCAGTTAGAATATATTTTTTCTTACCATCATTCAGTATGATTTCATTCCAATCATCCACATTATATGTGCCATCCAAATTGATCGAACCATATTCTGTGCTAATGAGTTGATCCAGTTTCCAATTTTGTTTAACAATATTGCTCTCTATTTGAAATTCTTTGTAGTGGTTAGGATTCATATAAATGAATATGCTCAATAGATGTGGCATAAGATCTCTGCTGACTCCACCAAATGATAATTTTTTAGTGGTAAACCAGCTGCCTGGTGCTGGCACTCTATCACGATTGATCCAATTGATATGAATCACTTCTGCTGCTGCTGTTCTGATATTGAATTCTTCTTCCCATGTTCTCCACATGTTGTTTTTGATCATTATGAATCTAGTTTGAGGATATGTGAGTTGTAGTGTCTGCCATCTTTTGGCATTGAGTACTCCTGGTTTTTCCACAAACACTATTCGACAATGTTTGGCAATCTTTTGAGCAATTGTATCATGTGTATAGTTGGGAGTGCAGATGAACGCAGCATCCAACAGAGGATGTGCATACAAGGCTGTGTCAAGATTGGCAAATGTGGCCTGCTTGCTTTGATCTGTGTCCATGGTGATCACTTCATGCCCCAACTGTGTCAAAATTTTTGCATACAGTTGCCCCATGCCTAAACCTATCACCAATGTTTTCATATTTTTAATTGTTTTCTATATTCTTCTATTTGTGTTTTGATCGCCAGTTTAATTTTCTTATAATTCTTTAATAATGCTTTGCTCTCCCAACTTCTATCATGTTCTCTTTCCTGTTCCATTTCTTCAGTTTTTCTATGATAGTAATCAAATTCGTGTTCTAATTTTTTTAAACTTTTATTCTTTTTGCTCATGCTATACCTCCTCAAATAAGTTAGAAAATTGTGTTGAAGCATTCACTGTTTTTTTGCCTGTGGCGCCTCTGGTGCCTATGATACTCATCCAAAATCTATTGTATTCCTCAATCACTGCTTCTGCTGTGTCTCTGCTGTCTGTGGCAAATATTGCTTCCACTATGTCTTTGAATGCCACTTTATCAAATTTTTCTTCCACCAACATGCGTGGAGTTAATCCTGCGTCATACTGTCTGTTGGCTTCCTGCACAGCATTGATATGTGTCCAAACATTGTGTGCCATTTGTAATGTGTAACTGAATGAATCCCAAGATGTTTTGGGATCACCACCCACTTTGTTTTTGTCTCCTGGCGCATAGCAGGTCACATCTTTCAACTGTAATCTTTGACTGATTGGGCTATCTTGAAAATTATCAAATATCTTTTCTTGCAACACAGCATCTCTAAACATTCTAGTGTCACCAGCATATTTTTTATCATCTATGCTGGCAGCCATTCTATATGACCATTTTTCTCTGTCTTTGATATCCACTTCTGTGTAAATTTGTCCATTAGCAGATGCTAGGAATGGAGAAGCACAATCAAAACTCATAGTGAAATTTTCATTGTGATATTTTCGCACAGCTCTTTGTATGTCTGTCAACAACACTGCCCATTCCAGTTTGGATGTGCCTAGGAAGTGCATCCAATCATGCACACCTTTTTCTAATAAGCCATCAAATCTCAATGCCACCAATCTTTTCAATATAAGATGCACATCACACATGTTCTGACCGCCCATTGCCCAACCATTAAAATGAGTGGTGGGATATTTTTTAGGATCACAGTAATCTTTCATCTGTTGATACCAATCATCTGCTTGTTGAAAGTTTTCACCTTGCAACACATTTAAAAACTTACAAGCACCCGTTCTAGTCTTCATGAAGTAATCATTGTTGATTCTGGTGCCATCCACTGCTTCTTGATAGGAATTGATATTGCTGGCTTTGGCACCTTCTGGAGAACGTGAAACCCATGCTGGAATATCCAATATCATACCATAGTCCATGTTGGCATCCATCCAAGTGAGCACCTGTTCTCGCTTCTTCTTGGCTCGGGGACAAGTGGGATCTTTCCAATTGCCTTCCCATACTCCTTTACCAATCTGAAACCCTCCTGAATCACCCAGTACAAAACTGGTTTTTCTATCTCGGTTTCTTATGATGTCATCTCTGGCACTAAATTTGTCCATGTTCAAGTCAGCATGACCTGCACTGTACAAATGCCATCTGTAATGAAAATATGTGTTGGTGGGCACAAGATAATTCATGCCTTCTATGCCATGATTAAAAGCAGCCGGAATCCTATGAGGCAGAATATAATCTTTCTCATGTCTGGCTTTGCCTATATCTCTCGCATAGAAACTGCTCAACGCCGGCAGAAAAATAGCGTAATCCTTTTGTTGTGCTGTTAAGTCAGTGTGCATAAATTTACTTGTGTAAACTATTTGGTCTGTGCTGGCAATATATAATTGTATTCAGCGATACCACTGTCCACAGTTAATTGCATAGCACCTTGATCACTAAGACTCATTTTGATCTTGCCATCAAGATTCAATATGCTGATTACCTGTTGAATGGGCCAACTCCAACCTTGTTTCAATTCACCCACCACATTGGCTTGGAATATAAAACTTCCTGCATGCGAATTAGCATCTCCAAAGTAAAACATCAAATTCTTGTTTTCAGTTTTTACTGTGAACACAGTTTCTTCTGTGTGTGCTGCTGCCTGCAGTTTTAATCTTTGAATACTGGCCAGTGTGGGTTCAAATTCTATGCTCCAAGCTGTGCCTTTAAACTTGATTGATTTAAGTTTTTCATTGATGATTTCAGTGTTCATAAATCTGTAATCATTTTGGAAATCACCTGATGAATTTTCAAAGTGAATATGAGTTGGAATTTCCACTCCATTGCGTGTGGCTTTGACCACATTTAATTTAGCGTCTTTTTGATACTCAGGACATTTCAAATGCAATGCCAGTTTGTCCAAGTTAGGCATACCAAATGTACCTGTAAATTCAAATACTTTTTTATTGGTTGTTGCTGAAAGAATAACTGATCTGTCTTCAGCCATACTTTCAATTTTGGTTTTTTCTTCGTTGGTAACTTTTACTAGACTCAAAAATCCTAATTGATGAGTGTGTGCTACCACGTCTTGTAAGATGTCTTTCATTTTGTGTTCTCCATTGTTGTGTTCATTATATTTAGGCCTTAGTCAGAAGTCAAGTGATATTTGTTTTTAATGTACTCAATCACATTAACTTTTGGTTCCCAACCTAAATCTCTTAATTCTTTGATATTGGCACAGTTGTCCATTCTTTCGAACTCATCACCTTTAACTGATGCATAATTCGTTATGCCTGCCGAATCCACCAAAGTTTTTAAATTGTTGCTGATTCCACAGCCCACGTCTATTACTCCTGTGATGTCTTTGGTCATCAATAGATCTATGGCAGACACAATATCACTCACATGTATGAAATCTCTGGTATGATCAGTGATGTACTGTATGTTATTTTTGAATAATTTAGACATAAACATATCTGCACGGCCATCTTCAGCCCACACAGTGGTAAATCTTAATCCCAAACTATTTTTTGGTGCAATTTTTTCCATAGCAAATTTACTGAATCCATAAGGATTCAATTCTGGTTCGGCAGCTGAACTGCTGCTGGCATATATTATCTTTGTGTTGGGAAAGGCAGCAAATAATTTTTGACTTGCCAACACATTATTTTGCCAATATTTTATAGGATTCTGTAAACTGTCTCGCACAGAAGCTATACCAGCCAAATGTATCACTAGATCCACATCATAATTTAAATCACAAGTGAGTAGATCTTGCTGATTGTTTCGATCCAATCCAATCACTGTGTGTGCAAATTCCAGCACTCCATTTCGCATCACTCTCACTGTGCTCAAATAATCACGCAGATATGACCCTATAAATCCTAGATGTCCTGTCAATAGTATTTTCATTTTTTCTTCACTCCCAGTTGTTTAAAAACTTGTTGCACACATTTGGCCTGATAGTAACAGTCAGCCAATGCATTGTGTAGACTGCTCTGCATGCTCTTTCTAGGATCCTCAGGCATCAGATCAAACAGTGTGCGACTGTCTCTAATCTGCCAATAGTTGAAAGGCACAGGTGTACGAGCTTGTTCATATAAATTTTGTATGATGGCATAGTCAAACAATGGACCTTGACACCACAGCTGATCCAATCCCACACACCATTTGTTGAATTCTTTGGCAAAGTCTGCAATGATCACTCGATCTGTGTCTCCCAATGCTTCATCACGTATCTCGGGTGCCTGTCTGCCCCACCATTCGATGGTGCCTTCATCCACAGTTCTACCCAATGCAGTCTGTTCATCCACATTCAATCTCCAGTATCTGCCTTCATAAGGTTCCGAATCTGAGTGTGGATCAAACTTGATAGCGCCCACAGTCAATATGGCAGCATCTGGTCGAGTGCCTAATGTTTCTAAATCTACCATGCCGTATCTTGCCATCTAATCTCCCAAGTCAAATAATGTGTTGAATGTGTTGCCTGTTTCTGTGCTTTGAATATCCCAATCCAGCACTCCCAACAGGTTGCCCAATTTACTATCGATCACTGTGGTCTCCATGGCTGCATGATCAAAAGGTAATTCTTTAAACCATTGTGGTATTCTCAATTGATCTGTGGGATAGGCCACACTGGTATAATCTAACGGGTTATTTTTAAGTTTGCACACAATCACTTTCATACCATCCACAATCTCTATACTGTATCTGTCATTGTTCATGCGTTTGAGTGTGTTCCAATTGATGCTGGCTCTCACATGTCCTGGCATGTTGGCTTTGCCTTGTGCTTTTTCTTTCTTTTGATAATCTGCCACATTGTTGGCACGTTTGGGTGAGCCTTTTTCCCAACCTGGACGCAGTTTGAATTCATTTCTAAATGTGCTGATTCTTTCCAGCACTGCTTTCTCATCCGATTTGGTCAACACCATCAGTAATATCTCACTCAAAAAATCCTGCACGAACACCGGAGTGTCCGAACGTTTGAGATCCAATCCCATGGCTTTTACTTTGCCTGGTTTTCCTTCTACATCCATACGATTGCCTTCCAATTCATATATCAGCACAGCATATCTTTTTTTAGTGATAAACAATCCTGTTTCACTGATGGATTCACGACCTGCTTGAATCACTTCTGCTCTTGTTTTTGGACAATGAAATGCTTCACTCATGAATGCTTTAAAACTGTTGTTGACTTCTTCAGCCACTTGATCATACAGTCTAATCACACTCTCTTTGCTCCAAGGAATCAATCCAGCATCAATATCTTTCTTTAAAACTTTGTAAGCACTAAAATAAGCAGAGTCTGTGTCACCATATATCACAGCATCACCCAGATGATCGTATGTGCCTGTGATCACTTCGTTGATCTTGGCTGCCATGTGTTTGCTGATGGTTCTACCTGTGAGCGTGGTGGATTGACCTATGCGTTTATCAAAGAATCTACAGCCTGGATTCAATATGGCACCATACAGCGAATTCAAATTAATTTTTTTGACCAATTGTCTTTTGTCCCAAAATTCAATTTCTGCTTGATTGCTGGCATGTTGTGCTTTCTTTTTCATGGCTTGCATTTCTGTTCTTTCCTGATACCATGTTTTCAACAAGCCAGGAATAACTCCTTCAAACTCTGTGGTAAACATGGTGCCATTGGCACTGATCATGATGGGATTTCTGCTTTCAAATATCATTTTGTAAATTTCTGCACCACTTTTTACCTCGGTTCTACCATCTTCCCAATCAATGGTGATGGGCTGATCTCGTCTCTGAGTCATCACATATTCATACTCCAAACTGCCAAATTTGTTTTCCCATGCTGCTGCAAATGATTTGCCTTGCAGATTAATCTGATCCTGTAGGAATGCTTCAGTGTAGGTGGGTCTCAATTGTCCTACCACACATTCAGGAGCCATGTTGAGTGCTCTGATCACACTAGGATACAGTGAATTCAAGTCCATGGATCCTATCCAGTCATGCAGTCCTTTTTTGGGAAATGCCACATAAGCACCTGCTGCAGTGGTGTCATCACCCTCTGCTCTGTGTGGTCTATTGGGCACTTGCAATCCTCTTTTGTGTGCTTCATTGATAATGGCTTGCTCAGTCACGGCCACTGCTCCCATAGTGGTTTGCATCAACACAGTGTTGGCGTGTGCCAGTTCATTGCTGAGTTCTAAAAATTTAAGTTTTTTATCCAAATTGTTCAGCAGTTGCACGTCCTGTCTATTGTATTCCACAAAAGTTTTAAAATCTTGGTTGTACAATTGATCCAAGGTGCCTTCATACACTGTTTTCTTCTCTCCCAACTCCATTTCACCTATGGCATCCAATCTGTATGTGTGGCGTTCTTCATAGGTATATTTTCTATACAGTTCCAAACTGTCTATGTGTACTCTGCCCACTAGATCATAGGTTTCTTGCTCACGTCCATACTTTTCAAAAGTTCTTTTTTTGGGCATCTGTGACCACAAACAAAAACGTCTGGTGTCATCTTTGCTCAATACTTTGCTGACTCTATTCACTAGATAAGGCATATCATAGCCTTCTGAGTTCCATCCACTCAGCACATCCACATCTTCTATGATGTCCAAGAATGCCTGCAGCATGTCTGCTTCACGCTCATACAGATACAAATTTTCAATGTGCTTGGTCTGCTCTCGGGCTTGCTCCATGTTTAATGTCTTGGGAATCAGTGCAAAAGTAACCATGCTGTTGATCCATTGTAGATACACAGTGATGGCAGTGACTGGCATGAAGGGGTCTGAGGGATCAGCGAATCCTTTTTCAGGATCAAAGTCTGCTTCTATGTCAAAAAATGCCACATTCAGTTTGGGAGCATCGTGGTTGAGATAATTGGCACTGAGACATTGAAATATGGGATTGATGTCGGATTCAAATAATTTTTTGTTCCTATTGATGGCCAATTCTTTGTGAAAGTCTTTGGTGTTTTTGCTGACGATCCTGCTGAGACTGTTGCCATAGATACTTCTAAATTTGCCATTGGCATCTTCATAAAAAAATGTGTATCTAATGGGATATTCTTTGTAGATTCTTTTGCCTTCTTTGCGTTCTACCACGCGAATGATATCGTGATTTCTATCGAAAAATGCGTCTATGTAACTCATATGTTCCCATCCATGTCATTTGAGGCTGACACATACCAAACAATCGCTTATGGCCGATTATGCCTTACCTAATATAGTATAACAGTATACCACCTATGCCCACACATGTCAACACAATGTTGGTCACTATGAGTGCCGATTCTCGCCAAATCAATGCCACCATCAACCAAAACACGCCACCCAAAGCCAGCAGTGCCGGACCCATGGGGTATAGTTCTGGAAAACCAGCATTCACAAATGTGCCCACTATCAGTATGGCAGTGGCAATCCATTTGAGGATTTGATCTAGCTTATTTGGTTTCATGTCTGTCAAAAATTCTATTGATCACATTGTTCACTCTCACAAAATGAGCACACTTGGGCATGTCTTTGATGCGTCTGGCTCCAATGTAGGTGCAGGTGCTTCGCACACCACCCAATATCTGTTCCACTGTGTCTTTCACAGAACCTCTGTCTTCCAACAGCACAGTCTTGCCTTCGGTGCCTCTGTAGCCATCTTTCCTTGCACCGTGTTGTTCAAATGCTGATTCCGAACTCATGCCGTAGAACACTCGCTTGCCATCTTGCAGTTCCAATTCTGATTCGTCATGTGCTGCCAGCATGCCTCCCAGCATCACCATGTGAGCACCTGCGCCTAATGCTTTGGCAATGTCTCCTGGCTGTGTGCAACCACCATCTGCTATGATGTGTCCGCCCACGCCGTTGGCAGCATCTGCACATTCTATCACTGCTGAAAATTGTGGCACTCCCACTCCGGTCTGTGTTCTTGTGGTGCACACTGATCCTGGACCTATGCCAATCTTGACCACGTCTGCTCCGTTGATAATCAATTCTTCCACCATTTCTGGTGACACCACGTTGCCTGCTATGATGGTCTTGTCGGGAAATTCTGATCTAATTCTTTTGACAAAGTCCACAAACTGCTCGTGATATGCGTTGGCCACATCTATGGTGATCATGTTGACATCTGGGTATTTTACCATGACCTTTTTCAAGGTTTGATAGTCGGGAGAATTGTTGTCCCATATGGCACCTGTGCCTGTGCATGCACTCACATATTGTAATTTTAATCCAGTGCCCATTGCTCTGTCCCAATCTTCAATGGTGTAATGTTTTCTTAACACAGTCAGCAGTTTGTATTCCTGCAATGCTCTGGCCATGCTGAATGTGCCCACGCCATCCATGTTGCTGGCCACTATGGGCACAAATGCAATCTGTTGTTTGCTATTACGAAATGTGAAATCTCTGGTCATGTCCACATCACGTCTTGAACTCAGTGTGGATCTTTTGGGTTTTAATAGTACGTCTGCGTAATCAAGATGTATGTTATAATCTATTCTCATTTAAAAAAATCCTTTGCGTTTACTGCTCTGTCATCCACCCAAACATCATACACTGGTTTGCCCAAATTTACTGAATGGAATCTGCAACCCCATTCTGTCAATTGTTGACGTGTCAACTCACTCCAATCTTTGCCGGAGTTGCCACCTCTTGCTGTGTAATAATGAATTTCGTGTCCATCATCATACAACTGATTAACCTGAGCAATGCGTGCGATGTCAGGTGTACTGTTGACATAATCGCTGCCTTTATTATAACAGATTGTGTTGTCAATGTCAATGATGTACTTCATTCTTTTACCAAACGTGTTTGAGCCAATTGTGCACTGCTATCAGTGCAATGACGAGGAAATATATCTGCTGTGTTTGTCTGGCTCTATCCTTGTCCAGTATGGCAATGTAATACCATAAGGATATGGATGCTAGGCAGATCAACCATCCCAACCATTGAATGCTGATGATGGCCGTGGCGTGTATGGTGGCTGCTGTGATTCCAAAACCTGCCGCTACCCATCTGATCATTGGGTATTACTTGTCTTTGCCCACTGCTATCACCAAGTTTTCTAGATTATCAAACTCTTCAGCAACTTTGTTCCAATCACCTTTTTGAGCAATTTTGATCGCTCTGTTGATGATGGCTGGTTTAATTTCCAATTCTTCTGCCACTGCTTTGATGGTGTCTTTCAAACCTGTGTTTAAATCTTCAATTTCTGAAAGCACATTCACACCTTCATCCACTATTTTTTTAAGTTTGGCTTGTTCTTCTGGGCCATATGTTCTTGCCATTTGTGTCTCCTTTGGTTAAGATTGTTGTATTTTACTGTCATATTGTGTCAAAGTCAATGATTTTATTTCAATCATTTATTATGAAGTTTTGATATAAATTGGTAATATTCTTCAGTTTGATTGCTGATGCCGTCCGCCCAAATTTGTTTCTTTGTGAGGTAATCATGCAATTTATTTTGTAGGTCTTTGGGAGAATTTTTGCTCCAATTATGTAAATTATCTAACCAAACACTGGCCAACTCTGCCCACATATAATCTGGAAATATGGTCAAAAAATTGTATGAACGCGATACTGTGTTTTTTTCGGAATTATATTTTTCCTTAAGCAGTTGTTTGTGATTCAATTCAATTCCTAAATCATACATGTCTTGCCAAAATTTATTTGTTTTTTTTGAACACAATGTATAATGCACACTGATAAAGTCTGCGATGTCATCCAAAGCATAACAAACTTTTTCATTGTAATCTGCCCAATCATTGTTGTTTTTTATGGCCATAGTGGCTGCAAATATCGTTGAAACTGAAATGAACAGTGCGTTGGCTTCCATGGGCTCTATAAAACCTGCTGCCATGCCCACAGCACAAACGTTTTTTATTGCTGGAGTTTTAAATCTTTTTGGTTCCCACTTGATCAGTCTTGGTTCTTTTAAATTTTTTTTATCTATAATTTTTAAAAATTCTTCTTTGGCTTGTGCATCTGTAAAATATTTGTCATTATAGACCAATCCACAACCCATTCTATTCAATAAACCAATTTTAAATATCCAACCCATGGAGTGCCAGATGGATTGAGTGTGATTCTTACACTCTTGGTCAGCATCTGAATATTTCAAAGGACTTACCCAAGCACTGTTGGCAGGACAATGAGTGTATGCATGATAATCATTGGTTAATTTGCTGATCAATGTTCTGTGAAATCCTGTGGCGTCTATCCAAATATCACTGCTGATGATTGCTCCTGATTGGAGTTCAACGCTGGCTATGCCTTGTTGATCACAATTTACTTTTGTGATTGTGTCTATGATTTCTTTTACACCACTGGGTTTGGCATGTTTTTCAATCAAATAAGGAGCCAGTTTTTCCGCATCAATGTGATAAGCATAGGAAAAATTTTCACTGCCCAAATAACATCCATTGCTATCAAAAGGAGCTTTGTTTTTGTTCATGAATGAATACAAAGGCACAAATGAATCACTGTAATTTTGTACTTTTTTGTTATTAAATAAATCTATCCATACATCTGTTGCTCGCATGTCTGTAGGACCTATGGAAACAATGTCTTCTTTAGTGATAGGTTGATTATTAAAAATTTTTTCCAAAGGCTCATTATAGTTGAAAGCAAAATATACATCTTCTTTTTCATTTATCCAATCTTTAAAACAGTTGGCATATTTAAAAATACTTTGAGTGGCCAGCATCATGTCTTTTTCATCCACACCTATTTCATTCAAAAATCCTTTCACATGAGGTGTAACACTTTCTCCCACTCCTATGGTAGGAATATGATCACTGTGTAGTAAAATTATTTGATCTGTGGGAAAATGTTTTTTTAAAAAACACGCTGCTAGAGCTCCAGCAGTGCCTGCACCTACCACAGTAATGGTTTTCATATTATTCTTTTTTGGATTCTTTGTAAAAGTATTCATCTGAATCACCAAACACCCATTTGGCATTCTGTTCACAGTGCCAATATTTGGTGCTCACTTTGAAATCTGGAGTTTTGAGTTTGCCAGGATTGGCACTGGCTTCGTGCCAGATCATTCTATTGTTGGGTTGGGCAAAGAATTGACCATTGTCCAATTGACCTATGTTGTGACCCTTGTGTTCAGTGGGCACTTCTGATTCAGTCACATTCACAGTGTTGGGATCTGTGTGAGCACTGTCCACAGTGAACAAATAAACTCCTGACATCTTTTTACCATCTTTGAGTATCACATCCACTCTGCTGTATTGTAGGTATTGTTTCTCAATGATGGTGATGTGATAGCTGAAACCATCCCACAGTTGCAAATAATCCAAAGGCAATTGCTCTTCTGATTTGATATCTGTGCGCCAAGTGAATGCACTGATGGGCAGCTTGTCATACAGTGCACCATATTCTGGCAGATATGCTTCTATGTAGAATGCTCTGCGTGGAATAGATTTCAGTGTGACCCAAGTGCAGGGCACAAATTCACCGTGACCTTTTTGAAAGTCATACAGATATTCTTTTTTGATGTAGGCTTGGATGTAGGGAGTGTTCACCACGAAGTTCATATACTAGTAATTATCTTGAGTAACGAATAGCTAAAGCTAAAATGGCTTTCCACTTTTTTGTAAAATAGAGGACTGTCCTGGGGGTGTAGTTTTTGGTGCTGCAGTAGCTGGGACTTTAGGGTCTTCAAATTCATTTGGTTTGATATTTAGAGATTTTAGCACAGATGAGAATTGTGTGTTGAAATCTCCATGAGTGATGTTAGTCATTTTACGTAAAAAATCTTCGATGCTTGTGATTATAGTATTTTTGGCTGAGCCATCTGATGGATTTTCCAATCTAGTTTTGATAGCTGCTGATAATTCTTTTTCAAAACCTGCGTCCTTGGGTTTACTCTGCATCATTGATCCCACAAACATATTTAGGTCGTCTTTGGTAACACCTATTTTGCTGTAATCTTTTACACCAGCGCCTTTGTTCATACTGCCCAATGCTCCACCCAACTTGCTGGCAAAACTGTCTTTGGCAGCATCTGTGTCTTTGGGAGCAGTCATAAATTTATTCACAGCAGTGTTGGCTGCACCCACAGCAGTTTTCACAGCACCACCTGCCTGTGCAAATTTATTCATCACTTTGCCCATAGTGCCTGGAGGTTTGGCTGCAGTAGGTTTGCCCAAAGATGGAGTGACCAATTCATTGATCTTCATGGTGATTACTTTTTGTCTTGGTTGAATTTTTTTTCGTTAACTTTTTTGTCTAGAATTTTGAACAACACTTCTTCGTAGGTTTCCATCTTGCCATCACTGGGCTTGACCACTTGTTGTACAGGTATACTGGTTTCCAGTTCGGCTTGATTGAATTTTTCATCGTAGTCCATATAATGATACACAGAACTGATGTAATCAGCGGCTTTGGTGATCTTTGCTTGAACCCAACCTTCCAAACCTTCTGCTTCAGACACGTTCTTTAACAGTTCATGCAGTTTGATGCTGTACTTGGCCAACTTGTAAAGATCAGCACGTGCCATCTGCACTTCGTGATCCATCTCTGCTTTGTGAGCTGCGTCTGCCAATCCTTCTTTGATATCTTTGTGTTTCATATGTGTATTTATCTCTTCATTGGGCCACCGAATATGCTGACGTCCTTCATGTCCAGTGCGTTATCAGTGGGTTTTTGTTTTTTGGGCTTGGCTTTGGCTGATTTGTAGGCATAAGGATTGGTCACATGGGGGTTTGCTATGCTGGCAATGTTGCCTGCTGATGTGGATCCCACAGATGCCACTTCTCTTATGATGTCTCTAATTTTCATCGTTTGCCCTTGCTGTATTTATGTGGTGTTTGTGATTATTTGCTAACTTTGGGCACAGTGATGCCCAGCTTTTTCACTGCTTTGCCGCCTTTGTACAGCCTAGCGTGTGGCACTTTTAAATTCTTTGGACCATATATGTCGCCCACTTTGAATGTGTAACTCAAGCGTGCAGGATCCAATCCATAGTGGTAGTCTGCCCATGCTTCATGCACTATATCACGTATCTTCATTTTTTTGTCTTCACGTTTTTAGCAGCACCACGACGTTCCGGATTGGGATCTTCACGTCTTTTTCTTGAGGCTGCTGATGCACGCCCTTTCTTGCCCAATGCATGTGCTTTGGCTTGCGGCAAACATTTGGGCTTGCCTTCTTTGCTGCTGCCTCTGGCACAATCACCTTTGATTTTGCCGTCTGGACCAAATCTCACCCACTTCTGTTTAAACCATTTTTTTAAATCTTCTTCCATCTCCTTCACGGGCACACAGTTGGGCACCATTCTGTTGCCTTTGGGTTTCATGCCGCGCTGTACATAACCTTGCCAGCACTTCTCTAAAATCTCTCGGTATTTCATTCTATTTGCTCTTGTTGCCCCAGTTGGCTGCACCTTTTTTACGACACTGAACCAACGCACCTGATGCATAGGCACTGGGCCAAACTTTATATCTGGATTTGACCTTGCGATAGCAGGCGTCCTGTTTTTCTTGCAGACCTTGAGTGATTTCTTTGAGCTTCATAATAGTGTTTTACACTACTATTTATTGCGTTTACGACCTTGACGCATGTTTATCTGCCAGTGTGCCAGTTGCTTTTTGCGTGCAGATGCTGTTTTAGAACTGCGTATCCGTTTCAATTGTGTGATGGTAGCGCCTTTGGGTATGCCTGCTCGTTTGGAATCACCAGGTCTACCTGGTCCTCGGCCATCCGCAAAGTTCTCATCCACGTTGCCCAATGGACTGGCAATGGGATCACGCATTTGAGCATATCTGTTCATGTCCAACACAATTTGTGCTTTGAGACTCACATGTGGAATGTCTGTTTTGATCAGCAGTTTTAAATCTTCATCCGACAAAGATTTCAAATGTTGACGCAATGCCTGACCTTTCACAGCTGGCAAAGCCTTGTCTTTGAATGGTGTGTATTGAGTTCGTAGATCATCTATGTCAGATTGTTTAAGTTTATGCTTAAACACTATTTCACGAATCTTCATTGAATTACACCAGTTTTAATTTGCGAGCCTGTCTGCGGATCTCACCTGGTTTAACATCTCGGGTAGTGTTCTGTTTGGTAATAATTCCCACACCTGCTGCATCTTCCACAGGCACTTTTTCTTTTTGTTTTTGTTTATGATTGTATTGTTCCAATGCTTGTGACACCTTGCTGAGTGGATGCTTGTTGGCTTGATACAGTATGCCATAGCCACCTTTGCTCTGCCATTTGTCTATGTTGATGGGACGATCGTCTATTAAAATATTTTTAACACCGTTTTTGACAGCATAGGTTTCTTTCACACCAGTCACAATGATAACATCTGGCTTCACTATGTTTTTGCCAATCCATACTTTTTTGTAGTAACCACTGTTTTCTGTGTCACCTCTCAAAGGCGAAGTGAGTATGCTGTACTGCCCACCTGTGAATTTCTTGATCATCTCGATCAATGTGTCTGCACTGCTGAACTTGGGTAGATGTGCAAAAAAATCTGTGCCTGCTATTCTGTCAATCACATCTTGGCGTAGGTCTTTGGTCTTGTCAGATGTCAGTTGTTTCCAGTGATCCACACCGTACAAACGTTCTACTCCACCAAAGAAATCTGCAATCACGCCATCCATATCCAAATACACAATGGGTTTGACATTAGATTGTTCTGTCATGTGTTTATTATACAACTGTTTGTTGTATAAATCAACAGATATTTTTTGGTTAGATAGTATTTCGGTAATCTTCATTAGTCTTTTTCACAATTGGCACAGTGACAGCGTCTGCACACTTCAATCACCCATTCTCGTGTCTTTTTGTCGCCAATATGTTCGCTTTCTTTTCTTTTCAAAGTTTTTTTGCAATGACTATCATTGCCACAATTGATGCAATAGGGTTTTTCCTTAGCCATAAATTTAAGATCTGTCTTGTTTGGGACTTTTTCTTTGTTTGAATTTTTTATCAGTGGAACACCAATATCTACCATAGCTTTCATTGGATTCAGCCTGCACATATCCTTTTTTTTCATAGTCCGGCCAAGACTTTTGTGGAATCTTAATTATTCCTTGTTTGTCGTTAGGATTAATCACCATGATCAATTCATTATCACTGTTGTAATCTTTAACAGGTTGAACAATTTTTTTTGCAATTTTATCTTTGAAACTTAAATTCTCTTTTTTGTAACCTGCGGGCATGAACTTGGCATATCTGTCTTGCATGTTTTTCACTGTGTTTAAATCTCTGCCTGAATCCAAACTCAATCTAGCCACTTCGATGTCTTGTTTGATATTCTGTATCAACTGGGCATCACCTTTTTGATTGGCCATATCCAACGCTTTGTTCATGGCTTGTATCACTGGCACATTATTATTGATAGCATTATTAATGGAACCTATGCCTGCCACACTGCCCACAATAATTCCAGCCACAGCCATTTTTTGTAACCAATCTTTTAATCCTTCGTCTAATTCTGTGCTTTCAAAATGTCGGGAGTAAGGACGACCTTTGGCAAATTCTCTACCATAGCTGAACTCCTGTCTCTGTGCTAATTCTTTGGCTGAAAAACCTGGACGTATAACTCCTCCAGCATGTTGTTTGGCAAAATCTTCTCTGTTCTTGAAGAATGCTCGGATTTCATCTGGGGTCATCATGTCCAACTTGGCTTTGGTCTTGGCCATGCTGCTGGGCAATCTAGAACCTTCTGATATGATGTGTCTTAGCTTCATTTCTTTCTTCCTCTGAATTTATTCTGCAATGACCCAGTCATGTAAGGCAGACTGAACCACAATTTGAACCAATCTGGATCGCCTGGTTTTAGGCCTAATTCTTTTTCTTTGTCCTTCAAAGCCTGTGCTGTGTGACTGATATTTTCCACAGACGGCATAGTATTGCTGTAAGTGTCTATGCCTGCCAGTTTTTTCAATTTATCAATCTCGTTCATATGATATTTATGCTGGTTGTTTTAAATTTTGACGTATTTTTTGATATATCTCTGTGGCTGTTTTTTCATCTGCAGGAATAGTGGTTAAAAAACTACGTTTAGCACCTTGCACAGCATACTCTCTAGCTCTGCTGGCACTCACACCTGCTGCGCCTTCTGCATCTGGATCTCTCATTCCAGCATTCACTGTTCTTATGCTGTTGAATTGGTAGTCTTTGCCATTGTATTTGTTCAGTAATTCATCAAATTGTTGCACTCTGTCTGATCCCGCCACATATATGATGTCTTGATAGCCCATGCTTTCTAATTTTTTCATTGCATCAATAATGGTCTTTACTCCAGCATCTCCCACTGTGACTGTGGGGAACATTTTTTGAGCATACAGTACTTTGTCCGCAAAACTGAGAGGATTTGATTTGGCATCTTGAGTGTGTGTTAAAAATAAAAAGTGATCGCCTGGTTGAGCAGAGATGGCGTCTATTAATTTTTTATGACCAGTGGTGGGTGGATTCATTCTGCCGTAAGCAAATGCGGCAATTTTAGGCGCTGGCTGACTTATTTCTACGAGTCTCATTGTGCATTCTTCACTGGATGTTTGGACAGTCCTTGCACGATCTTGTTGGTGAGGGTCACTCTGTCCTCTGAATTAATGATCTTTTCTGACTTGCCGTTGATTTTAAATTTTTCAAAGTATTCGTTGATTGCTTTATCCACACATCCACCCCAAGTTTCCATTGGATTTTTTTCCATCATTTCTTTTTGATTGTCACTGTATCGTTTGGCCACTGGAAAGAAATTTTTTCTAAAAAACTCACTGTCGTTCAGCATGTACTGATAGATATCTTCTAAAATATCATATCCAATATTATCTCTGGTTATGGCTGTGAATTCTTTGGCTTTCATTGCTATCTTTCCTGTGCTGGTTCAATTGTTGGTTGTGTCTTCAACCATGCTTGACGATCTTTTTCTGCTTCTTCTTCGGAAATATATGGATCTTTGCCATCATAGATGTCCTGTAACTTTTGTCCTATCCAATCGAACACTTCTTGATCTTCTTTGGACACAGTTTTTCTATGCGTTTTATAATCTGTGGCTTTTACCATTTGCGACAACTCCAATATCTTGCTTTGGTTCTTGGACCTGGATTAGCACAATTGTGTCTGGCTCTAAAACTTCTGCGTCTGGCTGGATTGGATTTTTTAATCCTCATATTAGGATCACCAAAATTCACTTTTACTATGTTGCCAGTGGGTTTACGCACATACACTTTGAATTTTTTCACATCACCTCTCATGGGTTTGCCCAAAGGCACTTTGCGTCCTCTGTATTCTGCTTCATCCAATGCATCATCTTCGTTGAACCACATCACATCATATGCACTGTGAAAGTCATCACCTTCATAGGTCTCTTCATCCAAGTTGTCGTCTGTGCTGACTTCAATATCAAATTCTTCCAAACCCATTTCTTTCAACTGTTCATTGAGGCTTTCGGCCAATTCATCAGATTCTGTTTCATCCAATGCTCTGTGCAGTTCCACACGCAGCACTTGATTGCCTTGTTCATCCTCAAATATATGATAGTTGGTCTGATCTTCAAACAGTCCTATGGCGCTTTCGCTCAATGCCACATCCACCAAGGATTCTGCATTAATATTCTTACCTATGATACTAAAAAAATGTTGCATATTAGTGATTAAGTTTGATTGAATTTACAGTGCCTTCAGTGTAAACCACTTTGGCTCGCACCCACACAAAATTACCAGTAAAATTGTAGAAAAAACTGCCTGTGCTGTTCACATGCACTGCAGTGGGAGCAGTGTGCGTGGTACCAGTCACATCAAACCAGTCTGTGGCAGTGGGTGCAGTGGCCAGTGTGGCCTGCATCAGTATGCTGCCTTCAAAACCTGACACTGTGATCTGTATGGTGTGAAAACCGTCACTGCGACCATAATATCCATCACCTTTGAATTGCTGTCCCAATACCGTTTCCGTGGTGCTGTCATTGGGATGATCCGTGGCTGATAATATTGTTTCGCTTGCTGCTGGCATGTGTATATTTAGTCCTTGTGTTATGCTGTGTGAGTGCTCAAAGACTCCGAGGATTCCAACACTATCTTACTGTCTTTGGCATTGATGGTCACTTTGCCACCGTTTTTAAGTTTGCCAAACAACAGTTCTTTGGCCATGGGAGTTTTGATCTCTTGATCTATTAATCTCTGCATGGGTCTTGCTCCCATTTTGGGATCAAAGCCTTTGTCCACTAGATAATCTATGGCTTCATCAGTCACAGTGACTTGTATTTTTTTCTCCACTAGATATGTTTTCAAATCAGTGAGGAATTTGCCCACAATTTTTATCATGGTGGGTTTGCTTAATTTTTTAAATGTGATCACTCCATCCAACCTGTTTCTAAATTCTGGAGTAAAAAACTTCCTAAATGCTGTGTCGGAATATCCCTCATCCATGGGATCTCCAAAACCTATGCTGCCTTTTTCTGACTGTTCTGCTCCCAAATTGGTGGTCAATATCAGTGTTAAATTTTTACAATCTGCCACTTTGCCATTGCTGCCGCTCACTGTGCCTTCATCCATGATCTGCAACAGTATTTGACTCACATCAGGATGTGCTTTTTCTATCTCATCCAACAACAACACACAGTTGGGAGATTCCTGTATTTTAGTAATTAATAATCCGGCATTTTCTTCGTAGCCCACATAACCCGGAGGTGATCCTATCAGTTTGCTGATGCTGTGTTTTTCTTGATATTCACTCATGTCAAATCTAACCATCTTCACACCAAGATGCTTGCTCAACTGTTTGGCAGTTTCTGTTTTACCACAACCAGTCGGTCCCATGAATATGAAAGATCCTATGGGTTTGTTCTCACGTTTTAATCCTGCCTGTGCAATCAGTACCTTGTCCACAATGTTGGTGATAGCCTCATCCTGATCATACACTTCTGCTTTCATGTTCTTCTCCAAACTGGCTAGATTGCTGGATTCTCTCTGCTGTATGGTCTCCACTGGTATGGTGATGATCTTGCTGAGTTCGTATTCTATCTCCGCAGAGTCTATGATGCGTGTGTCTTTGGGAGCAATGTTGAATCTGCTGCCTGCTAAATCTATTAGATCAATGGCCTTGTCAGGCAATTTTTTATCTGTTTGATATTTGCAACTCAGCTTCACTGCTGTTTCAATGGCAGCATCAGTGATCTGTGCGCGGTGATAATTTTCATAGTATTTCTTCAGACCTTTAAGGATGTCTATGGTCACTGCTTGTGTGGGTTCATCCACAGTGATTCTTTGGAATCTACGCATGAGAGCACGATCTTTTTCAAAGTATTTTCTGTATTCTTCCCAAGTGGTACTGGCCACCACTTTTAGTGTGCCTTTGGTCAGCACTGGTTTTAATAGATTGGCCAAGTCATTGGATCCTTTGTCTCCACCACCTGCTCCTGCTCCACTGATGTTGTGTGCTTCATCTATGAACACAATGGTTTTGCCTTTTTTCTTCAAGGCTTGTAGTACCATTTTGAATCGCTCTTCAAAGTCTCCTCTGTATTTGCTGCCCGCCAACATGGCACCTATGTCCAAGTTGTACACTTGATATTCTTTTAAAAATTCTGGCACTTTGTTGGTCACAATGTTCAATGCCAATCCTTCTGCTATGGCAGTTTTACCCACTCCTGGGTCACCCACTAGGATCACATTGTTCTTCATTCTTCTTCCCAAAGCCAATGCAATTTGATCCAACTCAGCGTGACGACCTATCACTGGATCTATCTTGTCTTTTTTAGCTTCAGCATTTAAATTAGTGGTGTAAAGATTCAATGCTCTCTGTGTGACCGATGCATTTTCTTCCACTCCAAAGTCTGTTTCCATCTCAGAGTTTAAAAAATCAGCAAATTTTTCCTTGTCAATGTTGGCTTTGGCCACAAAGAAATAACTGTGACTTTTCTTTTCACTCATCATGCTCAAAAACACATCAGTCAATTCTATCTGTTGACGACCACTGAACAGTGTCTGTGTGAATGCTCTATTGAGTACTCTTTCCACACTCACAGTCTTTTTGGGTTTGTATTTGGCAGGAGGGCTCACCAACTCTATCTCTTTGAGTCTTTCTTTGAGATATGTTTCAAGATTTTTCTTCAATGTTTCTGCGTCGGCTCCGAAATCTGTGATGGTCTTGATGAATTTGTCATAGCACAGCATGGCAAACAGCAGGTGTTCCACTGTGACATATTCATGTTTGAGCTTGGCAGCGTCTTCCACTGCTTTGTCAAATATTCTCTGTAGTTCGTCGCTGGGTTCTACCATATTAATTCAATAATTTTTGTTGTTTCTTACGGGCTATCTCCAGTTTCACTTTGCTGACTCTGTCGATAAAGTTGATTCCATACAAATGATCAAATTCATGTAAAAAAATTCTAGCATCCATTTCAGTTAATTTAATTATACATTCTTTCTGTTCACTGTCAAGATATTTAACCACTATGGTGTGAGGCCTACTGATTTTAAGATACAGTTTTGGAAAACTGAGGCAGCCTTCCTCCAGCAAAACTAAATCCGTGGTGGCTTCCTGTATGATTGGATTGATCACAGCAAATGGCTTGGTTTTGCCTTGGATATTCTGAGGTTGCATCACAAATATTTTGGCATCTAATTCCACTTGATTGGCTGCCAGTCCTATGCCTTTTTCCACAATCATGGTGTGAATCATGTCCTGTTCGATTTTAACAGCATCCATATTACTGAAATCGAAATCTTTCACTGTGCGATCCAACCATGGGTTGGGGTGTTTAATCAAGTTCATCTCGTAAATTTTTTATTTTTTGCAATAGTGCAGCATCTTCCACTCTGGGAGTGTCTGACACCACAGTGATGTATAGATTACCGCGCTGACGAGCATTGTGTACATGAGGTAAACCTTCACCAGTGATATTGAACACAGTGCCGTGCTGTGTGCCTTTGGGTATGCTGACTGAAAGATTTTTGCCTGACAGAGTGCGTATTTCTTTCTTAGTGCCCAAGATTAGATCAAACACATTCACCTTAATTTTGCTGTGCAAATGTATGCCATCTCGTTCCCAGGTTTTGTGTCTTAAAATCTTAATTCTCACAATGAGATCACCGCGTGGAGCATTGCTGATAGAGTCACTGCCTAATCCAGCAAATCTGATCATGTTGTTGTGTTCCACTCCAGGCGGAATATCTATGTTCACACTTTCCTGTCGACCATTGGGTAATCTGTAGCTGGCAATGAGAGATTTGCCATTATGAACATCTTCCAACTCCAGTGTGGCTTCTATATTGATGTCCTGATTGCGAGGATTGGATCTGAATGTGCTGGCTCTTTGAAATGGTCCTCCACCACCTCCAAAGAAATTGTTGAATATGTCATTGATGTCACCATTAAAATTATAAGTGAAATTGTCACCCCCTTGACGATGCATGTCGGTGGTGCCATATCTATCATAGGCAGCCTTTTTTTGAGGATCTTTCAGTATGTCGTATGCTTCGTTTAATTCTTTGAATTTGTTTTCATCACCACCTCTGTCAGGATGATGTTTCATGGCCTTGCTCTTGTAGGCTTTTTTCAAATCGTTTTCATTGGTATTGCGATCAACACCTAAAACTTTGTAAGGATCCATATGTTATAATATAGTGGTTTTCTGTCAAAAGTCAAGTGATAGAAATTTTATTTTTCTTTAAGGATGTATTTGATAGGATATTCGGCTTTGACTTTGACTCTTTTTTTGCTGTCACTGTCTTCGTACTGTATCATATTGGGTGCCAATTCCACAAAATCATCCACCTGTACCATATTTTGAACTCCATCGTGCCAGTAGGTCAGCTCAGCTGGAACTTTTCTAAATATAGCAGCAATACTGTCATACAGCCAATAGATGAATTTCCAAGTGATTAATACAATCTTCTTTGCTATCTGATAGGCATATTTGATGGCTGTGATTATTAACTTCACTGCGTGAGTGATCTTGGCAAACACCATGGCTGAATGTTGAGCAGAGTTAGAAAAAAAAGTTTTACTTTTTATCGCTGCTGTTTGGAGCCACTGAGTCGTTTGTGCTGCTATCTTTTTTAGTTGTTCCTTCATAATATTCTTTGTAACGATCCAATATGTCTTGGGTCTGTTTTAATGTGCTGCGAATTTGTGCAAAATTTTTGGCCAACAATTCATAGTCTTCATCACTCAGTCCAAACAGCACAGGATCCAATCCTTCTGCCTTCATTTTGGCAAACACTTCTTGAGCATTATTGCTGGTGATCACAATCCATCTCAGCTTCTCCATCTCTTCCAATGTGGGAGTTTTAAGATTCAATTTCTCTCGGCTTTGTTCTTGTGTGAGCACTTTAATCACCTTTTCACCCACTAGGCTGCAATTGGTAAGAAATAAACTCAATACTATGCCTAATACAAATTTACTCATTGTATGGTTTATAGTTAGGGTTGGCTATGGCCGGACACTCGGAATTGATCTCTGATTTCTTAGTGGCTGTTTTTTCTGCTTCAGTGAGTTTGGCACCACCTGCGATCTCCACACATCTCAATGCTTTGTCTGATGCTTTGTTGACAATTCTTTCCATGGCATCAGGTCTTTCAATTGCTGTCTTGCCTAGGTCACGTGTGCCCTTGTTGAATCTTTTATCCAAATCATCGATGTCCTTTTTCAGGTTGCCCACCAACTTGTTCACTTCTTGATTGGCTTTGAGTATGGCTTCGAAGTCTTTCTTTTGCTGTTCAATAAATTTGGTCTGTGTTTCCAAGGCTTGTTCCATCTTGACTTGATTGCCTTTGAGTATGGCATTATCGCCTCTCAGTTTCAACACATAGGCACCAGCACCTGCCACGCCCAGCAGCATTATGATGGTGAATACCATTTTTACCTGTCCGAATAGTCCAAACATATTATTTTTCCAGTATTACGCAGTGACGATTGTTTTCAAGCACATATTTTGTGCCGTAGATACTTATATTATAGTCGCCTAGATACTTGGTAAGATAGAGCACTTCAGGAAAGCTGTTGGCACTGTAGGATTCTGTGATCTGTTTCAGTTTGTCCACAGTAACACCGTGATCCACAAATTTAAAATGCAAAGGTTCAGCATATTTTTTGCTGAATGTGATTGTGTTGTCTTCCATGATCACTTCATCCACATAACTGTTGGCAAAGAAATTTTTGTAATTTTCCATGGCAGTTTCATTTTTGCGTATGCTGTACTCATTGCCGTCTTTGGGCACAATGGTTTCCAGTGTGGTTTGATCTGCAGGCTGACTTCTAAAATTTTTGTAGTATCTAAATTTGAATTCTTTGATGTCAGCCACTTTTTTAATACCATCCAGTATTTCTGTGATCTGTTTGCTCGCGTGTCTGTTGCGTTCCATTTCCACAAATACTCTGTAATAACCATCTGACTGTTCACCGCTGGTTTTGTCTGCGTCCAGCACAAATTCATAACCTTTTTCAATAAAGTTAACAAGGTCTTCTGCTGCCTGCATGGGTTTGACTCTGAAACTCAATACCACTATCTTTTCATCTGTGCCCATTTTGGATTGATAGGAATCCACTTCAAAAATATGATCCACACAGTATTTTAAATCATGTTTGTTCAATGACATTTTATGTTTCTGGAGTTATGGGTTGAGTTTGATCCACAGGTTGAATGTCCTGCACTGGAGTGTCTTTGACTGGTTCATTGCTGTAATTCATTTGATTCTGCATGCCGTCATAGATATTTTTCATGAGATTGATGGGCATGGTGATTTCCACTATCCAAATGGGCATGGTATCCAGTTTGCCTTTTTTGGTGCCTGGTCTCACATCATCTGGTTCCACAATTTTTCTAGGTGCAATCAATTGGTCTTTTTTGTAGGTGACCTTACAGTCATAGTCCAACAATCTTTTGCCACCCATGGGGTCTGGCATCTGTTTCAAAGGCCACATGAATTTGCATGACACATAGTGTTTGGTCATGATGGGTCCTTCGATCAATTCACCATCCTGCCAGTTGTCATACACATATAGATCCAATTCATCCAGCACTCTTTCAAAATCTTTGATGATGGCAAATGCATTGTCATTGCCATATATGGTCTCTATGTTTTTTAAAATATCTGCTGTGTCGTGCATAATTGTATGTATCCAGTGTATTTAGCCATAGAGTGGCTGATAACATGCTAGTTTTATAGACAGTTAATCACCATAAATACTTGTACATTACCACGAACCAAGGAGCGTCGATGGGATCAAAAAGAAACGCTTTTCGCAAGCGATCTAAACACAATAATGTACTGCAAATCAATCAATATCAAATAGAAAAACAAAAAGATGTCCAAATAATTCCCCGCAACAAGAATCAAGAGTCCTACCTAATTAAACTGTTAGACCCCAGCAAAGACATTGTATTCGGTGTGGGACCTGCAGGCACGGGCAAAACCTTGCTGGCAGTTCAAGTGGCCATCAAAATGTTCAAAGAAAGACAGGTGGATCGCATCATCATCACCAGACCAGCAGTGAGTGTGGATGAAGACATTGGATTTTTGCCTGGCACATTGGAAGAAAAAATGGCACCTTGGACACGCCCTATATTTGATGTGTTTCAAGAATATTTTAGAACACAGGATCTAAAAAATATGATGTATGAAGGTGTGATTGAAATAGCACCATTGGCATTCATGCGAGGAAGAAACTTTATACGAGCATTCATAGTGGCAGATGAGTGTCAAAATACCACCCACAGTCAAATGAAAATGTTGCTCACACGTTTGAGCGCAGGATCCAAAATGGCTGTGACAGGTGATTTGAATCAAGCAGATAGACAGCACGACAATGGACTGTTGGATTTTATTGAAAAATTAAATAAAAAAGACAAGGCTCAACGCATTGATATGGTGAGTTTTCACAAAAGAGACATTGAACGTCATCCTGCTGTGCGAGAAGTGTTGGATATCTACGGAGATTAATTTTTTCGGATAATGTGATATCCGTACACAGTGGGACAAACTCCGCTGACTTCACCCACTTGCAATGTGTCGATGAAAGCAACAAAATCTTGATCCATTGTGCTGGGCTTGAATGTGCCTAAATTTCCTTGATTCTGTTTGCTGGGGCAATCACTGTATTTCACAGCAGCATCTTCAAATGTGATCACGCCTTGAGCAATTTCATTTCTTATTCTCACAGCTTCAAAAAGAGCCTCTTCTTGAATTTTAGTGCCTGTGTATCTAGTGGCTCCTTGATAACTGATCAATATGTGACTGGCTCTGTACATGTTATTCCATATGAGAAAGTTTGATCATGGTGGCTGAAAGATTAATTTCAGGATCAGAGATCAATGTATGATCCACCAGACCTTGTTTGATGATTTGAATGGCTTTTTCTTGACGTGCTTCATTTCCAAACAGTGTGATATTATTATACATCCATTTAAAAATATCTTCCACTTCATCAGGTCTCACTTGACTGCACACCAATTTCCTTGCTTCAGTGATCTTGCCCGCTTTGAACAACTCAACCATTTGTAACTTGTAATCTGATTCGCCCATGTCACTCTTTTCAGGCTTCAGCAACACGCCATTCTGTGCATTCATTTGCACCATGTTGATGCACTTTCTAAGATCTGGATATGTGGCTTTGACATAAGTGTCCAATGTTTCTAAATCTGGAGTTATGCCTTCTTGCATTAATATTTCAGCCACTCTGGCTGTGAATTCTGTTTGATCCACACGTTCAATGTGGAATCCTTGACATCTGCTGTGCAGTGCTGGGATCACTCTGTTGGGATAGTTGCAGGTCAGTATGAATCTTGATGTGGTATGATATTCTTCCATTACCCCACGCAGTGCTGCCTGTGCATTGGGTGATAGATAGTCTGCCTCATCCAACAGCACCACTTTGAAATCACCAAATGGAATCATCTGTACAAAATTAACAATTTTGGCTCTCACATCATCCACAGAGTTGGTTCTGCTGGCATTGATTTCCAACACATCTAAATCATTCACTTGCAATTCATTCAGCAGTATTTTGGCCAATGTGGTTTTGCCTATGCCAGCATTGCCGCTGAACAACAAATGAGGAATGCTTTTGTCTTTTACCCAAGTTTGGATCTGTTTTTTTTGATGTTCATCTCTAAACACATATTGATCCAGTGTGCGAGGTCTATACTTTTCTGTCCAAAGTTCTTTCATCAGTTTCTTTTAATGTATTCTTGTCCTATGCCCGACATTATCAAAGGTATGTATATCAACGTCCACCACCAACCCACAAGATGCCCCAATATGTGCAGTGTCATCAGTGTGATGCCCAACACAGCAGTGTTGTTTAATCCAGGACTTCTAGTTTCAGGAAATTTCATACTGTCAGTATATGACAGATTGTGCGGAATGTCAAGTGTTTTACAGCTGACTTTCTTTGGCCACGTACCAATCTTCTGGTTTTTGTTTGGCCCACAGTAGCACGCTTTTGGCTTCCACCATTCTCACAGTGTTTTCTACACCATCAGTTTTGATTTTGGCACCTCTGGTCCATCTACCGTGTTCCACCAAGATCCAATCACCCACCACATATTCATCTGTGTTGTCTCGGCCTTTGGCATACACTTTGGCCCATCTGGGTTTGATACCGTGCACCTTGCCATCATCTGCAGTGAGTATGATACCGCCTTTGGTCTTGAATGAATCAAAGCTCATATCGCTCACAATCACACGATCTTTGATCGGGATCAAGTCTCCTTCGAGAGTATGATATGAACTCATAGTTTATTTTTTCTTAGTGAAGTTTCCTTCAGCGTCTTCTGTCCACTCTTCGTTGGCAGTTTCTGCTGATGCCTTGGGTCTTTTAGTAGGCACAGTTTTAGGATGATCTCTGTAATAATCAGCCAAAACTTCCTCACGTTTGCGAACAATTTTTCCACCAGGTCCCAATTCATCGCCTCGAGCATTCACTCTAGCATTGCCCACAGCTGGAGTCAGTTCGTTGCGTTGTCTCAACAGATCAATATCAACCTGTTTGCCCTGCATGGTACGGTATACTTTGTTACCACTCTGTTTGATAGCCATATTTGTTGTCTCCTATTATGTATGTATTTATCTAAGGAACTCTCTCCAGTCCAAGCCATATTGGATGGAATCTATCCTGTGTACACCCAGCAAATACAGCACATAGGAGGCCACTGAACTGCCTCGGCCCACTCCCCATAACATATTGCTGGATCGCATGTTTTGCACCAAATAATGCAAAAACTTCAGCAGATTGAGATAACCATGCTGTTTGAATGCTGCCAATTCTTCCTGCACTCTCTGTTCACAGCCCACAGGAGTGATGCTGATGATGTGTGATTCAATGTCAAAATTTTTGGCATCATTGGGCATGAACCATTCAGATTGCAACAGTTGGTCAAACTCTTTCACATCCACCAGCATGGGTTGATATGTGTGCAAAGTTTCGCCCACTCCTGTGAGCTTCACTGATTGATTGTAAATTTCTATTTCTTTGTGTGGTTCAAATTGAAGATCCTGCAGCACTGCCAATCTATTTTGATAGATCAAATCGACAGCATCTTGATGATCGAATATGGGTAGTCCTAAACTGTCTGTTCGCATAACAAAGTATTATGCTGTATATTAATCGATATTGATTAAATTGTCAAGATCTTTTCCGGTTTCTTTAGCCATTTTCAATTGTTCTGCTGCCAATCTCTGTTTGAGTTCTTGATTGTACACATCCACAAACACACCTATCTGCTGACGCAGTTCTGGATTACGGCTTTGAAAATATTTTTTGCGCAGTTCAGATAATTTGGCTTCCAATTGAGCTATACTGTATTCTCCTAGATCTTCGGTGAGTGGATGGAACATTGTAAATTCCTCAACTATTAACTGAATGTGCCTAAAAATTTTCCAAACACTGTGGCACCTTGGTTGTAGGTCCAAAACTCCACATACATGGGATCTTCTTGAGCATTCACTATGAATGGTGTGGGGAAAGCAGAATCTTTGTAAATTAATCCAGCATTTTCAGTGCTCCATACCACTGTGCGAGCCACGCCGTCACTTTTTAATTCCACAACAATGCTGCTCATGCCTGAAGTCACTGTGGGCCAGTTGGTGAATGTTAATGTAAGGTTAGCACCTATTGTAAAAGTTTGAAAATTTCCATTGCTAAGACTGATATTTTGTGCAGTGTTTACAGTGCCAACTGAATACACAGTTAAATTATTGTTGATGAACTTTGCTCCAGAAATGGTGTTGTTGGCAAAGTTGTTGGCAGCGTTTAACTTGGCAGTGTTGGTTTGCAGTGTTTCTATTTCTGTTTTGGCAGTGGCAAAATTGGTTTTGATGGTGCTGAAATTATCTCTAAAACCTTGGCTGTTGTTGTCCTGTCCTGCCACAGGATATGTTTCATCTAGGTTAGTTGTGTTAATATTACTGGGCATAGTGTTTCCTTATTGTTGCGTTTATTTATCTGTTTTAATCACTGTTTAAATGTTATATTGATAGCTGGGGAACATAATATACTGTTCCACACCACTGTCTGCCGTGCTGTCTATGATGTATCTGTCAATTTCAAAGTCTATGTTTTTGAAGTCAAAATCATTGTTGTTTAATGCTGCCAAAATACCAGTACTGGTGCCTGGTTGGCAGTAGCACAGCGGCACAGCAGTCACATAACCCAATGCTTGGGTTTGACCTGTTTGTGCAGTGCGCATCCACAAGGGTAAAAACTCATTTTCTGTGTCTCCTATGACTTTAAGATTTTCTCTCATATTGGTGGTATTGCTGATGAATCTTTCTATGTCATTGGCATTGGACACATTTAATACCTTGCTGTCAACTCTAATCACTCCACTGTTGGGTCTAAATCTAAATGTATCTGTGGGGTTGGATACTACCTGACCCACGTTGATCACACTGCCGTTGGCCAGCGTGACCTCCAGTTGACCTGTGCCAGTGTCCAAGGTCAATTGACCTTGTCTTGCATATATCTGAAGATTATTACCAATGGCTCCCACCGCTAGAGGCAAATTATTGTTGGTATACACTGTGTAGGTGTTGCCATTCACATTGAATTTAGTCACGTCATCGATCACTTCTATATCAGTCTGAGTGATGTTGATCTTGTTGGGATTTTTAATTTTTATTTTGCTCTGCACCTGTTGACTGGGGTGATCCTGGGGGTCAATCATTTGCACATACACCACTTCATACACAATGTCATTGGTGCCAGGAGTTTTGGCCACTGCTGTTTTAATTTCACCAAACTGATATCTTTTGCGTCGATGATTCTTCACAGTGGCTGCCACATAATGATTGATAGTTTTGGTTTCAATGCCTGCGTATATCAACATCTGTAATTGTTTCTGCAAACCAAACTGTGTGTCGCTGGGTCTATAAATGTATGCAGGAGTGAATATTTCTGGATCACCCACCAATGCTAGATATGCAGTTCTTTGAGCAGGTTTTAAAAATGGTTTCACATAGAGATTGCTGTACAGTAGATCACTGGCAGCCACCACTGACAAAGTGAAAGTTCTTGTGGTGGCACTGTAGCCAAACTGGTCACGAGCTTCCACAGTGAATGTGAATGTTCTGTCTATGCTGGTGCTGTTGGCATCCAGTGTGAAATCTCTGTCATCAAATGTGGTCAGTCCCAACAGTCCACCTATGGGAAACTGTCTCACTTTGCCTAGAATTTCTCCATCCAGTGCCAAGGTCAATCCATTGGGCAATGCACCTGCAGTGATCACATATCTCAACACAGCATTGGGCACTGTGGTGGTGGCTCGCACTGACAGTGTGCTGATAAAGTTGGCATTGATGCTGCCCAAATCATTGTTGGTGTTCCAGGTGATCACACTGTCCACTTCACCCAATATTTTCACCACAAATGTTTTGTCTTTGATGGCCAATGTTTCTGCGTTGGCTCCAAATCTTGTGGCTCTCACTGTGAATTTGTATTCTTTGGTCACTGCCGGTTGATACGGCACTCTGCCTGCCACTTCACCTGAAGTGCTGTCCAATGTACAACCTGGTGGCAGTGTGCTCACTGTGGCATCATCGTTGGTGGGTCTCAATGTGTAGGCCACATAGCCTGCAAGTGTGTTGGGATCATACAATTCCAAAAACAGTGTGACATAGTTGTTGGCTCGTTTGTAGCCCAAATCTCTAGGAGTCAGCCACTGTGGAGTTCTAATATAGGTTCCGTCGGATGTGAACACACCACCACCCACCTGCAGTATGGTGTTGTCTGCACGTAAAAAATCATCACCCACCACAAATATTCTAAATTTCCTTTTGGTAATGGTGTCACCATCACTCACACTCACTGTGAATTCATAGTATCTGCTCAGTTTGCGAGGAGACTTGGTGGGAATCGCATAGTCATAAAATTCCACATCATAGTAAAAACTTTCAAAACCATTGGCACTTCGCAATCCAAAATCAAAAGGAAAAGCACCATAGGTGTTGGCATCATAGGTACCGCTGGCAGCAGATGTGTCCAAAGCCAATATGGGATCTATCACTCCAGTTAATTTGCCTGATTTAGTCAGTGTGATACCTGGTGGCAGTGTACCATCACCTTTAGCAATGAAATACTCCAATTCATCACCTGCTGATAAATCTGTGTCTGTGGCTTCCAATTGATAATCCACATAAGCACTGTCCAATATGAACAAAGCATCGTTTACTCCGATGGGCAACACTCCAGCTGGTGTGATCCAAGTGGGAGCATCTGGTCCTGCCACTGTGATAGTGTAGGTACGATCTTGAATATTATTGCCCAAACGTGCTCTTAGCACAAATCTTGATTGTGTGGTTCTGGCCACTTCCAATGTGGTGCCCACAATGGCTGAATTTTGCAGTCGTAATCCAGCAGGCAGAGTGCCTGCAATCAAAGCCACAGCATCCACTGATGTGATGGGTAAATTAATGGCTGTGATGGTTCTTTCAGCAATGGTGCCTAAAGAATACCCAGTTGGCTGTGTCCACAAGTTGCTCATATGTTGTATTTATGGAAAAATTAGATAGCACCAAAGTCATGCACAGCAGCACTGGGACCTGCAATAGTACCCATGTCCACAGGATTGACTGAAAAGAATAAATCCAAAAGATTTGTTATGTTATCTTGATTGCTGGCATCCAGATTAATGTCACCCAAATCAAACCCAATAAATGAATCTCTATCGTCTAGATTCAACCCATACACCAAAGACTGCACATTGGCAGCTTGTATTGTGTTCACACCCACAATGTTGTTGTTGGCACCTGTGAGGGTGGCTCCTAATGTGGGGTTGGATTCATTGCTCAACAATGTTGACACTCTCAGTGTGGGAAAACCACCCACTGTGGTCATGTCGGTTCTGGTGGCTCCTGCCAGTGTGCCCAACACTTGTAAAGTGTTGCCATTCACCAATGTGGTCACTGGACCTGTGTTGCCCACTATGCCAAGACTGATGATGCCTGATGCTGCAATGGTGATCTTGTCATTGTTGGTAGTCAGTGTGATGTTGCTGCCTGATTCTAAACTTTTTAACTGTAATTCTGCACCTACTTTTTGATAGAACACGCCTTTCACAGTGCTGCTGTCTGGCAGTCTATTGATTACGCTGGTGTTTTCAGGATCTCTTGCATTCAATTCAGCAAAATTATTATTGACTTTGATAAACGCTTCGCGTAAATCATCACCTGTGCCGTCATTGGCAATTGTTCCTATGTTTATGGTGCTTATGGGCATAACTGTATTTATCTGTGTTAAGTTGTTCTGCGAATTTTAGTTCTGGGAAACGCTGCCCCAGCAGTGGGTTTTTGTCTGTTGTTGATTTTTGGAAATGTGTTGCCACTGATCTTGCGTTCTATTCTATAAAACAAATAAAGATTTGGTGCGCCTTGCAAATCCTGTCCATCTGTGGGACCACCATTGCTGCCAGTTAACTGTGCAGTTTTAGCAATGCCTGTGATGTATGCTTTGGCTTGAGTTTGATTCATGGTGGGATAGGTTTCCAAAGCACACGCCAACACTCCACACACCTGTGGACTGGCCATGGATGTGCCACTGAATTTTCCGATATAAAAACTGGCATTTCTTGGATCAGCAACACCACTGGGTAATGCACTGATAATGGAGGTGCCTGGTGCAAATATATCCACTCCTGCACCACAATCACTAAATGTGACTTTCTGTTCAGTAGAAGTGATGTCCACAGCACCCACGCAGATAGCAGGCAAATTATGTGTGCCCACAGTGGTGTTATCATTGGCAGTGGGACTGGTGCCTCTCATATAATAGTAAGGTTGGGCCACACTCCCTGGATATCTCACAGCCATTTCAAAAGTATTGTTCCAGTCTGGTCCTCCTGGTGTTTCATGTTTCCAACGGCCATTGCCTGCTGCGCCTGTCATAATAATACCTTCAGCATAGGCGTCTTCCAGGTCGTCATCCAATGCTGTGACTCTCACAGGTATACGTTGGTCAGCGATAAATCCCCACGCATTCAATTGCTGCGTGGTGAATGTGCCACCTGTGCTTTTGGCATTGTTGATTCCAGTTTGCAGATCTATTCTAGTGGGTACTGCTTCGTAGAATGTCCACTCACTGATCATGGTGGGACTACCCACTGTGCCTGATACGGTTGCTGTGCCTTCCTGTCTCACTCGGTATGTTCTGTTGGGTGCCACACCTTCCACTCCGTAATAAATTCTCTGTACAGAATTGTCTTTGGCGCACCACATTATTTTGGGCAGTGCAGGATTGGTCACACTGACATTGTTGTAAACTGTGGAACCATTGCCAAAAGTGACATAGCAATTGGTGCCCACAAATATTTGATTGTAGCTCACCCCCAAATAAGTGATGTTGAAAGGCAATGTCAAAGTCCAATAACCATCATCGTTGCCGCCCACAGTGGGAGTGGTGGACGCAGTCAAACTGGCAGCCCCCAACAAACTGCTGCCTATGCTGGCCACTGTGGCCGAAGTGGTGCCTGGAGTGATATTGATATCTGCCATCATGTCAAAAGATCTTGTGGGATTGTTTTGTGGTTGAAACAATGATGTGAAATATGTAATGGTGTAGTTGCCAGCAGTGCTCAAGGTCACTGTGTCATCCACAGTGGCTGTCACACTGCCACCCTCCACACTAGTGAAAGGACCGTTGGTGACATCATACACAGTGGCACTACTGCTGTTTAGAATCTGTATTCTCACACTGAGCGTGGTCACACCTGACTGTGATCCAGCAGCCACTTGACTTCTCACTCTCATGGTAATATTGTTGGCAGTGGTGTTCACAGTGACCACATATTCTGCAGCGGGTTGAACAGTGTCTTGAATCACAACACTTGAGCTGGAAGTCTGTGTCCAGCTGGCAGGTTTTGAGGTCACTGTGCCTTGCACCACAGCCACAGTGCCTGTGGTAGTAATTCTGTTGCCACCCAGTTCCAAATTAGGTAGGTTAGCCAGCAGAGTGGATGTGGTACACACACCACTGGTACCTAGAAAAGTGGTGGAACCTACAGGTGTAAAACGTGTGCCTCTGTATGTGACGGCTGTGATGTCATTCAACGCCCACTCACCGGGAAATATACTCATGCCCCAACTGTTGTTCACTATGGTGGGATTTTTTCTGCCTGTGGCAACATTCACTGCTTTGGTGCTGTGAAACTGTCTCACATAATCTATCACATAAGGAAAGTTTACATTGAATGCGCCAGCAAAATAATAAATGTTGTAAATGTTGGCACTTCTGGCCCAACCTTGAGTGTTGCCTGCCACGGTGCCTGCCACGTGTGTGGAATGATCAGCTTGATCATAGGAATAATTACCGGGTATGGGTGATCCTTTCACTACAGGATCGTGTTGAAACCAATTGTATTGAATATATCTGCTGCCTCCGGTACCGTCAGCGTTCACTGCGTATTCTGGATGACCCGCTACCAAGCCATTGTCGTCACAAATGACCACATCCACGTTTTTGCCAGTTTGTGCCAATTGTATGGTGGCAGTTTGTGTGGTGGTACCATTGCTGCCCCATCCTGCACGCTGTGTGCCTTCGGTGCATCTCAACAAAGCAAAATTTTTCATTGTGGAACCAGTGCTGCTGGATTTGTTCCAATTGTCACTGGTTTGTGAAATATTATTGAGACCTGCTTGGATTCCCAATTCATTTGGATGCAACGTGACTGATTTTACTCTAGGATCCTTTTTTAATTCTGCAGCTTCCCAATCACACAGTTTGTACACAGTGTTTCTGCTGGAAGGCCTACGGTCCTCACACTGCACATCACGCAGTATTTCAGTGTTGGGTGGAGCTATGCCTGCAGTTTCTAAATCTGCATACACAGCATTCAGATCATTGTGATCATACACAGTGACAATGTATTTTTTTGTGGTGACGTAGTCTAGAACATTTGACATAATGTATTATGCCTCTATTTTAATCAAAGTCAAAGTCACAGTAACCGCTGCCGAGCTACCACTCTTGTTGGTCACTCTGCACGGTATGGTGGTGGTGGGCACAGTTTCATTGTTGAATCCCATCACAGCTGGTGACATCAGTATGGTCTGTCCACCTGTGGTGATCACTTCAGCAATCACTCCTGCTCCTGGATCTGGATCCACTGCTTCCAATCTACCGGCATCTGCGGTTCTGCTGGCGCCATCTGTGTACAATCTTACCCAAGCTGCCACTGATGTTTGAATTTTGAGCAGAACATAACCTTTGAATCCTGTGATGTTGAGATCTGCTGAAGCCAAACTGGCCAAACTGCCAGTGGTGCCTGATGCAGTGGTTCTTGCTTCTAATCCTGATCCTGCATTGGAGAATGTGATGGTATCAGTCACAGAGTCGGTGGTGATGGTGATGCCACTGCCCACCAAAGTCAATGTGTCGCTGGTGCTGTCTGCCAACACTGGCGATTGACCTGCCACTGCAATGCTCACAAATGAATTGCTTTGACCAGCATTGATGGTGATGCTGTCTGTGCCACTGTCTGTGGTGATGGTCACATTAGCGCCAGCCACCAAAGTGAGTGTGTCGGTGCTGCTGTCTGCTGTGACTGATGTCTGTCCTGCCACTGCCACTGTGGTGAATACGTTTTGTGTCACATTGGGTGCTGTGTTGGTGATGGTAATAGTGTCTGTGCCTGCATCAGCAGTCATACTGATGCCTGTGCTGGCAATGAAAGTCAGTGTGTCGTTCAATTGATCTGGAGCAATATTGATGCCAGATCCTGACACAGTGATGGTACCAAATGCGTTCAATGGCACAGCACTGTTGATCCAGTTGGCACCATCATATTTCAAAACTTGTCCAGATGACACTGAAGTGATAACCACATCAGTGAGATCATCCAATACCACTGCTCCGCCTCCAGGTCCACCTGATTGCGTTACCCAACTGAGCACTCCTGCACCGTTGGTTTTGAGCACTTGGTTGTTGGAACCACCCAAAATGCTGATGTTAGACACATCCACTTGTATGGGGCCTACCACTTTGCCAGTCACTGCATTGATCATCTGTGTGCTGTCGTTGGCAAACACAGACCCTTGCACATTGCCTGTGACATCACCTGTGACATTGCCTGTGACATCACCAGTGACATTGCCTGTTAAGTTTCCAGTGACGTTGCCTGTTAAGTTTCCAGTGACAGCTCCTGTGTGAACTCCTGCTGTGTTACCAGTGACGTTGCCTGTTAAGTTTCCAGTGACAGCTCCTGTGTGAACTCCTGCTGTGTTACCAGTGACGTTGCCAGTCAAATCTCCTGTGACGTTGCCTGTGAGCGCTCCATATATGTTGGTGAAATGCCCTTGAGACCAGCGGTTGCCCACAGCACCCAAGTCACGTGTGTTGTCCACGTCACTGATGATGTCTGCTGCCACTGCGGCATAACTTAATAAACTTTGTCCTGCACTGTTGCGTATGTCGCCATTCACTGGCAGTGTGAGAATGCCTGTGCTGCCAAATGTCCAGGTCTTGTTGCCCAAACCTGTGCTGCTGGTGCGTATTTCAGCAGTGACATTGATGGGTGCTGTGATTCTTCTGGTGGCCACTGTGTTGAATGTGACATCGTCAGTGGTGTTTAAATTTTGATCATAATTGCCCAGTGATATAAAACTCACATTGCCTGTGCCATCAGTGCTCAACACCTGTCCTGCTGTGCCACCTGTGATGGTGATGTTGGTGATGTTGCCTAGATTGGTGGCAGCAGTCACGGTGAGATTTTGTGTGTTCAAATTGGTGAATGTGCCAGTGGTGGTGGTGATGGATTGTGCAGTGATGCCGGACACTCCTGTGATGTTGGAGCCAGTCATCAATAGATTATCGCCTATGGGCAACTCTTTGATCTTGTTGCCGTCTGCGGTGTCTACTATGAGTGGTAGTCTATTTGCCATAATTTACGCTCTCTTTAGTATATTTACCGTATTAAATTATCTTACCAGCTAGTACCAGTCCACGCTACACGGACCCAGATGTTAGTTGAGTTATTAACATAGTCTTGTTTACAATAATAAATGTACGGGTCAGTGAATACTACCATACCTTCCTTGTCTCCAGCAGCACCATAGCTGTGTTCTGGTACAGTTCCATTAGGGAATGTAGTTCTACCATCAGTGCCAAATGTCCAAGAGTTGCTGTTGGCTTTCACAGTCACAGGAGGATTTAGCCCTGCACTTATTTTTACATGACTGTTTGCACCGCCGAAACATAAATTTGCTAGACTGTTGTCTGGTGTTCCACCTGCACGAATATGGATACTTCCTGTTTCGCCGTCAACATATGCTGGATCTAAAATAATATATGTGTGGGCGTCTTCTAGGCCTTGTAGATCAGGTACCAACTTCATAGTGTTGTAACCTAATCCGCCTGCCGACGAATCACCGTCCCAAGTTATATAACCATAACGGTCGTCGGCAGCAACAAGGCGAACACCGTATATCTTGCCTTCGCGTGGTAGTGTTAATGAACCCGTGGTATTAAATTCCCATATATGAGGAGCATGTACCCCGCTGGGATTGTCAGTGTAAATTCTAACAGTATCTGAACCAGTACTTTTTAGATTTAAATATTGACCGGATTCTAAATTAAGATCTGCTGTGGTTTGCAGTTTAATATTCAAAGCCTGAGCGTCGAGCAGTATCTCACCTTCATTATAATCTATATTGAT